TATCCATCTCTCCAGGTAATGCGACTTTCTCTCCGCCACGATAGGAGTATCGTGGGCTTTTATTGTAATTTATTAGTTTCACACAGTCATTAACTTCAAAAGGTTTTTTTGCAAAGTCTCCTTTTGAAATTCTTACTAAGCCTATTGTTCCGCGTTGTATAGAATAGAACTTAGCTTTAATTCCATATTTGACATCAACTTCTGTTACAAAATAAATATTATTTGGTTTTGTTCTATCGCTAGATAAACACAAGCCAACGTTGTTTAACTCAGAAGCTAATCTTCTGCCTATAAATAGTTCTTTATCGTTTAACTCTGCTTCAAACTCACGGCAGGCTTGCAGTCGTCTCTCATAAGACTTGACAGTTTTAGTGAGCTTATTTGTACCGTTGAAAAATTCTTCGTAAACATTCATTAATTTGCCAGACTTACCAAATTGTTCAAAATAGTTTAACTCTATGAGTATTGCTATTTGTCTAGTATCCAAACAAGTATTCATTTGCAGTTCACGAAGTATATCCGTAAATGTTTCAAATTCTTTTTGTCCTAATTCATATAAGTCTTTTGCTGCTTTTTTAGACATATACCGAATAGAGGATAACGACTGAGAAATTGTGCCATGTTCTTTATCTACAAGCCAGTCTCTATTATCTTGTCCAAATCTTCCAGCTGTTAGACTTATATTCTTATAACGTTTCATTTCTGCAATAATGGCGGATATTTTATCTGTATTCTTCTTTTCATCGTACAGTTTAAGCATCGTAACATACAGTTCATACGGGTAATGTACTTTCAGCCATGCTGCATATAGACTGTCACAAGCCATTGAAAACGCATGGGCTGCACAAAACATATAATTTGCAGCATCTTCAATAATACGCCATATCTGTTCTACAGTCTTATGTGCTTTTTCCTCTGTTGCGCCTTCTTTTTCTTGCAGTACTTTCGTAAAACCTTCTTTGAATCTTTCTTTAAACGAAGCTACTTTATCTGCTTTCTTCTTTTTAATGGCTTTTGTGCATGCATAAGCGTCAGCACCAGGTATGCCAGCTGCTTTAAGAATACGAAGTATTTGTTCGTCATACAATAAAAATGAATCAGGTATTTCTTTTGTAGCCAACAGATTATCCAGAGAAGGTATGTTGTAAGAAAACTTTTGCCGATTAATAAACGTGCTTAACATGCTTGCAAAGCCCGGTCTGATACCAGCTATGAACGCAGCTAATTCTGCAACATTCTTTGGCTTATATATACTGCACCTTTCAGATGATTTATCGCGTTCAACTTGATTTAAGCCCATCGTAAATCTGTTAGCGTATAAGTCCCAAACTTCTTTATCGTCTTTAACTGCTTCGAGAAGCTCGTCAACAGACATAACCGGAAGTCCCGCTAAGGCAAACGTGTCTGCTATAATTTTGACAACATCGACTCGCAAGAAGTCTGCTTTCAAATAATTATAACTGTCTGCTGTTTTACCATCTATATAAGCAGCATATACTGCATCCTTTGTGCCAGATTTAGACTTAACTCTTATAATGCCTATTTCACTACGCAAGTCTTTGTCTGATAAAATGTGAGCACATGGATGTGGACTTAATGATGTTATAATACCTTTGTACTTTTTCGACTCTTCGATTAATCCTAAATATTTTTCTTCGATATATGATTCGATCTTAATATCATCATCAACATCATATTCTGGATCGTCTGCATTATTTTCTCTTGCATGTTTGACATCAAGCTCATAGTTTTGAATTTGTTTTGCAACTTCGTTTGCAGTTTCAAAATCTAATTCTCTTGCTCGAGCCAGAAGTTTAAAAGCTGATAATGTTTTAGCTGTACCATAAGCAATCATTGGCAAACATCCATATTCACCGAGTATTTCTTTGCCTGCTTTTTCAAATGCTGGTACGTTTGCCATATTGCAATCCAAATCGGGTAATCCATTTGCCAATCTGTCTGCTGAAATAAACCTTTCAGGATACATCTTAACAGGAACTTTAAGCCTGTTAATAGAAGAGAATCCCATTGCATAATTAGAAACAAATGATGCACCGGAACCTCTTCCTGTTTTTGTTAATACTCCGCCATATTCTATACCTTTGTCTATAACCTTTTTCATAATAAGCGGATAATCAGCAGTACCTGTACTTGTCATTGTGTCCATTTCTGCATGGATTTCTGCTGCTTCTTCTTTTGACGGCATTCCAGCTTTTCTAATATACTCATCGCAAACAGTTTTTTTATATAAATAATTTCTTTTGTCCAAGGACATATCAGGATATGGATTAGGTATCTTTTTTTCATTTGTAAAATGCACGCCTTCAAACTCTCTTAAGATCAAAGTATTCTCCATTGCTTCTTGAATCTGCGCTCTGTTTAAAACACCTTGATTTTTAAGATCCTGATACGCTTCTTCTGCTGTTGGTAAGTAAAGAATAAATTCATCTTCATCGCCATAATTTATCTTTGATGCAAGCAGAAGTTCTCTTCTTAACTCTTTTTCTTCTTTATAAATATAATGACTGTCTGTTGCATATATCAGCGGCAATCTATATTTCTTAGATAATTCTACCATCCACTTATTTCGTTCTTTCTGAATATTTTGTGGATGTCCTTGTACTTCAAGGTAGAAATTGTCTCTAAATATATTGTGCAACTGGGCTACCAGTTCTTCTTTGTCTACTCCTGCTACACATGCAGTCGTACAAATAAAGTCTTTGTAATTAAGGCGTCTGAGTAATTCAAAGTCAACTCTAGCATGGTAGTAAAACCCTGTTAAATTTGCTTCGGATAATATTTCATTTAACTGGTAGAACCCATTCATGTTCTTTGCTATCAAGATAAGGTGATAGCCGCGATGATCTTTAACTGTACGATCTTCGACAAAGTATGTTTCAGCTGCAGCTAAAGGAGTCATTTTGAAATTTTCATCCGAATATTTGTTTGCTAATTCAAATTGCTGCCAAACATTAGACCTATTGCCATGTTCAGAAATACAAAGAACATGATGCCCACGATCTCTATAAACTTTAGCATAGTCTTCTATAGATTCAGTTGAGTCAGGTTGGGTTAAACAATTGCTATACGATGAATGTACATGATATGGTTCATATTCAAGCAATGGCATCACTCCAATTTAAATAATAAAAATATGCGGGTAAGGATTTGTCACCTTACATAACAGGATTAATATTTTACACAGCCGTCTCGACCGTTGTCTTCTTCGACTCGTTATTGTCGATGCCAGTCCTTCCCTGGTGTCCTGTCTCTTAGCTGTATGAGCGTCTACCTATTCCGCCACCGCATATATATCCTGAAGCGTGTAGCCCTACCAGTTGGGTGAATACCCGAACCTGACTACGTGGTCCGCTGGATACATAATAAATGCTCACGAATCATCCGCAAAAGGCTCGAACCAAACACTCTTATGCAACGTGATGTCGTAAGCTACTGCAACTTTATACCTGCAGGACAAGCCACAGTCTTAATTTTGAGTGTTATCTTTTTACCGACGCATCGGCTTGCATACCACATTTGTTATGTGCCGTCCATAGACGGTGTGGACCTAACTTATTATTCTTTGTAAACTTCAGATACGTTGAAGTCAATATTTTCAAGTTCTCCGAAATTAGCTTCAGTACATGCTTCAATAGCTAAACGTTCTGCAATTTCTGGACTTTTAGCTTTACCTTTCCAACTCCAATATCCTGAAACGGCGATATCTACGTTATATTCTTTTTCTTCAATCATGCTACAGCTTCACCTACAGATGCTTTCTGAAGATTATTCCATTTTGCAGGACTCATACCAAGAATCGTATAACCAAGAGACTCAAGCGCAGTAGATCTATCATAGCTCTTAACGTCCTGCGCATAACGAGTCGTAGCATTAGCAAAACCATATAGAGACATATCTCCACCGCGAATCAGATAATTCAGAATGCCTTCGCCTTCTTCTTTGGAGTACCATTTATATTCTGTGCCAGCTAATTCAACCATTTTAGGAACGTTTGTCTCGTTTTTAATAATTGCGTCCTTAGCGTCGCGCATTAAATTAACAACACGTTCAAACCTAGTCTGGTCTACAACAGCACGAACAGTATCCTGAATCTTCATCTGAAGCGCAATATCATCAGCCTGAATGGTTGCATCACTATAAATAGTAAAGTCTTCAGCCGCTTCGTTTCTACGTCCAGCATGATACTTACGCATTTTAGCATCATTAACTACCATACCGTTAGAGCACACAAGTCGATAGACTAGTGGCTGAATTGTAACAGAGCCAAGTCCTACCTCTGAGTTAGTAATAAGAATACCTGACTGTACGATATCTCCAGGCACGACTTCTGTTGTTAACCGAGGATTTACTACTTTTAGATACATTCTTTCATCTGTAATTTCACAAGACTCAACGCGAGCATCAGGCATGTCTGCAATAATAGGCAGAACAGTCTGTGCAATCTCAAAATTATCAATGCGACGATATGAATCGGACAAGAAAGCTCGAGCAGTACCGTCCAATGTTCTAACCATATGCACTTTAGGATTCTTGTTAAACCAACTGTTTACATTCGCAGCCAAAAGTTCGGGATTATCAGCTCTCATTTTGTCGTAGTACTTAGCAGGAATACCAAGATCAGTGCCAATTTGATTATGTGCTACTTCGTTTACATTAAGAATCAGAGTTTCACCAGTAGTATCGTTGCGAATGCTGAGCATTGCTTTATTTGTCTCAGCATCCATAATTATATTGCGAGTATCCACAAGATAATCTTTCTTTACTTTCTGCCGACGATCAAGTTCGATAGCGAATTCAGTTAAGTCTCTTTTGCCGACTTTCATTTTACTTTTTATCTCCTTATACTAAATCTTTAAAATCATTCCATTTAATCTTTACAATTACTCTATTGTGGCAACGATCATTCATTTTTATGATATTCTTTCATCGTTTTGTTCCTTTTCTTCTGTATCTTTTTCTTCAAGCTTTAACAACAATGTTTTTCCATTGTTGTACTTCCATGCATAACAGATATTTTGCTTTTCCTGCGCTGAAAGACGAAGAAGATGATCACGAACTATTTCAAACGCTTTTTCTGTAATGTCTGAACCACTATGCCACTGTCCGTTTTTATTTAACATACCTGCTTCAATACCATCTTTGCTTAACCTAATATCATATTTAGCCATATTTATTCTTCTCCAAATTCATCAAAATCTTTACGTTTCTTAGACCTAAAATCAGGCTGAACGCCGTTAGGACAAGATTTTCTTGCAGAACACAAAGACCAACAAAAATAGTCTGGTTTTTCCTTACATTGCAGCCAGTCAATAACAGAATAATCTTCTATTTTCTTAATTTGATCTGTTGCCCACACAATTGTTTCTCTATAATCCGGCAATGAAAATAAACGCTCTGGCTTCACTCCTGATTCATTGAATAAGTGGAACATCATTCTTTGAGGAAATTCACCGTATTGCTCATTAACATAGGCTGAATACATTAACTGTTGACGATACATTTTGTCTTCGTCTTTTTTAAACGAAGTCATAGACTTAGATTTATGATCACAAATAATAAGATCTCCTGTTTTTTTATCTCTTAACATTAAATCAATAATGCCGACAAAAGGACGAGTAGATCCATCTGCTAATGCTAAATCAATCTTAAACTTTTCTTCAGCTGAGAGAACTTCATAACCTTCAAATTCGTCAAAATTTTCTAAAAATTGAATACCTGTTTCGTATGCTTTTTGTGCATAGCCCTTAGGAAATGCAGGCCATGCTGTAACTACTTCATCAGAATATCTTCTTTCATATTCTGTAAGCATTTCTTCTTTTGTTAATTTCTTTTTTGCCCACTGATCCAGTAGGTCATGAATTAGAGTGCCTCTTTCCGCAAAAGCATTAGAAGCTTCTTCTTCAAGGCCTTCTATTCTTTGTAAATAAAAAGAATAAGAACATTCATCAAATGAACTTAACTGTGAATAACTATAAACATGTTTATTTGACAATAAACCCAATGGACTCGGCTCCTTTCTTAACCGAGCCCCTCCAGATAATCATGTAAATGTTCACATATTTCATCTATCATGCTCGGCATGTTTTCTGATATTTCATATTCTTCTGGCAAACAAGATATTTCTTTTATATGTAATTTACTGTTTTCGATAGTAATGTTAATCTGAGTCTTCATTTTCATCCTCATAATAGTCTAAATCATCACCGCAGATTGTTTCATCTAAATCAATCCATTCGTCATATGTATTAATAATAGACCATGTTTGATTTATTTCATCTGCTTCAAGCAATCCTCCACAGCATCCGCAAATAACATCTCCATTATCAAGCAAAATACCGCCATGAATTGATTCATTTTCGATATCTTTAAACATAATCTGTTTCACTGTTCTGCTCCTTTTGTATAATAAAACCAATCAACAATATGCCAACTTTTGTCAAGCTCAGAAATAATAGTTGTATGTTCAAGGTTATTATTCTGAGAATCAAGCCAATCTTTAGCTTCTTTAATCGTGTCAAAAGTTTTAGAACTTGAATCTGTTCCAAGTTTAATTGTTGCAAGGTATCTCATATCTTGCATTCCTTTCTGGTACTTCAATTATTCTTGTTTTATCAACACAATGAACAATCATATAATATTTATCTTCTCGAAGATTAAACTTATTCATTAGTTTAGATGCTATTTTTGTATATTTTGTTTTATGTGTAGCGTTATACCAAATCCAATCCATTACCTCAAGTCCTGTTGCAGACTTGAGGTAAGGATTATCTGTTACTTTCATTTGAAACCATCCTCTCTTGCACAGACTGTATAAATTCCGGCATCAACAAGAACTTCATTGCAATCCATGCATTCAAGACATATGTCATCAGGATTATCTGCATCGCCATAGAAAGATATTTCTACGTGATGACCCCAATGTTGAAATAAAGTATTCCAAAGAATTTCATCGTCTGTCCATTCAGACACATTTTTCATATTTTTTTCTCCTTAGAATGGATTCTCATTTGTTCCATCATCAATTTTGAATTCTTCCATATCATTTACAGGATTTTCTGGCTCCTGAATTCCAGAATGGTCCCAACCATAAACCATACCACCCATATTGTGCTGATAAAGCCTACGAGAAGCGGGATCATAATCACAGTTAATAAAACCTTTTTCTCCGAAAATCCTATTCTTTGTCAGACGAATGCCACGTGTAGGAAATCGTTCAACATTAATGACAAAATCTGCCAAATTTCCAATCGCGCTCGAACCACTGATATCTTCATTTTCAAATTCTTTTTTACCATTGCTTTTGCGTGGATGCGCAACCATCAAAACATGACAATGATACTTACGAGAAAATGCTTTCAGTTGAGCAGTAAACTTAGCCTGAGCTCTGTTCTCTTCTTCAGGAGATGTCAGTGCGGACATAAGATTCCTTTATACCCTCGGTTTCCCGATATTTATTAGGGGAGTAGACTATCTCTTCACCCAACATTGTTGGGGCATGGCACTTCGGAATACGGAATTTCACCGTAAACCTACGGTTTTCACCTAGTCGTTACACCTTCACGCAGTTTCCTGCGAGCTTGGCACGGTATTGCCATAAACTGTGCGTAATATTTGATATAATTTTGTTGTTGTATCTTCTAAATATGTTATTTCATATAATGGAATATTATTCTTTTCACAATAGTCTTTCTTTAGTTTATCTGAATAATATCTTTGTCCGGCTCCATATTCTTCAAAGCCTTCTCTTTCAACAAAATGTTGTTGTCCTTGATATTCAATCAGAGCTAAAAGTTTATTGTTACTATCAAGCAAAGCAAAATCAAAACGAAAAGGTCTTGGTTTATCTCCGCTTGAAACTAAATCTTTGAATGTATATTCCTTTATATGATTGATTTTATTATCAGTTAGTATGCGTTTTATTACTGCTTCTTGCGCCGAGCAAACTAGACATCCGCAACTTGTTGTATGACCACTCGATAAATTCCCACTAGAGACAATGGTTTCTTCGCCGCAATCACATTGGCACAACCATTCAATTCGAAGTTGTCCACTAGGTTGTATTATTCTTGAATATAGTTCTTTAACAACAAGTTTTCCAAAACGTTGTCCTGTTAAATCTTTTACTCTTAGATGACCACAACTTTGAGTGTGACCATTTCTTAACTGATCTCCCGGAACCTTCTTTAATTCACCGCATGTACATTTGCACATCCATTGCGGACGAATTCTTCCACTTCCGTATATTTTATCTTCACATCGATACAACACTGTTAATAATCCAAATGTTTGCCCGGTCAAATCTTTAGCTCTTAGACTAGCCATTTGACCACTTCCTTTGTTTATATTCACACAGTTTTTAGGGTTTTACCGTTAGCCCATTTCTGGACACCCTATATTTATAGGTTCACCATGTTTAAAGTCGACTATTATGTTAATCGACTACGAAAAGTTTGCATCCATACCGACGAGCACAAGCTTCGAAAACTCCAAGAATAGCTTTTGTTTGTTCTTGTTCCGCAACAATCTTATTATCAAACAAAAACAAATTACCTTTAAGCCATTTCTGAATACGTTGACGAATCTCTGTAGAAACACAAGGCATATTCTTATGCGTACGCTCATCTGTCTTATAGCCAATATACTTACGTTCAGTAGCCTGTGTAAGAATCCAATCTAGGAAGATAACTTCATCAAGCTCGCCTGAATAAACACAAGCTTTCATTCCGTCCTGTACTGCATTAAGCAAAAGCGTTCCTGTAAGAGTAGACTTACCTTCACCAGATTTACCAGAAAGAATGGATACGCCACCTTCCTGAAGCCCGCCAGTCATTTTGTCGAGCGCAGGAATCTTAGTCATAATCCTAGGCTTAGAGATTGGATCAACATAAACAATGTCTCCAACATCAAGTACACCTTTAATAGGAGCAGGTTCACATTCGTCGATCCATTTCTTAAGAATTTCTGGACCATAAGCCTGAAGAATTTCGTTTGCATCTTTGCAAATACGATTAAGATCTTCTCCATGCCAGATCATTTCAGGATATTCTTTAGGAATCATGCAACGATCTTCTCCAAGGCGAGTCGAAAGAATGCCTACCATTTCACGACCGGGCTCATCAGAATCGCCAAACAGAATAATCTGATTAAATTTCTCAAGCCAGTCCCAGCACAAATTAATCCAATCAAGGTTTTTGCATCCAGCAGGAACAGATACAACGTTCGAATAACCAGCTTCATAAACAGAAAGAGCATCAATTTCTCCTTCAGTAATAACAAGAGGCTTATTAAATGTTGTCATATCCATACCGTAAAGAATCGGTTCTGTATTAGGCTCTGGCCATTCTTTAGGACCATCTTCTTTTTCGTGACGTTTTGGTTTACGATACTTTACATATGTAAGAACATCATCCCGATAAAACGGAAAGATAATATTTCCATCTTTACTTGCACCAATTTTCCAATCCAGAAGAGTCTGTTCACTAATCTTGCGCTTTGCGAAATAATTTACAATTTCTTCTGTCATAGGGTAAATAATTTCAGGATCAGGTTTAACATAACTCTTTTTCTGAGCCTGACTCATAAAAGGAAGAGTATAGCTTGCAGGAGCTGCTTCGCCAAAATAGTTGCACAGCTGAGCCAGATTGCCTTTCTTGCCACAGCTTCCGCGAAGACATTGCCACAGACCATTTGAAAGCCCTACTGCAAATGTTTCTTTATCATGCTCGTGACCACCGCAAAACGGACAATATTCTGCAATTACCTGTCCATTCTTAATTCTAAAACTACCAAGATGTTTCTCTGCCAGTTCGATGACAGCATTGCTGGTACTATCCATTGTGATTACACCTCTCACTTTTTATTTCTTTTCTGTACTTTTATTTATTGCTTTTTATTTTTGATAAGTCATCTAAACACATAGTGTTTTAACTTTTACAGCTCACTAGCGTTGAGAGCTGTAAAAGTAGGACATCCGGCTCGCTGCCGTTGGGCAGCGAGAGCCGGGATGTCCGTTCACTTTTATTTTCATGATTCTATTAATAACATTAACAGAGCAACATTATATAAAGTTATTTATACATGTTTGCAGTTCATGACTTAAATTATTTAGTTGATTAGAATGGGTCGTCTTCTTCGACTGCTTTCGGTTTAGCCTTTGGCTTAGTTTCCTTATTTTCTTCAGGATCTTTCAGCTTAATGACTTCACTGGCACGAACAGACATACCTTGTTTCTTATTGCCTTGTTTATCGGTATAATCTTCCTGATACAGATCGCCATATACCTGAACAAGCGTTCCTTGTGCAAGCTTCGGATAAACAGCTTCGGCTGCTTTGCCCCAGTAACTTACATTGTAAAAGTCAGCAACATATTTGTCGTCAACTTTTTTGGTTGTGTAAACAGCAACACTAAATGAAATCACAGTCGATCCATTGTATTCGCCGTTCCTTGGCTCACGAGTTAATCGTCCCGTAAGCGCTACCTTTGCATAGTTTGGCATACGTTTACCACCTTTTTTGTACATATTTGCATCTTTTTATTTTTATTAACTTCACATTTGGTACCCTAGTGAAATTAAACTTTCTGAAGATGCTCAGAAAGTACTAACACCAGTTTCAAGTCAATGCGTAAAGTCACTGCTTAAACTGGTGGTATAGCTTAAGCAGATTTCTTTGCCATTGTCAGAAGTTCTTCCAATAAAGCATTTAGTTTATTCATATCTTTGCATGTCATATAATTAACAGCGCCAATATGTTTTACAACGACATTCTGTGTAAACTGATCTTTTGCTTCTTTATCCATGTTAGCTGTTACTTTTGTAATACCTTTCTGGATGCGAGCAGTTATTGCCTGAAATTCCTCAGCAGACGGTCCTTCTTCTCTTGCTTCATCTTCCGCCAAAGAATATTTAGTTCTATCTTTAGAGAAGTAAATATCATGAGAGAAACCAAGAGCTTTGCAAGCAATAGATAAAGCATCTGTATATGCCATCTTCATGGCTTCATCATTGCAATATGGACCATTCTTTTCGTTCGCGACAAACTTATTACCGCCAACGCCCGTAATAGGATGAGACGATTCCTTTGTCTCAGGATCTACAACAATTAATTCTAATGTGCAGAATACAGCTGTTTCTCCTGTCTTACATTCTTCAAACGTGAACTTTTCATTTTGCGTCCACCAGCCAAAACCAGCTGGACCAAATACTTCGGTGAGACGTTTAATACGCCACATCGGATTGATATCTGTATAACCTTTTAAACGACCTGCTCCAATTTCTTTGCGTGCTTCTTGCGGAGTATCTTGAACCTGTCCATAGAAACGCATGTTTGTATGAATCTGAGGGTTTTCTTTTGCTTCTGTTTCTGTACTTTTGCGTGGAGCCATCTTTTATTCTCCTTCTTTCCACTTATGTAATTTTGGCTTTATTGTTTCTATTATTTCTGTATCGTTTTTTTCTTTTGTTAGTATTTCATTTAATGTTTTCTTTTTATTTTGTTGTGCTTTTAATCGTCTTAAACCTCGTTGTGCCATTGGTAATTCGACCATTTTCATATCAGGTATAAGTCGTACAAGATATACTGAATTTAAAAGATCTCCGTACTGGTTTGTTTCAAACCAGCACAGAGCTCCTTTAGGATAATAGTGAACGCCGCCCATCTTGTCTTGTGTTCTAAAATCAGAAAAATAATCAAGCATATCTTCATGACCATATAAAGATGTTACAAGTAATTTTGATAAATTGAATTTTGTTTTTTTGTATTGCCTGACCATTCTCCATCCAGAACGCTGTTCTGATGTAGTATTTGCTTTGCAAAGAAGCCAAGAAGGTATAAAAGAACCGTTCTTTACGTCTTGTTCAAGAACGATCCCAAGGACGTAATACGTTGTTCTTCAATTACTTTCTTTAATTCTCTTTTGGCTCTTTGCTTTATCCGTCTTTGTAATGTTTTATACACAGATTGGCATTCTGTACAACGACATTGCTTCGGATTAGTTCGTTCACATAAAACATGACAGTCTATGCATTCATAAAAACCTTTTGTATTTTTTATACAGTTATGGTCTTCTACCCATGCTGGTATTTTTATAAAACAATCTTTACACGTATCACATTCTGATAAATTCTTGCGAAGATTATTTAATGCAATTTCTCCAAACACACGCCAGAACATTTGTTTATGCGCAGATTTGTCCATGCCTTCTCCTGCAAAAAGATACTTTACTATATATGGATAGGCATATTCCAATGAACCATATCTTTGAATGATCTCGTTTGTAATGTCTTCCGCTACTATACTATAATTATTTATCAGTTGCTTCTCTGAAGCATAAGTATTTTCTTGCGAAGCAATAATACTTGATTTATTCGAGTTATCAAGCTCGCAAAATAACTGATAAATTTCAGGTTTTGAATCATAGCATGGAGCAGACATAAGCATTTGATAATTGAACTGAGAAATGCCAGCATAGTTTAGATTTATATATCCAATATCGTCAAATGCTTTACATATTCGGTTCATCGTTGAATTATTGGGTTCTGCATATTTACGGTTTCTATTTTCTGGCGTATCTTTTCTGCCATTTTTTGAGAATTGAAACCAGTAAGGCATGCGACCATTTTTACCTCCGGTAGCTTTGCCAATTCTTTTCGCTATCTTTGGATAATTCTTATAATGGTTTATTTTTCCGTTCTTAGCTGCGTCAATCACTAAATTGTTGAACATTGTAAGCAGATTAGCAACATCTCTATCTGGATTTTCTTTATTCCAAAGACGAGTCAACATATTAGATATCTCGCCTATACTTGTTATTTCTCCAGCAGAATAGTCATGAGCTCTTTTTAAAGCGTTGAACATAGTATTACTGTCTATTATTTCAGCCGGAGCCTTGTCCATCTCGTAAAACAACGGTACAACGTCATATTTCTTGATGTTTCTTTCTGCAATTTCGACAAATAAAGGATCGGCTACAACATTCAGCTGATCCCCGTCCCAGTCGCATTGCAACAATCTGCTTAATAAATCATGCAACGAGCTATATAATCCATTTGTACAGAACCAATCATAGACTTTTTGATTCTGTACGATATTTCGTACGCCATGTTCCATCGCTAAATGTGGACTTCGAAGCACGTCTACTTTTTCATGCCGTCTAAATATTTTACATGCAACTTCTCCGTTTTTTAGTAATCCTTTAGGATGTTCATCATGTAAAAACAGCCATTCACAAACGCCATATAGATCTGGACAAGCAAATAAACGTTTATTTAAACTCCTTATTTTTCCAGATTTAGCATCCAATAACATTCGCTTACGAATATCAATTAAAGATTGTCGAGCATAAGCTTCACGTAAAAGTTCTGGATAAATTTTAAGAGCAACCTTATATGGTTGCTCACTTTTTTCATTTGCTTTCAACACGTCAAGCATTGCATCTTTATCTTTTGTGAGCTTAACGATACGTTCATGTTCTTTTTCTGTAAACTGTTTAATTTCTTCATCCGTAAAATCTGTTAACGTATCTATCATTTGATAATTTAATGTTTTATTTGCTAAGAATTCTTCTTCATAGTTAGTTTTTCCGCAATGGCATTCGTTCTTCTTGAATTCATCTTTATACTCTTGCCAGTTATTAAAATATTTCCAAAGTTTAAACATACTTTTAAACAGAATTATTTTAATATTATCGTTTATTAGATGCCATTGTTTGCCATATATATCAGTTACTATAGGTTCTACATTATGTTCTTTGCAGAATCTTATAAAGTCAAATACTATTAATAAGCCTTTTCCATACGGTATTCTGATCATAAAATTCGAATCAGATATTTCAGGGAGCATCATTCCACATCCGTCTGTATGTGTTATCTTTACTGTACGTATTCCTTTTTCAAACGTATAATCAGGTTTAATATAAATCATTCTATCAGTAACTTCGCCTTCATAATCATCGACTACAATTACAGAATCTATATTAAAATCTTCCCATACTTCAGTTGCAGAATTTTGAAGCGCATCATAAGCACTTAACTTATTTGAGTTTATCCCGCCTTTTGCGTTGATAACATCCCAAGTAATACCGCATTCAAGTTTATTATGAATTTTATTCCATGTGCTGTCAGATATTGCCATGAACTTATCACGCCTTAACTGACCGCTGCTGGCTGTATAAAAATGATAGTGTCTATTTTCTACTGTGCCATCTTTATTCAGAATTGGCATATAAAATCCATTAACTACTAGTTGTCTTAAAATCTCTATGTTTTTCCATTTGATTACAATTAAATCAAGAGTACAGTCTAAATTTTCAAGTCCCATTGCGCGGGATAATTCGCAACAAAACTCAGCTATTTTTTTATTTGTTTTTAAACTTCGATAAGTTACTCCTTCGGGAAAAGGATAGTCTGCATCTTTGGGATAATAGATGACAGACTTTAAGTTCACAGTTCTTGGCGTATCTGCATGAGAAAGAATAAGCTTATCAAGCTGTGTTTTTAGTTTATTTTTCTCGTTGATTACAGCTTTGCGTTCTTCTTTTTCTGCTCCTTTCTCATCCATCAGATCTAGGATATTTTTCTGATCGATTATTTTTTTGTACAGAATCATTTCTTCATCTGTGTATAAGTCTTTACTTAACAAAGATACAAGACGAATCTGTTCTTGCAAGTATGTCTTTACAGACATCTCGCGGCCCCCTTTCATTTTGTTGTTTTTAAGATACGTATATTTAATCCAAAAGGATAGATTTACTAATTCTGTAATAAAAAATAGGAGCTGTTTATGTCGGTATACGAACCCAACCCGTAATAATAAACAGCTCCAACAGCAATAAGTCTCGTATCTGGTGGTCTCTAAATCAACATGGGGCATTCTTACATCCTGTTTGTTTAAAGAATACGAGTGAACTTGCTGCAGCACCAGTATCGTCATATGATGCAGGTCTTTATATGGTGCTTTCATTTTATTAAATTGGCGGCTGCAACAGGCGAGGTTGCATTTAACCTTTACGCAAGTACCGCATAATAGGATAAACCTCGGGGAGAAAGTTCATCCTATGTTGTCAGCAGAACCTATCCAGAACATACAGAAAGGAAAAATGTGTAGGTGTAGTCCGATGATTAGTCGAACTATCTAGATATCAGGAAAGATCTGACACAGTATAACTGTCTTTTGTTGTTACTCCGACAGGTGGCGAGCCTGTCATTAAGCTTTTACGCAGCAGAGCAAAATACCGCGTTAGACACTCACGGGTGTCTTTAAACGCGGTAAGCGCTTTAAAGCATATTCTACACCAGATGAGTTCTGGCAAACTGCAAGAGACTTTCAAGCCGTGAACTTGTCAGCCTCATATAATTCTGCCCTTTCGGGCAGAAGTCTCTACTAACCGCTGCACGTATGCGTAACATCGAGACATGTTAAAGAGAGAGAAAAACAGGAGCACTTCCTTCCTTTCTTAACTCTCTCCCCTTATACCAAACTTAGAAAGTCTTCAAAGTTAGGTACCTAACTATTTAACAAACTGAATACAAAGTATTGATTAAATAAGAAGACTTGATCTTCCTGAAGGCGGTACTTTAGTTCCGCCTTCAGGAACGATCAAGTTTTATTATTTACATGTAGTCTTTTCTCGTTTTATTTAATAACATTAAATAAGTCTTTCGACTTTTCTTTGTCAAACAGTTCCATTGAGATATGCTTTAAACATATCGTTTACATTTACATTCCATTTCTTATTTTGCTGTTTTATAATGCTATTAAAATAATCTTTTTCAACCATTGTATAATAGGACAATTGACCACGAAGATGTTGAACATCTCCAATATCCCAATGTTTGCCATTCTTTGTATCAAGAATAAACGAACATAGCGCAGCCTTGAAATATTGTTTCTTCTTCCATCCAACAGTTATATTATTATCACTGTTCAGCATTAATCCTAATGACCAGTTGCGACCTTTTCTACTACCAAAATGTGTCTTTTCTTTCTTAATTACCCAAGGCGCATTAAATTCTTTTAGCGTATCTTCAATCAATTTAACAATTTCTTGCCAAGGAAATTTTTCCTGAGCTGAAATATGAATATCATCAGCGTATCGTGTATAAACAATGTGTCGATCCGCCAATTCATTAAACAATTTATGATCAATCGGAATCATAAAAATGTTTGTAAGCATCGGAGACAACACAGTTCCTTGAGGAAGTCCACCGTTCAAGAATCCAAGGCTGATTGCTTTTTCTAATTCTTTATATCCATCTTCTCTTTTACATACTTCAGACAGTGGAAATACCATCGACAACATTTTCATTGTAAAATTCAAAGTAGTATTTGGAAAAAACCCACTAAAGTCTGTTTTCAGAAACCACATAGATTCATTCTTCTGATGTTTCCTTATGCAGTCAACAATACTTCTGCCTTTTACATAGGCGAACGCAGCAGTATGATACAGCACACCGCAATCATCCCCAATGAAATGTACCAATCGTTGTAATTCGTCTTGCAATTTCTCACAAGGAGCATCAATTTGCCTGAATCCACCAGTCGTTTTCGGAATCTTAAACGACGAATACAGAGACTTACGATCTGCTTCAAACAGTTCTTTATTCGAATCATTAAACTGTTTTAGCCATCTAATCATAGCATCTACGTTAATTCTGTTAAGAACTTCTTCTTTTACTTCTTCGTATTTTCTTGTAATTGTTGCAGTAGATGAAGACTTGTCATTAGTAAAATCATTAAAAATTTCTTTTTCCATAATGACATCTTCCCAAGATAATTGCCTTGGCTTCCTATGCTGCATTGTTGTAATATAAATCATTTTTACTTCCTTTTCTTGTATCATATAAACTAAATTAGGAGATCCCAGGGAGTTTCTTGACGTCCGTCGTATTGGTCTATTTATCTTAATGGTTCTGTTAATACTGAATATTTTAATTTTCAGTTTGTATAGTAGCAGTTCATTTTGTTCTACGATGATTTCGGGAGTGGAATGTTCTTCAGACATGCCCGCGTCGTTTCACTATTCCCCGGCAAAGAGTTACAACTTATAACATAAATTGTCCAACATAAGTTGAAGGTCTTTATATGATATTTTTAATACTCTTTTGTTTATAAACTAAATTAAGATTCAGTCTTCTTTTCCCAGGCGACTTTATGGTTGATTCAAGTGAATTTCTTCAATTGAATAGGTGTAAATTAGTTATTTTATAGGTTTTCTAATTTGATTTGCCTCTTTCAGCAGTAAGCAGTGCAGCACCTCCAGCCGTCTGGGCATTTGGCCCGTCGTCTCCTACCGGGCAAAGCGTTACTATTTATAACATAAACAGTCCAACCGAAGTTGATGGACTTTATTAACAAATAAGAGTATCAAATGCAAATGGTCTTGTAATAACAGCCTGTTCTAATTTGCCTTCTTTAACGAAATTTACAAAATTTACTACACCAGCCATTGCCACAGACCAAACAGTTGGCATTACACACAAAGAAACTTTACAAGCACTCATTGGAGTATTCTTCTCAGCTTCTGCATGAGTAAAATCCATTGTATCAAGCAACGCTTCAATACTTTTAGGCTTAGACCAGTCTGCTGCATAGTGCTGCGCTGTATCTAAACTCGTCCTAAAGTCAAACATTGCTTTAATGTTCAGATTATACTTATTTTCTTCTACGATCTTCTTGCGAAGTTCAATGTTATCTACACACAGAAATACATAACCGTTTAATTTTTGTCCTGTCCAACCGTCACCATATAATTTAATTGTTTTAGCGGCTTCAGGATTGATAGAAACCCATCGGTCATATACGCCTTCAACCTTTGGTTTATACAAGTTCTCTGTTGTAAACATTTGGTTAGCCAAATTATGCTCTTCTACAAAGTCGAAATCGTAAAGTTTAACATTTTTTAAACCAAACCTAGCAAGAAGTTCGGCTACGGTTGAACCAACTGAACCGCAGCCGATAATATGAATAGTATCTATACACACTTCAGGATTAAAAAACTCAAAGCTTTTTGATAAATTCAATTACCAATCGCTCCTTCCATAATATCCATGAATACCATCATAATATTCTCCTAGATAGACCGTGTCGTAGTCATCTTCTTCGTTTTCTTTTGTTTTTTTTGGAGTTTTCGTTTCTACGGATTTATTATAGTAATTTCCAGCATAGCCACTTCCACTATACTGATATGGATATGTTTTCTTTTCTACAACACAATCAGCAATAGATGCAATAAAGTCATCCAGATCTCCAAGGCTATCTTCGATCACGATCATTACGTCTTTTCGATCATAGAAAACATTATTATCTAAATCATACAGATAAGTATTAATATCGTTATTTTTGTTCCAAATCTGGAAAATATAATAACCAGTCTTACCCATATTCTTTACAACATCCTGCTGATTCTGAATATCCGTACCTGATGCTCCAGTAGACATTTTCACATGACTATGAGCCTGAAAATGCAAATGTTCAGCTTCATCATCAGTTAGACTGCAGAAGAATTCTAAAGTGTCTTCATCGCTTGTATCTACTTTAGCTCCTGTAACTTCTTGCTTACAAACCTTAACGTCATACACTCTAAATTCTTTTTCTCCGAGCCGTTCACAAAGCCCATACCATGCAACTTCAGAATCAAAGAAATCTACCAACGCTTGCATACGCAAGAACGCTTCCTGTGTATATCTAATAATAACCTTTTCTTTAGCAACTTCTTCGAAATTAGTTTTAATTGTCATCGAAGAACCGCCGTTAAAACCGTAATTTGCTATTTCATTCTTGAATTTTTCAAGAAATTCACCGTATAATTTTTCTATTGCCTCATTCGACAGATTAATCGGTCGCATTATCTTTCTCCTTATTATCAATTAACCATACAAGTGCCTCTTCAGGTGTCATGGCAGTTCCATCCTGAGTTTGCATAATCTTATTTGTACTAGACAGAATCCATCCTAAGAATGGTCTGAATGTTTGGGTAACTTCATCAAGATTAATAGATCCTGCTGAAGCAATACAAATTTCAATAGCTGAAATATAATTACGATCTCTTAACGCGGGCATAATTCGGTCTCTATATCCGCCTAGACATTCGAAGATTTTCAAATGCGGATTCGGCATATAATCTTTAAATATAGGATCGACATTTTCATAATCATATCCAGAACTGGTAGATACTCTACACTGATCAAGATTGATAATATAATTTCCAGCCATTCGCACAAACAGTTTCGGGTCTTCACTGAAGATAGCATCAAGAATGATCTTTCTGTTTTCTCTTTTCTTGAATACGTCAAGCAAATTTGCGCTATATTCGCCGTCATAAATATTCCCACGATTGCTAAACGTATCCCATGCTTGCTGATTAAAATTGTTCAGCAATGTTGTAACAGAGAAATATAAATGATGATCTCTAATATCAAGACCATGAATATCGGCATTATTTGAAAGATATTCTACCAATTCTTCTTCAGGAGCATCATAATTTTCAGTAGCTTTCATACCTTCATAAAGTACAATAGCATCCTTTAACTGTGCGATAACACGTCCAAGCTGTTCTTCGATAGAATTTGCACTACTTCTCAGATTATTTACATTGTTCAAAGCATTGTTAATCTTTACATCATGAATATCTTTCATTAAAGAACTAAGTTGAAGCCTTCTAAATTCAATCGTGAAAGGCTTTAATACGTTCTGAACACTTGTATAAAACTTATCTTTTTCTTTATTAGATAATGATTTAACAATTGTATAGTCTTCTTCTGTCATCTTCTTTTCTACAAACAAAGAAGGATAATACAAAGAAACGAATGACATCAGAAGATGATACAGTCGAAAATCTCTTGAATTAACAAAGATACCTACTGCATTCTTTGTTTCATGATATAAAACAGTGCATTCGTTGTCGGACTTTTCTTTAATGAATGCAGAAATATTTTTTCTTTCTTTAAATTCAGACAGATTTTCATTTATAATATCTGAAACATCGTTATCTGTACTATATATATAATAGCAATACAAAGGATGAGTATCGACAGAATTTACTCGATTAACAAAGTCCTTAAATGCATTTACTTTATTGTCGTAGCTATAATAAACACCAGTAATACCGTCATAATTTTCAATACGTGATTTAAGAAGTGCAATACCAAGAGAGGTTAAACTATAATCAGGTTCGTTATACAGGCGCTGAATTTTGTCAGCGTAAACCTGCGGAATAGGATCAATTGGTTTTTCAATATGTTCTCTAAACATTTTTGTACTTTTAATCTCCTTATAATTTTTAAAAAAAGGGGCTGAGTTTAACCTCAGCCCCTATGTATCGGAGATTACTTAGCTACAATCAGCTTTTCAATCTCCGCTTCTTTCTCTTCAATGTCCTTCAGAATCTGAGGAATATCCTTTTCAATATCATTCAGATCCAGCAGAGCCTGCCCAGCAACATCTTTAATTGCCTGAAGACGATCTTCTACTTCATCGTCCATCAGAACTGTCACAGTTGCAAGACCGCCTTCGTTGGTGTATGTGCCGAAACACACTCCGTTTTCATTAACAGAACCAGTGCAGCAACAAGTCATAACCTTGAAGACAACATCGCCTTCTTCATCGACGATTTTCAGAGCTTCCGGTGCGTACTTTTCGACACGCTTCCAGTCTTCCAGTTTCACATCGGAAACCAGAACAGCCGCAGCGCCAGTCAGATCAATGTGCGCAGCATTATCGGTCTTAACAATTGACGAGATACGGCATTCAGCTCCTGCGCCAAGCTCTTTCAGAGACTTGTCCATGTCACCGATACCAATCCTGACACCATCAATAGTGTTTGTCGCGACGGAATAATCAACATCGAAGTATTCAAATACTTCACGCGGAGTCTGATGTTCTGCAAACATGTCGGTCTTGCGTCCATTGGTGCTAATAAGAGTAACTTTGATCATCTTTCATCCCTCCATTAATCAAATTTTCTTATAAATAAGATGATGATCAGCGGATAGCACGAGAACTTCCAGAGATGCTATCCAAACTCTTCGCAGTGCTTCACACTTTTCTGTGAGTTATGCAGTTTACCCCGAATGGAGACGAGCCATTCATTAAGAACTTACGTGTCAGGGCATAAAAAAATATCCTATAATCAATGTAACAGGTTAAGACTTGTAAATTAGTTATAGGATTCACGGTATAAAGCCAACCGCTTGCGGTTGGCAAAAAGCGCTCCTACTAAACCAGCGGCAACTGTAAACATCGGAGCAATGTTTATTCAACCTGAAAGGAGGTACAAACGCTCTCTGTATCCCATTAAGAGAGCAAGTTGAGAAGACTGGACTCGAACCAGTATCTGCTGCGTAGAGCCGTTTTACCAGCGAATTCAGAACTGCGCTAGCTCTTACTTTTCTATGGAGTCTTACGCTGGACTCTCCAAACTACTTCCCAAAGCGGCTCGTGTAGGCTTCGATCCTACGCTCTTCCGCTTAACAGGCGGCTGCTTTACCGGGCTAAGCTAACGAGCCATATATATTTAATTTGCATAATCATTACTATGATATGGCAAATTATTTCTTTTAAGTATTCTTACAATTGCATTAGGAGTAACATTAAAAATTCTGCTGACAGCACTCATATTGCCGTTGTTTTTTTCGAAGTACATTTACAACTTGGTCGATATCTGGTAATTTTCTATTAGCTTTTTGTGCACATTTATGCGAACAATAATTTATATTTTTATATTTAGGAATAAACATTTTGCCACAAATTTTACATTCTTTTGGCTTTCTTTTTCTTGATGCATACCAAATATTATCAATCTGATATGCCTCATGTGTGGCATGATAAGCACTATGTTCTGCTGTATTTGCAAAAACCATTAAATTTTCTGGTGAGTTATTACTTCTATTTTCATCAATATGATGGACTACTTCTTCATCTTTTAATTCTCGTCCTATTTTTTGTTCTGCGACAATAACATGTTCATAAACACATCCTGTTATATCTGCACGATGATGTTCTGGCATAAAGAGCATTTTATATCCATTTCTCATACATACCATCCTTTTTCAAATTTTATATAAATATGCTTTAAAAGCTAATAAACAATAAAATGCCGTGCGACCACATATGCGACTCAAAGGTGCATTACTGGCGCGTCACGGCAGTGCTCCTACCTAACCTTATCAACTTTTATTTGCTATTTCGACTTATATCTAGTTGTCAGTTAGAAGGCGAACTATAGTTTCATAAAATAACAAGGCAACTTCGGACGCGGTTGACAGACAGTTCAAATCATGGATAGATTTTCAGCTGCGCTCCAGACAAACGCAAGCCATAGTTTTGTTCTTACTAACTTCATTGGGTCATCACGCATGTACGACAGCCACATCATACTCTACGGAAGCCACTCGGATGAATAACTTCAGAACCTGTTGGCTAGACTGTTAAAAGCAGTTTATATGAGAATGCTTAGCTCGTCATCCTACGCCACCGGGCGGGCTTTTTAGAAACGTTATACGCGACCTGCGCCCCTGAAACTAACAGGTGTACTTAATCAGTAGCCACGTCCTTATTTACTACCCGCAGGAGTGATATATAACGTCCCGATTATTTGGTTAGGATGTAGCAGCCCTTGGTAGAATCGGACTACCACATATGGAGTCAAAGTCCACTGCGCTACCATTACGCTAAAGGGCTATAAACAGGAGCCGTCTATAAAGACGACTCCAGGAACCAACTGTACACTAGTACAGCGGTAATATCCGTCCCGCAAGAGAGTCCTGTTAAGGATATCTGCATTTTATTGCCCACAGCGACGGATAATAAGGAGAGCAGAAGAACTTTTGTTCAGACCGTGCTTTATTATATTCTGGTTTTTGTGTACACCCACGGCGTTCTCTTATCCTGCGCAGTTACAGGGCTATTCTCGAGTAGTGTCCTTCACTATGCAGCGTCCTGCATTTACTTGCCATCTCTCCTAGTACTCCGCCGGGGACTTGAACCCACGATCCTTTCGGATATAAGCCGACTGCTCGACCAATTGAGCTTGCGGAGCATAAGCACTGGGTTTAGCAGCACCCAGCAACCGTATAGTCTTTCCTATAAGTCATCGTAGGAGAATTTGTCTTTTAATAATGATGTAATGTGGAACGTTAAGAAAACGAGCTTCCGAAATCCTGCGTAAATTTTTATTTTCGCTTTTCTCGAGTGCAGGAGCATTTTATCCTTAAAGGTCTATCTCATAGAGTGTTTTCTTATTGACAGTTGTTCTAGAATTCTGTCTCAGACGTTCTTGGAGCCAGATAAGGGACTTGAACCCTTGACCTGATGATTACAAATCAACTGCTCATGCCAACTGAGCTAATCTGGCATATATATGAAGCTAGTCTTTCCTAGCAGCCAGAAGGTTGTTCCCCATTGCTCGACTTCAACCTACAACTACTGCCGCTGTTTGTCCTGTTGGGTTTAAGACCGTGTAGTATTCATACCTTCGTCCGCGAGGGTAGCTTTCGCTGTATGAACCTCGAACGTGCTCTCTGGGGGAATCGAACCCCCAATCCCTTTCGGGCAACGGATTTTCTTACTACTCTGTGTCGCCACAGCCATTTCTGTTGTAGTCTGGACTATGTCTTTACCATGTCTTTCGATTTAGGTAGCTGGTATATAGTCTCTACACGTTTATCGTATCGCTACGAATTTAGCTCGGCGTTGTCTCAATGAGAGTTTCACCGAATTAGCCAGCATTCACTCAAGAAATTTCTTATCTTGGTGCTCATTTCAAAGTCCGCTTCGTATGCCTAATTCCGACAAGAGAGCATATATAAAGGCTGTCAAACAGCCTTTCTTTTATTTTCTTTAATTGTCATTGCACTTGCTTTACCAGCACATGATTTAGAACAACATGGTCCGATTTTAGGTATTATTCTATTTTTTCTTTGCATATTACCAGCTCTTTTTACTTGTTGATATGCCGTCCAAATAAACGTTTTGCCACAAATTGGACATATCATTTCTTTATCAAAATATTTTCGTGCATGTTGCCTATCGTGCTCGCGATGATCAACAACTTCTAGATTTTCAATGTTATTATTCTGCGGATTTTCATCAATATGATGAACATCTTCTGTTTTTAATAAAGGTCGTCCAAGTTTTATTTCCATTAGTAATCTTGGATAGGATGTTACAGCATGAGTTATTTTGTTATATGCTCTAACTCTGCCATCTTTACAAGTATAAATATTGTAATTAGATAAATCATGCATAGGTTTACCACTCCTATATATAAAAATAGACTGCTGTTAACTACAGCAGACGAAAGTCGCATACCTAAAGAAAGCTTGGTAAAGGCTAAAGACTCAATATGCAATTGTCCGGGTCTTTAAGTACGGACGCAGGAGTTGAACCTGCCGATTCTATCATATCCGCATATAAAAGCGTCCAGAGCAGGATTCGAACCTGCGGAGCATTACACTCAATAGTTTTCAGGACTATCTCCTTAAACCAAGCTCGGACATCTGGACGTGCTCTCTCCCCTTATGCATAACTTAGAAAGGCTTCAAAGTTCGGTACCTAACTATATATCCTTCTCCTTTATACCAAACTTAGAAAGGTCTCAAGTTTCGGTACCGAACTAATTATATCACAAGCAAGTCTTGCCAAGCTACTTTCTTTGGCTGTTCGTAAACAACTTCACCACGACAATATTCTATGTCCATATCGTGATAATATTCTTTCCAGAAGTCCCCAGATACTTCTCCTGCGCCTTCAAGTTCGAAATACATTTTAGGAAATTTTTCTGCAATCCCTACCATTGCTTCTGAATGATCATACCATTTGACACTGTCATAAGGATAGAAAACCGCTTCTTGATGGTTCGGATCGTAGTCGCCTTCTTGGATAGCATAATTAATAATCTCTTTTTCTTTTAGATATTCATTCAGTTTATTAAACTCTTCTTCGTTTTTTATTTTGCGGACCGTAAGTGTATAATCTGTATAGTAACCCATATTACTCACCTACTATCTGAAACATATTCATAAGATCTTTTTCTTCTTTTTCTGTCTGTATAGTTTGCTCGACTTTAAATTCATTTTCTTGTTTTAACCGAGCACGGACATCTTCAATCGTTTCAAGATGTTCGTCCCCATCGTAATCACTAATTTCTTCGAGGTCTTCATCGTCAAGAATTTCAATTGTATGGTTATGAACAGTAATTAAGTCGCCAATTCTTCCATGTTCAATTTCATATCGAGCATCATCTCCGTCATTTTCATTTTCACTTTCACAGTATTCATCCCGAAGATCATCAAGATTACCTTGGTCCATATTATCCAAGATATCATATGGGTTATACCATTCACCGTTTATTTCAACAGGATTATATCGGTCATTAACCCATTCTTCAAAATAATCATCGTCTCGATGCCAATCATCTTCAATACATTGCTTTATTGCTTCGTCGATATCATCATAAATTTCATCTTCTTCAACAACAAGGTATCTCATGTAAATCTCCTTTAAAAAGAAGAGAGGCTGATGCCCCATCAATACACCAGTCTCTCTTTTCGGTCATGTGCGAGGAGGTGTTATCGCACAGAAAATGTCAAATTTTGCTTGCTATTTCTCTGACACACCTTCATCTTTTACAGAGAAATTGCTTTTTAATTACAGAAATATTCTTTTCATTTTATCAAACATTATTTCTTAGAATATTCTATAAATTATATGTAGATCGCTGGTGCCCGATGGTAAGTACCAGGAGTTCACGGTATAGTGCCAACCGCTTGCGGTTGGCGTTGAAATTATTAGAGTTTTAAGCTTTTTTATTTAGCAGAACAAACGTAGTTATAGATAGTTTTTATAACTAAACATAGTAGTATAAAATCGTTTTATATTATCCCACAAGAATGGGGAGATATTTCTTCGCGTCTCCCCAGCGCGAATTTCTTAGACAGCCACTACAAGACATAGCAGTACCCAACTCAGCATACGATACCTTATCTTGCCTAGACAGCCCGAACATAACGTGTCGGACGTTAACACTCCGGTACACACCCCGACTGCCGACCCTTACGCCAACAAATCATAACGTAACCCGACCGACCAGGCATTACCTGACCTTGACTGCCTCGACGCAACCAGACCACGCCTCTCGCTAACACAGCTCACCATGACTGCCATAGCCCACCTGTACGTAACATAACGGAACTAACCTCGACTGCCGTAACGGAACCAACACAGACAAACCGCCTCCTGTCCACACCTAGACTGCCATACGCCGCCCGTACTAAACGAACCACTACGCAACATTACTAACCTAGACTGCCAGAACTAACCAAGCCTGTCCCTGCCGTAACATTACTCAACCCACCGTGACTGCCATTGCACAACTAGTCCATACGAAACTAAGCGTACCACGACTGCCTATGCTATCCCCTACACAACTTAACGTGCCTTTACATTCCACGACTGCCACTGCTAAACAAACCCGTTCTCAACGTAACCTATCTCGCGCCACCATGACTGCCTTGGCATAACACACCCGTACTAACCCGTTCGAGCCGCAACTAACCTTGACTGCCCTAACATAACCCAACGCACCTGTACGCGCCTATACCGACCCCACCCAGGCTGCCTAACCATGTTCAGACTTTTCATCCACTTCGAGAGATCTTACAGCGCCTCTTAGCTCTTAGGCTCCAAGGAAATCGTTCATATCATCGATAATTTTACTTAATTCAGTCAGTCGTCTATATTTAGCAATAAACGATGTCATATCTCTTCTTGCAGCTTTAAGAAGATTCTTACGCCATGCTTCTGTGCTTAAAGCCGTATCAATTGTGACATACCGATGTAGTCTTTCATCAGTAGGAACAAAAGCACGATCACTGTTAACCCAACATTTAACTTGTTTAGGCTCACCAATTTCTTCTGAAACTTCCATTATTACAATATTCTTGATAATTTGACGTGCTTGTTCTTCACGATATTTCTGCGCTGCAATTGTGTTATTCCATTCAAATTCGTTATGAAGCGGAGCATCTTTAGGCTTACTAACCTCAACGAGTCTTTCAGGCGTTACTGCACCATCTTCATCGATTAAGCTTTTGCAGACTCTGCCAGTTATTTCTGCAGGAGCTTTAACAATGCCGCTTACTCGATACTTATATTCAAACGCTTGACCCATATTTATTCACCTCGTCAACTAACAAATGCTGTATATTCTTTTTCTTCTTCAAGTTCATCTTGAATAATAAGCGTTTTCCCTTTAATTATGGCAATATAGTTTGATAATGCTTCTTCGACTGTTGATCCAACTCCATACTCGCCAGCCATGCTTTCTTCGTCGTCAGACAGAACCCAAACATTACTTAATTCTGCGGTATATTGATTGTTATTATTTTTCCCAATTTCAATATAAGGAGCATCAATTAAACCTTCAAATTTTATATTAAGCAGATAATCAACTATTTCATTAATATTCATATTACTCACCCTCCCTGTAAACATGATAATTACCAAATTCTCCGTCTTTCTCTGTGCGCCATTCACCGACGCCATTCATAAATCCGCCCATATCAACGGCATTAACAATATCTTCAAGTGTAAACATACCTGTCTTGATAAGGCTCAGTTCAAGTTCAACAGACCATTTACGGAAAGAAGGACGATAACGAAGATCAGGTACACGATTATTGAAAGGACCAACTTTTACAACGTCTTCAGACAATTCCGGCGGTTCTTCAATATCGATAATTGCCAGTTCCTGAGAAGAGCCAACATGCGCACCATTCACAGCGTTAACATGGAACAGCCTGCGCATAAGAGCTGTACTCTTAATATATCCTGCGCTATAACAAGCAGTAATAGCAGCTTTCTTAAACGCAATTGTGGGAAATCCAAATTTAGCTCCATCTTCGATTGCTTTTTCAAACAATTTAACCTGTTCTTCAAACGGAAGTCCACGAACCTGGGGCATAGGAGTAATCCAGTATGCAGCTTCAACAAAATCCGCAAACGGATCTTTCTTCTCGTGTTCTTTTTCTTTCTTTTCACGCTTTGACATCTGCATATCAGTCAAAAGCTGTTTCTTAACTTTTTCAGACCATGCATGAACAAGAAGCGGAGTATCTCCAACAATCTTTACACGAACTTTTTCAACAGGAACTTTCTTAATCTCAATTCGCTCTGTTGCTCGCTCAGGAAGCTCCATAACTTCAGTTTTACCTTCGTTGTTTTCAACTTCAACTTTAATTTTCTTTGTGTTAGCCATTTTTTATCTCCTTTATGTAAAAAATTTTTCTATTTCTTTTTCTTCAATACTAAAATTATCTTCTGTAATTAATTCAAGCCAGGATTCATCATACGCATATGTATCACTGCCTTCGTAAGAACCTTTTTCAAGATGATACCAACGTCCATTTGTGCTTTTAATACATGTCTCAATTCCACGAAACTTATCCATCTCAGAGAGCCAATAAAGTCCTCCTACATCATGCGTATCTTCTCTTATTCTTACTTTGTCTCCAACTTTAAACATAACAAACCTTCTATATCATTTTCTGTTATCTCTTTTACTTTCTTTTCCAGTATTTCTTCGGCGGTCATTACTGTATATTCATCTCTATATTGTTCGGCTGACGTCCCACGATACCCATTAAAAGTTCTTAAATCTTTTTCATAGACTAATACTTGCCACGGATTTTTTGTGTCTTCATTCAAAAGATAGATATAATAGTCATACAATGTATTAATTATGGGTCCGTCAAAAAATGTAAGAGGTGTTTCTATAAAGTTTATGTAATGACTTTCGATATAGTTTGATATTTGTTTGATGTCAGCCGCATCTGAATTAATAATATCTATGCCTATTTTCCCAAGCATAAAGCTTTCTATATATTTCATTATTGTAAGTCCATCCTGTATTTCTGTAACTAGGTTAAGTCAAGAAAGAAAGAGAAAATAAATTCAAAGTATAATGCCAGCCGCTTGCGGCTGGCGAACGTCAAAATGGCAGCTCATCTAAATTTACATCTTCAAATTTAATTTGCGGCGTTTGTGTTTCAAAGAAAGGCAGTTCATCTTCGATAAACATTTCATTCGAGTAAATTATTTCATCTTCTTCTGCGTTTTCAAGCTCGTCTGCATAATATAAAATATAATCATGTTTCATAAACTCTTTTGCTTCTTCTTCTGTTTTGAAAGAGTCTATTAAAATTGTTGTGCCACAATAATGCGCACAAACATTAATCAACAAATTTCACCACCTTTACAGGTTTATTCAGTTTCTTCATTGTATCGATCATGTGTTCTGTCCCTTTAGATTTTCCATTCCAAAAGCATATTGCACAATCTGCAACTTCTGCCATTCTTTTATTTCTTATATATCCTGCATCTCTGCCTTTTGACCAATCAGCAGGATAAGATTCAATTAAGTAATTATGTTCTTCTGCGTATTTTCTGCCTAAGGTATCTGCGCCTCGAGCTTCACCGCAAATAATAATCGGTTGAATATTAGAAAAATAATAATCCAGTCGTTTACAGAGCAATTTATAATCTTTAAAATTTCTACTTCCTGCGACAATAACTTTCTTGACGTCTCTATCGCAGTCTTGAATATTCTGACGTATTTCCATTATCATTTTGCCTAGCATATTTTCTCCTACGCCATTGCAAACACCCCAGAATGTATCGCCCCAGTCATTGTCTTCCTGAATCCAAATATTTCCTGTATCTTTTAGTGCTTGTCGAAGTTTTTCATTGCGACAAAATTTCTCTTCAAGAAGGTCATACATAACAGTCAGTCGTGCATACTTCCAGTCGTCTCTTAGTTTTACCTGCCGACCAAGTTTACGTGCAACAAATCCGTTTACAAAATAGCCTTTATTATTTATGAACTTCTCTTGTTCGTTGACATCTGCACATTTTTCCCATTGAAAAGCAGTTTCTATACAAGGAAAAGTTTCTCCTTTATAATGAATAGGACAGGAATACATATTACTTAAAAACGCATACTTATCTCGAAACTCCATATAAACTCCTTAAAACATATTCATTATTTCTAATTCGTTTACTTGTATTTCTTTACATTGGTCTTCTATAAGTTCTAACCATTCGGTAGACCAAGTCCAATAATTGTTTTCAAGCAAACAACTTTTTGCTGAAAGCATCTGTTTTATAGTAAATTCTTGTCCTATACAAGGCAGCATTTCTGAAACAACACCCGGGTCGCCTTTATATCTTATTTCTTGAAAACCTTCTTTAACTCGAACATGGTTTCCTTCTTTAAATATCATTTTTTTCTGCCTTCCTCATACATGTATAAGAACAATAATATTCTGTTCCTTTAGACCTTGTAGTATATTTTTTATATACATAATCAACTCTACATTCAAATTCTTTGCCGCACACATAACAAGTATGCTCATGCAGACCAAATGCTTTTAGATTTCTGTTGTCATTCTTAGATAATTCCATAGGCTTACTCCTTTTCGACGATAATAACATCCTGCGGAATCTTTTCTGCAAAGTCTTTCAACATACCGAGAATGATATACCAGTCTCCGCCTGCTAATCCGCATCCAATACCGTAGGGGAATGCAATACTTGGTTTATTCTTCGAACGAAATTTCATAAAGAATGAAATATGTTCAAGACATTCTTTAAAAGCATCGTAGTCTGTGTATCTTTTATCGCGACCATATCCATCCTGAGCGAACATGTTAATACAGATGCGTCTGTCTTTTGTTGGCACATAATCGCATTTACCAAGTGAAGCTACATCGCAATACATTTTATACTGATTGTATACTTCAGAATATTTAGTCTTAATTTGTTTGGCTAAACCTGCTCCCATTACACCCTTACAGTTGACCTGCTGGCAGAAAATGGGATAGTTTCCGGTGACAATGTCGCCCTTTTCAAATTTAAGCACAGCAATCACTCCTTTAATAAATTCATCAGATCATCTTCTTTTAATTCAAAATTATTAGCCAGACAGAGTATTTCATAATAATAAACATACGGCATAGGCTTACGCTCTTCAAAAGCATCAATCGGGTCCATCGAAAACGAAATATATTTTCTATCAAATTCTTGAGATGTTCTGCAGTGTAAATATCTGTCATCTTTAGACGGAATATCTTCTATTGTTCTATTAGATAGAAATTTGACACCGATAAGCTCATCAAGTTTTCTAAGCTCTTCTACTGACGCACCTTTTATATTGATCAGTAGTTTATGATCTAAAAATTCTTCAAGCATATTTTTACCTAAACAAACTTTCTATTTCTTCAGAGGATATTTCCATGTTTTTTTCAAACAATTCATAATAGTTTATAAATGGAATAGGTTTGTTTCCATCATAAACATCGACAGGCTTATCAGAAAAAGACAAACCACCTTTGTTTACGCGATGATGCAAATATCTTTCAACACTTGTATCTGTATATTTTTCGTATAATCTATCGCCTGACAAATAAGGAAGTCCTATTATTTTATCAAGTTCTTTTAAATCGTCTATTGTTGCGCCTGCAATGCGAATTAAGAGTTTATGATTCAAGAACTCTTCAAGCATTTATTCACCATCTTCTCAAAACCAGTTACATTAAACTGCACATACCAATGAACACCGTCCTCCTTTGTACGTTTAGCAAATTTAAAAAAATCAGTCGCTTCTGGACCGCAATAATATTTTTCCCAGAAATAGTCCCTGCAAATTCTTCTTGCTTTATAACCGAGATCTTCGTTTGCGGTAGAATCTGCGTAAGGCATATCTATTAGTTCTGCGTATTCAATTTTATTTTCGATAATATTTCTTATATCTTGAGTAAACTTTCCAATTTTAGAACTATCTCTGCCTGCAAAAGGCGTTTCTATATATTCAATTTTCTTAACCATCGTATTTATTCCTTAAACATATCCAAAATATCATTTTCAGTCATTGTTATATTGTCTTCGACAGGATCTAGCCAACGTTCATCCCAGACAAACTGATTATTTTCAAGCTTGTACCATTTATAAGTTTCGTTATACCATTTTGATATTACAAATATTTTACCTGCGTATGACAACATCTTTGGGTCAATCTGGGGATCGTTGACAAACCTTAATGTTGCAAAATTATCTTTTATTTGAACCTGTTCTCCTCTTTCGTATTTCATTTTCAGTCACCCCATAAGTTGTTAAGATCTATTTTTACATTACCGTCTACACGAACATGACCGCAATACAAACAATAAGCTGCTGTTTCATCTTCAGACATAAAACAAGTTTTACTGTTGATAGGTCTTTTACAACATAGATGTTTATCTTTCTTGGTTCTACCGCAAGGATAACCACGTTTAAGAACTACATCAAACCAGAAATATACAAGATAGTCTTTTAATTTCATTTTATTCTTCCTTTGGAAAATTAAGTTTCTGCCCGCACCGATGACAATGCATCCAGTTGCGATGCACTTCAAAACCACAGTTGCCGCATACCCATGTGCCGTACTTTTTCTTTGGAGATGTATTCGGCGCAGCTTCGCAGATGCCTTTCTTCAGCATCGTATCCGGGAAGTATACGGATACAGGCTGACCGATTTGCCAGTCTGGAACGTCGAGTTTTATTATCGCCTTCATTCACTTTACCTCATTTCCCTTTCAGTCTCCCATAAACAATAAGTCCAGTTCTTCTGTATATACATCTTTAATTTCAGTCGTTTCAGTCACTGGTTCAAGCCATGCTTCATCCCAAACCCAGTCATGTTCAAATTCCCATATCGAATCTGCTTTCTTGACGTCAAGTCTATAATGTGTTTTACAACCGTTAATCGGAGTTGTTTTTATTTTATAGACTTCACCCTGCATATCTTCCATATATTTGTTATAGCCCATTCGTACAGTAGCCTGACATAACCAAAAATTATCTTTAATTCGTACAAGGTCTCCTACTTGATACATTTTACTTCTCCTAGTATAAAGTATTTACTTTTAACACAACATCTTGTATAATATACACGATCTAAGGATCGCATCTCTCCTGAGCTCCGGTGCCGCGACCGGAGCTTTTACTTTGTTAATATATCTACGATCTCTTCGAAGGATATATCGGTCCAGTCAGGATGGTCTTCAAATTTATCTTTAAGAGCAACATACAGATCCCGCATAAAAGCGATAGTCTGTTCTTTTGTTGCAAGATCGGCTGGGCAAGACCCGTCCACTATACCGAAGAACTCTTTACAATCGTTGCAAGTCGTATCGTTGCACAATACTCTTGCAGTTGCTCCTGTTAGCGTTTCCTTGTCAAAAAAATCTTTTCGCATTTTATTCTCCTAGTAAAGACATAATATCGTCTTCTTGTACACTTAACATCTTACCGAACAGCGTTGTATATGCATTTTCTATTGTTTTAAGGTCGAAATCGTAAGGACATTCTGCGGATAAAGGACAATCTGCGCCGCAAGCTCTACCTGCGCATATTTCCCGCATCATTGTATAATGTTTAGGATACATATTTTTTAATTCGTTTTCTTTGTATCGCATATATATTTTATCCTCTTTCTGTTGTAGACTTTTGCAGAAGGTTTAACGCGAGTCGTAGGTTTAAAGTCCCATTGTATTCTTCGCGCTTTGTTAATTTCCGCCCGCTGTTTCTTCGACATCTTATCCTCGGCTATAAAATTCATTTCAGTCTCTCCTTATCTTTTAGATAGTCTTATCGTTTATAGATTGTTTAAGTATTAGAGAATTATTTTAGATAATGTTGTTAAGACTATTTGAATAGGAATTATTTTGAAAGAATAGATCTTTACTGTTATGTAAAACTAATCTTTTTTGTATTGTATTTTATTGAAAGAATTAATCTCTACTAAACAATAAAGTCTCTACAGTAAAGACTATCCCCTAAATAAAGTCTTTAAAACCAGATAAGTCTTATCATTTTTAGATTAATTAATCATATTTAGAAAAGTTCCTTCTATATAATAATAATTATATATATATTATAGACTTATCTTTAAGAATAATCTTTTAAAGAAGAGTCTTAACTGAAAGATAAGGCTATATAGTCAGTTAAGAGACTAAACGTTCAGTTACTTAACGATAAGTACAGATTATTCGTTTAATACGTTCCCTATATTCCCCATAAAAGGGGAATATAGAGGAACGTTAATTTAAGTTGTAAGTGAGACTTTATAATAGAGTCTTAACTGACAGATAAGACTAATGAATTCTAAAAAGACTAATCTGAACAAGTGAAGATTATGTCTTTTTAGTATAGACAGTCTAAACAGATAAGATCAGTCACTAAACGTTAAGACATTAACTAAAAGATAAGTCTTCAGTCGTTCTTCCTAAAGTTTTTCATAAATTCAGACAAAGGCATACGATAATATTCCCATCCATCGTCTTCCCATTCTTTATATGCAGAAACCATCTCTATCAGTGCGTCGTCAGGGTCAGAACATTCATGCGTAACGACAATTTTGTCGTGTTCAGGATAAATTCTAATTTCAGTCATAGGTTTATCTCCTTTTTTTACAGAACTCACTTCATATTGCTTCGGATTAGCTTTTTAGGACGAACAAATACTCATTCTCTGTATAGAGTATGTTTCCAGTCACAAGTCACTTGTGTTTATCTAGGCAAGAAACTATATTCTGTGCTTATCTGTTTCTTACGGCGGCTAAACGTTCTGTAAGCAGTCGCTTTTGCTCCTCTGTATAATTAACTTTACGAGGGGCTCTTGGAAAATAGGATGCACATTTAGGGTCTACGCTAAACGTCATAGAGTATTTGTCTTCTCCTACCAGTCGGCAGCACTCCGGATGGTTCCGCATAAACTTATCGTACCGCTTCATTACCGCCTTGTCTGTCGTGTATACTTCTGCCCAGTCTCCGATGTTGTGCTTGCAAAAGTTAATAACAGTCTCTGTGTCTTCTGCCAGCATAGCTATTTTTTCTGTCATCGATTGTTCTCCTATCTTAAAAAATGTAAGAGGCTTACAAAAAATCTGCGGCACAGAAAATATATGCCCCCAAAAATTCTCCTCCCCTTATAGCCATCTTAGAAAGTCTTCAAATTTAGGTACCGAACTATCTTTCTTATGTCTACTGTCATGTTGCGACAGCAGAAACAAAAGAGACAGGCTATACCAAAAAACAGGGTTAAGTAAAAAATAGGAGCCAGACTTCCATCAAGTCTGACTCCTTAATCTTACTTAAATAGTCTCCTCACCATGCCGAGGAGTGTCTTATCAAAAGGGCTTGTCGTCCTCCGGGATCTCGTCCACAACAGGAGCTTCGGGAGCGGCGGCGGCATCCACTTCTTCAGGAGCGCCGTTCGCAGTGATGAAGGTTACCTGCGGATTCGCAATCTCGAGCTGAGCCTGAGCCTTGCCATCCTTGTCGATGTAGGCAGAAGCCTTAACACGACCGGAAATCTGAATCGGACGACCCAGTGTCAGGTACTTCTCGAGGTTAGCGCCACGCTTATCCCAGATGCTGACACGGTAGAACTGAGTATACCGCTTGCCGTTACGACCCTGATAGTTCTCAGCGACATTAAAGTCGGTCACAGTCGTATGCAGAGCTTCAACGTAACGGGTGTTTGCAGCCTTAGAAATATTACCAACAAATGTAGTCATTTTAGTTACCTCCGAAATTTGCTTTTTATTACTTGTTTTGTATTTCTGCCTGCTTCAGATTCGTGCAGACCAACGCCATCTTTTATCGTCCGATGCAGACTATCACGCGGCGGTATTTATAGTGGGTACGTGACGCCACTTGCACGAAGAGTGATGGATTTCATTCATGCGATAAAAAGAATCATGAAGATTCCTTTTTCATAGAATTAGAAGGCGCTTGCGCCGTCTCGTTAGGTCAAGTATGAGGGTTCCGAAGAGCTTGGGTAGCATGACCGTTCTCTTTCAGCTTGTCCATAAAAGGTTGACCTATAGGGACATACTTACGCTTTGCAGGAGGAGCAACGTAACCCACTCCACGTTCAGCGGCATACAGTCGAAGCTGATACTCAAGTTCCTGAATCTGACGTTCATGGTATCTGTCAGAAATAATCTTGCCTGCAATAAATGCAAGCACAGGCAAAGAAAGAATGATGACATTATCAAGAATCTGCATTATTACACCGCCCAGTCTTCAGGATAGTCGATAGGCTCTTCGTGCCCGTAGAGTTCGTACATGTCATCTACGTAGTCATCGTATTCTTCTGGGTGATCTGCGAAATAGTCATCCAAATTGTCGTAGCTTTTCAGTATTTCATCCCACATGTTAGATTCCTCCAAGTAATAATGCGGCAACAACCAAAGCTGATGCCAAAGAAACGAAACAGGATAATACGTGTGCTTTAAGTTCCATAACGTTCATGCCTCGCTTTCAACGCTTGCGCTTTTGCAAGTTTGTCTACTTCTTCGTTGCGCATGTTTCCGTTGTGACCTTTCACTTTCACAAAGGAAATTTCGTGATGTCCGTTCAGCGTTTCTTTAATAAGCTGAACCCACAAGTCACTGTTCGCTCTAGAGTTAGAAGACAGGTCTGAGAAGTCATGCTTGAAGCAGTCGATAAGATACTGACTGTCTGTATAGAAGGTCACTTTGCAAGGCTCTTTTTGAATTGCATTGCACCACTTCATAACACGAATAACAGCGCAAAGTTCCATTCGGTTGTTAGTCGTGTCCTCAGTCTCGTATCCTTGGCAAAACTTAATCTTGCCTTTAGCTTCCATTCGTGCGGCATATCCGCCAACTCCGGGGTTGCCTAAACACGAACCATCGGTATGAGCAATAATCTCTAGCACAATTAACACCTCCTTGTAGAGATTTGTTCGTGGTATTAGCAGGCGCTTGCGCCGTCGCTAAAGCCAAGTAGCATGGTTAAGACAAAAAAAGTGAGCTGTTTATGGCACAGCTCACGAAGCCAAATTAACGAAAGGATGGGACTGGTTTCCCACGCCAGTCCCTAAGAAAGGAGGAACCCATGAAGCTCGCTTCAGTCGCTTCAACGCTGAAGCGATGAAGATTAAGATAATATCGATATAAAAGTTCGGGCAAACCCCAGGGGACCCGTCATCCCCCGGGACCCGTGCAGCTATCGTCAGTCAGAGCTGGCATCTCTTCGAAACGATAAACTTCATGTAGGACATGTCAGACAAGAACAGTTTTTCGTGCCACCTGTTCTTGAAAGCGTCCCTGTATGCATAATTCCGCTCACCAACGTGGATGAGCAGAGGATGCATACAAGGTTCTTCCACCTTGACCAGCGCAAAGCAGTAGTCGTGGCAGGTATTACGCAACGACTCTTCTGAGCAGTCGTGCGGATTCGCTCATTTCCTGAGCGTGAGTTTCAAGCCATTTGATATGGCTGTCAACCAATTCGAACAGTTCTTCCAGTCTGAGTTTGCGGCTGGTGTCTCCAGTCTTCAGTTCTTCCTCGATAGCTTCGATTTCTTTCTTGTCAGCTTCGAGAAACATTCTCTGATTCTTTGCTTCGTTCAACAGGTCAATGGGATTCATGGTCTGCACCTCCAAATATTATTACGAAGATAAGACTTATCTTCACAGCATTAGCAGGCGCTTGCGCCGTCTTTTTAGATCAAGTCACGTGAGTTAAGACCGGAAACATCGTGCTCCCCAAAAAAATATCCCGCCCCTAAATTTTGGAGCCGATAAAAATAGTCGTCGGGTAAAATTATACCAGAGTCACTAAGGACTCATTACGAGAGTCTCTTTCGAGACTCCCGTGTATGAATCTTTAGTCAGGTTTAATGCCATACTCGTAAAAAATAAAAAAGCCAGTCTTTCGACTGGCTAATTATTAGAATGGACGTTCATCTTCGTCTGGAATTTCTTCTTTCTTAATTCTTTCGCTCTCATTTAGTTTATCGATAAGTCCCTGGTGTGAATACAGTTTCCATGAACCACCATTCAATGCTATAAAATCTTCTGCATCTTTAAGTTTGTTGAAGATGCCATTGTCGCAGATAACAGTTTCAGGATAGTTAACGTTTGCAGGACGTCTGACAACAATGTAAACCTTGCTTCCAGTATAGAACGTGTCTTCCATGCAGTCGTAACAGGAAAGTTCTCCAGTTTCGCCGTTGAGTTTAAATAGATCCATCGGCTGATATTCATTTACTTCTTCGTAGCATTTCATAGCTTTATCGAAGTCGTAAATAGCCTGAGACTGAACAAAGCAAGGATAAAATCCATCACACACAAAGTAAACGTTCATTTTTCATTCTCCTTTCTCAATAGCCCGTATAGCCGATAGCGCAGCTTTAATCTTTAGCAATCGCAGTCACTTACATCGAAGAGCTCTTCAAACTCTTCGTCATCGAAGTCCGGGATAGACTCGTTCAGGTTCTGCTTCAGAGCCTTCACAGCCTTATCTCCATAGATTCTCCAGAACGCCTGTTTGATTACAGTGTCCATGCCATCACTCATCTTTGTACCGTAAATGTTACGGACAATTATGTCATAGCAAGCATCTTCAATGCGTTCATCGGAGATGTCAGAAGTATTTTCGTACTGAGCACGAGCCCAGTCGATGATCTCCTTGCGGGCAGCTTTCGCAACTTCTTCTTCCCACTCACGGCGATGAGCAAAGAAGGAAGTTTCTCCTACCAGTTTGTTCCATTCGGTGCTGTGCCGAAAGGCAATCTCTTGGAAGAGACCACAGTCGTTGAACTTGCCAGTCTGTTCGTTGTAAACGCCCTTTTTGGACAGACCAGACAGTTTGCCGATCTTGCGATGCGCGTCGAACATCATCTTGGTGACGTCGAAGATTTCGTTATCCAGTCCTTCGACTGTCAGCGTTTCAGTCACGTTCTCTTGCACCTTCTTAGAATACATATCCAAGAAAGATCCAGAATAAGCACAACGGGGAGGCAGATTTACTTCTTCTCCGCGACGAGTCATGACTTTGCGCTCTTTCAGCCAATAGTCACCGACAGGACGGTCAGCATCCGCTTTGGCATACATTGCAAACAGCGGAAGAGAAACCTTGTTCAGTTCGACAACCGCATCAGGTTTCTTAATCTTCACAGTCGCATGCTTTGCAGCATCGATAAGAACGTTAGCTGCATAAGTTAACCAATCACAGACGTCCTGATCGTAAGCTTGATTCCACATCTTAGTCAGAGCATCGGCATACAAGCCGATTTCAGATCCGTGGATCAGGTTGATGATGAAGTTCGCAACTCCAGACTTGGTGATCTGGACTTTATCTGTTTTAGCAACATCCCAATCAACAGGAATATTGTTCAGCTTTTCGTAGGTTTCTTCAACCAGTCGAAGCAGATGTTCGTCTTGGCTGTACCATACATGATCGCCATCATAGTCAGCACGAAGCTGAATAGTAGTTGTGTCGAAGATGTTGATGAACATCGTAGGACCTTCTGCCAGCGGGCATTCAGTCACGTTGTTCAGAAGGACATGTGCGTTGTCCAGGTGCGGAGACCGAGTCACATCAACGAGACCTTCCTTGCAGTTCGAGCAATAGCATTCTCCTGCTTTCAGGAAGCCTTTGATTTCCAGTCCGAACAGATGCTCTGCAAATGCAACCGGATCAGGAGCGAGAAACGCATTGTAACCAAGCTCAGGGATACGTCCGCCGAGCATATCGTTACGTTTGGTTGTGTACATTTCCTGCATTGCCCGTTTAGTATGACCTTCAGTCATCAGCGCAGGATACATCTTTGCAGCCTGCTGATGAGCGCCACGGAGGAGTTTCGGTGCGCCAGCTATGTCATGATACTTGTACACCGTTTTCTTGGCATGCATAGCGAAGGACATTGCGTCGTCTTCGTTACCCATCAGAGTCTGACCTTGCTGATAAGGAAGTCCCTTCAGCTTCGGAGCGTGCTCCCGTACGCAGACACGGATTTCATGTCCAAGAGCTTCGTGAGCGCTGCAATACTGCTCCCAAGATTCATACAGTTTAATTGTTTTGAAGCAAGACTCCGTGATAATAAGATCCACGTCTTTCAGAGCGATCTCATTACCCCAGAAGTCTACAAACGTAGCTTTGATGCCACGGTCGCAGCAGAAACCAAACAGTTTACTCCACTTTACAGGGAAACTGCAGATCTTCATCCAAGCGTCTCTTAAAGTGCAAGCTTCGCCGTTTGTAAGTTCATAGCGATGGATTCCACATCCATCAAATGCATTGATAACCATCTCGCGATTAACCTTACGAGACACAGATTCCATCGTCACAAGATCTGCAACTGCGTTAACGACAACATCTGTATCTTTGATAACAGCGACACGACGAATGTCAATCTTCTTGCCGAAAACATCGACGAAAGGCTTGCTTGCAGAGAACAGCAATCCGATGTATGCCATGTACTTGTTAATAGCGAGTTTCATGTTCTTGGTGTTCAACCCACACATAGCCCACTTGCCAAGTTCAGGAACGAGATCGTGCCGAAGCCAAGTAGCTGTAGCTTTACGAGCATCGCTAGCACCAGCGCAAAATGCATCGTAAATGTTCTCTCCGAGGAGATAACCTTCGGCGCAATAGTTCGCAAGTGTAGCCTTGACAATAGCTTCTGCTTCATCGTTCTTAGGGCACTCTGCGCAAATCTTGACGATTGCGTCTTTGGGATCGATGCTCATAGCATCGAGTTTGTCTGTGAACGCTGACGTGAACAGAGAGATGGTGTCAACCTTATTTTCGATAAGGTTTAGCTTCTGGATCATTTTCATAGTATTACCTCCTAAACAGATCTTGTAATTTGTTTGGAGAACTGATAAAATACATATGGATGTATTTCATAGTTATCTCCTTGAAATGCGGTTTGGGACACCGCACCGGGGCTTCTTTGGGACAGAAGCCCCTTTAGCTTTTTCGCAGCAAACGGCTGACAAGGCAATACTCCTAACTAAGTTGTCAAGCTTAGCTGTTAGGATGCAGATGGAGTGTTCTGCAAACTATATAAAAGCAAAAGCATATTATGCTTTTGCTGTATACTTGATTATCATCAATTTTGTTTTATCGACATTTAGTCCTTTATTAGCCCATGCTTGTAGTTCTTTTATATTTACAGGATTAAAGAAAGTAGTTGTGTTCTTACGAGCGTTTGATGCTTTGTTGTAGGGGGAAATTGCATTGTAAGTATTCTTTGACATGTTCATAATATACCTCCTGCGGTAGGTCGCAACCCATAAATTATTAGGACATAAGCCCTAACTACAAGAGCCCCGAAGGGCTCCTGTGTGTTAAGGTTTATAATAGTTCTTGCAATACTCCCACAGATCAGGAGCGATTATGACGGTAACAACAATAGCTGTGACAAGAACTAACATGCTTAAACCACCTTTCCTACTATTTTCTTAAATTTATTAAAGGGACAAATAACCTCAAGTTGGGATCTTGTTGCTCTTGTGCAACCGACACAAGTAACAACCTTTAATCCTTCTTCGGTACGGACAACGACTAGTTGCCCTACTTCAACAGGATCGTTAGCAAGATACGTGTATTTCTTGCTGTAATTAGAGAAAAGAACCTGAACGGCAATGTAAGTCTGTTCAGGTTCTTCTGTTGTGCTAGGACGCATGTTAGCGATTAGCGGGTTCTTCTTCAACTCAACCCAGCGGCTGTTAGCTTCATTTCGATCTTTAAACGACTCTGTTATATTGCGATAGTAGTAAATGCCACGTTGTTCATCATACGTGATAATAAACATCTTACTTCACCTCCCCAAGCAAAAGGCTGGTAAGATTCCAACAGGCTTTATGGTTGGCATAGTACGCATCGTTATCACCAATAAGATCGATAGCTTCGGCATCAAGACGCTTGATTTCGTGTCGAATGGCATCTTTGTTTGTGACATTGAAGCCAAGCTTTTTCAGACTTGACTTAACGCTGTTCTCCGCAGTATTATTAACTACGGATCTGAGAATAGTGAGAAACTTTGACATGGTGGACAACTCCTTTCAGATCTTGAGCTACAGTTGCCGCTGTAGCTCTTTTATTATTCCCTTTAGCTGGGTTAAGCTGTTACAGTTACGCTAATCTGCAACTAAGCGACAGAGACCAAGCCCTGATTACGAGAGTCCTAACAGAACTCTCGTCTATCAAGGTTTAATCGTATTGCATCGTATCGAAGAACCTGAAACCTGCTTCGTTAAGAAGCCCAGCTTCGTATGCAATTTTTGCGTCGTTTCGACTGTTTATATAGTCAGGAACTTCGAAACCGGACAATTGTCCGGTTTCCCACGCAAGCATCGCATCGTCGAAAGTTTCAATTTCCTTCTCGACACGTTTGCCGTTGACAATGTCGATATAGGTATCAACCATGCCAACACCTCCTAAGCGAATTCCGTGACGGCTTGCCATCATCAGTACGTGGGGAGCCACCACCACGTAGAAGATGCTCCTTTCGGAGCAGAGCTTTTCGGCATTACACGGGTTCAACGTCTGCAACGCAACCATTGCAGTTCTCCATGCACTTGACGAGATCGGCGTCAAAGCCGTGCAGTTCAGCCTGATTCGCCATATCCAGAGCGAACCAGAAGTGAACTGACTTGTGCATGAACTTCCAGAAGTTACGAGCATCTTCAATGCTCATAACGTAGTCAAGACGACGATTGGCGTCCTCCGGGAACGCCATAGACGCAAGGTCAGGCTTCATAATAACCTTAACCTTGTCGCTCTTTACGTCGCGGTAGCTGTTGTCGTCTGACATTACGTCAAACTCCCAAGTCTTACCGCGAAGATGCTCAACAGCAAAAGTAACTGTATAACGAGCATCAGACGCAACAACGGGCAGCTGGGACTTCACGATATAAACTTTCTTCATACGGGGCACCTCCAACAAATTGTTTTTTTATCCTTATCGCGGATTAGACGGCTGGCTAGGCAACCCTCATTCGCCTGTTGTACCCGATAGCCAAGGGTGCTGCTACCGAATTTACGCTGAAAAACTTTCAGCTTTTCGAATTCATATATATAAGTTCTCCACCAAACCAGTTTTCAAAATCCAACATCTACGTTTTAAGACCTACAAAAAAACAGAGTTTCAAACATATTTCTTAAAACTCTTTCCGTGTCTCTTAAAGAAACTTATATAAAACAAAAATCTAAAAAGGGAAAAATATACATTTTTGTATATTTTGATACCGTGTCTTTCTAAGTTAGGTATAAGGGAGAAGTATATACTCCTTCCCTATTTTGATTAACTTAAAGGAGATTATTTTTATGGACAACGAAGTTAAATTAGATGTTCCCAAGCAAGTGTTCGATAAAGAGTATTCCACACAATGGAAACGTGAAGTCCAGTTTTTAGAAGATAAAGGTATTAACTATACCTATGCTAAAAAACATTTTAAGTATCCGATTATCAGATATAAATATACTAAGACACCGGAGCTCTTTTTAGCTTTAGCAGAATTTTATAATCAAGTCAGGCATGAACAAACAATGAAAAAGATCGATAAGACAACTAAAGAGTTAACTCCTTTAGAAACAGGCTGTATCGAAGTTAAAGAATCTGATTTAACAGAAGCTGAAAAGAAAACCGTAAGTTTTCAAATTAACGAGCAGGAAATTGAAAACTTAATTCAAGACGATACAGAGTGAATGTTATGCCTTACATCGTATCGAAACCAAAAAAAACAAACCCTCCTGCTCAAACCCGTATGTGCATACACTGCGGGCAAACAAAACCTTTGTCGAATTTTTTGTCGAACAGAGACTGGGTTAGTAACGGAAATAAGGACGCATGGTGTAAACAATGTCTTGCTAAGATAAGAACAAAAGACGAAATGCGTAGATACTTCTGGGAAAACAATCGAATGTGGAAAGAAAATGTTTGGGAGAACGCTCTTAAACAGGCAGAATTAGAAGCTGCTAAATCAACTGTTTATCAGAAGTCTAACGAAGATCGCCGTGCTGTTTTATTAGAATCGATAGCTTGCCCTATTATGCCTTCGTTGTTTAAGTTAACTCAGAACTATAAATACGAAGAACATAAAAAGGATGCAAATACAAACGACTACGACGAAGCAAAAGAAAACGGACAGATTGTAGAATCAGAACCGCAGAGAGCAAAGGATAAAAATTTAAAAATCTACGACGAGTTCTTCAACGGAGAATTTAAACCTGCGGAACTAGAGTATCTTAAAAACTATTACAAAGGTTTAGAGCAAGACTTCGATCTTTCGGATACTTCTCTTAGAGATAACGCTAAGAAAGTTGCTAAAGCTTCGTTGTTAGCAGATAAAGCGCAAAACGATTATATGTCCGGCAAATGCAATTTGCAGGATGTTAAAGACGCTATTGCGCAGTACGACCTATTAATGAAGACTGGTAACTTTGCCGCGTGCAAGCGTAAGCCCGGAGATAAAGGTGGTTTGGGCTCATGGGCTGAAATTTGTTTCCAGCTTGAAACTACAGGTCATACGATGCAAAGAAAAATAGAATGGGAAAAAGACGATGTTGACAAAACTATAGAAGAATTTAGATATATTGTTGAGTCTCTTGGTCTTGACACGATATAAGGAGTGAATCTTTATGGCAATGCCAAGAATGGGTGTTATTACAGACTGGAACTTAGTTGAAGAACAAGTACAGTTTTATCGTGAACACTTAGATGTTTTTTTGGAGGATGCTTTTCCTCCGACGAAACTTACAAGAACTCAACATGTCATGGTTCGGCAAATAGGCAATTGTGTCGACTCTAAGGATACTTGTTCCCGTGGATATGGTAAGACTTGGATTGCAGCTTTTGCCGCGTTTGGTTTAGGGGTTCTATACCCTGGCACTCCTGTTGGTATTATTTCAGCTACCGCTATGCAAGCCACATTAGCATTAGGAAAGCTAAAGGATATAGCAAACCAAAATCCGCACGTTGCGAACGAAATACAAGCGTCCAACTCCAAGTCTTTAGTGCAAGTGTCCAAGGATAGTTCTAAATGTACTTTAAAGAACGGAAGCACCTTGGAAAGCGTTTCTTTGTCAAGCGCTCGTGGTCACCGTTTTAAGATTGTTATAGTAGACGAAGCTTTGGATGTTGACCAGACCGAACTGGAAGCAATCGTTAATCCTACAAGAAACGCAACAAGAGGATTATGCTTTTCTTATGGTTTTAAAGACTTTCAGTCTAAAACAATAACCATTACTTCTGCATGTGAAAAATCAAATCAATATTATGAAGCATTTGTAAAAGACGTTAGAAGAATGGCTAAAGGCGATCCTACGGTTTTTGCATGTGCTTTAGACTATCGTTCTGCCGCCGCAAACGGAATTACTGATATTGATTTCTTTATGCAAGAAAAAGAACGTATGCCTGATTTAATTTTTCAAATGGAATATGGTTCTAAGTTTGTTGGAGCAAATTCTAATTCGGCGTTTCCTTTTGACCTTACAAGTCCATGCAGGACGTTGGAACAAGTTGAAATGGAACAGCCAAAGAATTCCAAATCCAGATATGTGATATGTCTGGATATAGCTACTTCGCAAGCAAAAGGATCTGATAACAGTATTCTTTCTGTTGAAAAATTTACAGAACGAAGCGATGGCTCTTTTGCAAAGAAACTGGTTCATATTAGAAGCTATAACGGTAAACCGTTAGACTTCTTAGCCGAGGAAGTACGAAAGTATTATCACCTTCGTTTTCCTAATACAGAGAAAATAATATACGATGCGCGTGGATTAGGAGACAGCTTTGACCGTTTCTTTGATAAAGAATGGATCGATCCTGTTTCAGGAAAAGAATATCCTCCTTTGGTGGTGGACGATCAATCATTGACTAATCCTGACGCTGAACAGGTTTTACATCCATTTAGGGCTGTAAACCAGTTAAATCAACGTATATATACTAACCTTCGTGTTGCTTTGGAAAAACGTACAATTGAACTTCCTATGAATGAAAGAACAATGAGAGCAAAGCAACAGGAAATTGATGATCCAAACAAAAGACTCAGTACTGAAGAAATGGCTGTATTCTTAGAAGCAGACGCTCTTCAGTTTGAGATGGGAAATATTGTAGAAAAAACTTCAGCTTCTGGTAATAAAACATATGACGTTCCTCGTGCAAACCAGCATAAGGACAGATATTCATCATTGGCTATGGCTAATGACTATATATCTGAACTTGAAAAAGAAAGCGTAAAACTTCATAAACGGGGACCTGTATGTGTAGGCATTACCGGAGGTTTCGACGACTTTGAATCTAAACGAATCGCAAAAACGTTTGGACATTTTTAACGAAAGGGGCTGAGTCCCGATGGGCTTATTAGACCGACTGTTTGGTCGAAACGAAACAACTGTGGCAACTCCGCCCCAGAAGAAGATAACTGCGGTTGGGGCAGGAAAAGAACAGGATCAGGAAACAATCCAAAGCTTTTCTAACTCCAACTTCACTTTTAGCGGAGAATTGTCGGAATACGATTATGTATCAATTCTTCGTAATAAACAGGACAACATACAAAACTTTTACCAATTAGCTGATTATTATACAGACGCAGATCCAATTGTTCATGGTATCGTTAAACATGTATATGTTCCCTTTTCTACCTGTTCAGATTGGTATCTTACAGGTTCCAAGAAAAAGACTTACGAACTGTACGAAGAACAATATAAGCGTATGCGTTTAAGAGAAAAAATAGACGCTATTATGCTTGAAATCTGGAAATATAACAACGTTTGTTGTTATCTTAAAGACGGAGATCTTATTACTTTACCTCCGAATAAGTGGCGTATCGGTAATACAATGTTTAACGGAACTCCTATTATTGATTTCGACTGCCAAAGTATTATTAACGATATTCAACAAAAAGGTTATAGCGTTAAAGAAAACTATGTTAAGGATAGTAATGTTGATTATATTTTAAAAGGTTATCCAGAAGAAATTCAGAAAGCTGTTAAGGGTAATCAACAATATGCGCAGCTTGATCCGGCAAATACATTTGTTTTACAAGGATCTAAAGAAAGCTGGCAAAGATACGCTATTCCTTTTATTGCGTCCGCACTTAGGGCTCTTGCTAAAAAAGAGCTTATTTCAAGCTACGAGGATGCGATGCTTAATATCGGTAAACGTAGTTTTGTGCATGTTAAATATGGCGAAAGCTCAAAGATAAACGATGTTCTTCCAGATCAACCGCAATTAGCTGCTGTCCGTAAGATATTCTTATCTGCAATGAGCGGTACGCCGCTAGCTGTTACAAATCATTTAGCCTCAGCAGAAACTGTCCAGTTCGACATGGACGATTTATTCCAATGGGATAAATACAGAAACGTTAACAACGATATTCTTTCTGCAGGCGGTATAAGCGGTGTATTAGTTACAGGTATATCTGAAGACGGTTCTACGTTCGCTTCTGCTCAGGTTTCTACTCAAACAGCAGAAGCTCGTATTAATGCTGTTCGAGATGAGTTCTGCGACATGATGACACAAATCAATAAACGTTTAGCAGAAAGCATTCCGGGAACATATAACTTAAAAGAAACACCTGAATTTCATTTTCAGCCGCTTTCTATCGAAGGTAAAAAAGCTCTTCGTGAAAAGGCCATTGAGCTTTGGGAGAAGGGTGTTATTTCTACGAAGCATATGCTTGATATTAACGGATATTCTCTCGAAATCGAAAGAGAAAATCGTGAAAACGAGAAGAAAGATGGTACAGATCAGGTTATGTTACCGAGAGAGCTTGGTAATACAACTTATGTAGATAATTCAACAAGCAGTACAAATAATAAAGTCGGACGCCCTAAAAAGGAAGACGACGAACGTACATCCGATCCAGAAGCGGCAGTAAGAGGTAAACAGCCCAAGCCGAGCAATCCAGAAGGATCTATGGATGACGAGACGTAAAAGCTTTGCGCGTCTATAAATAAAGTCAAGAGCAGTAATGGTTTGTTGCGCCTGAATGCAACGTTGTTGCGGTTACGATATCCCTATAAAATCGATTTATTTAATAGTGCTACCAGCGCCTCTTCAAAACTTTCATAGGTAAGATTCCTCCTCCTTAAAAATTTTATTTGTAATGCGCACCTTGGTAGCGGCTGGGCATCCTTTGTGTATAAGTCCCAGCATTTTTTAATACATCCACCGAAAGGTGTTTGTATAGATTAGCCTTGCGCTCTTTGTCTCCCACCACTGAACGCAAAGCAAAGGGAGAATGGTTATGAGCAAACTTGTCTTTGCGTCTACCATTTCCGAAATCCAGCAGTCGGATGTTTTTATGACTGTCAAGGCTCGCATATGCGAAGCTCCTGAGGCTAATCTTAACGGAGCAAGAGTTACCGAAGCTTTCATCGATGAAATTGTAGGTAATGAAGCGCGGTATGTAGGTCTTCCGCTTTATGCGGACGTCAAGGCTCTGACTAATGGAAATTATAATCGCCTTGGTCATCTGTACGATGTCAGAACAGGCGAGTTCCATTCAACGCAGATCGGAAGTTTTTATCAATTCGAAAAACAAACTATACAGAACGGCTGTGCTTTGGTTGGATACGCTCGTATTCCAAAGCGCAACAAAAAGTTAAGCAAAGCAATATCCGAATTATTTGCCGATAATGCTCTGAAATTTTCTTTCGAACTTTCTGTTGGTGAGTACACCGAACTTGATGATGAAACAATTCTGATCGATGCGTCTGAAAACAACTATTTGGAAGGCACAGCCATTGTGACCTATCCCGCCTGTGAAGAAGCTGTGGCACTTGAATTAGTAGCACAGAAGAACACAGATGAAACCAGAAAGGGTGAAAGTGAAATGGCAGAAGTCGAAACCAAGGCTGAAGTCGTTGAGACCGAAGCCACACAGCCTGAACTGGCTGAAGAAGAAAAGGTTGAAACAGAAGATAAAGCTGAAAATGCCGAATCTGAAGAAGAAACCGAAAATGCAGCCTGCAAGAAAAAGGAAAAGGCTGAAGAAGAAACTGCTGAAAGCACAGAAACTGCTGAGGCAGAAAACGCAGCTGTTGTAACTCGTGAATATCATGAAGAACGTCATACCAGTGTTGCATACGATACAGAAACTGGCAAAGAAGTTAGCCAGACTGTAACGATTGAAACATGCAGTAATGATGTCCAGGAAGGTACTCTGGTTGAAACAGTTGATGGTATTCATGTTGCAGAAGCGGATGGAGACGGCGCAGGCGAATCTGGAGACGGAGAAACTAGCGGTGAAACCAACAATTCTGAAACACAAAATGGGGATAATTCCGGTGAGTCCGGTGATTCAGGGTCTGGCAACGACCAGAGCGAAACCGAACCTGCTGCTGAAGAAGACCCACCTGTTATTAATGTAGAACAGAAAAAGACCGCTGAACAGTTAATTGCAGAAATGCTTGACATGATTAGCGAGCTTAAGTCTGAAATCGCTGAGCTGAAAGAGCAGAAGCAAATTGCCGAAGCGAAACCAGTTGTAGGCGAAATCAATCCGTTTATGGGTGATCTTAATGCAACAGGGAAATATTCTCTGCTTGAAAAAGAAACCAAAACGGCGTCTTATTCTCTGCTTGAAAAGGCTTGAGAAAATCTAAATGAAAGGTATGACTAGCTATGGCTGGATATATGACAAAGCTTCAGGGTTATGTTTATGAAGGCACTCTGAAGAATGGTGCTGCTAATCCTGTGCCGAATGGTCTTATCATGGATCAGGGTTTAGCTTCCACAACTCCTCCTACCAATGATGCACTGGTTCTTCCGGCTGCTGATACTGGTGCGAAGTTCCTTTGCATGGAAGTTACCGATATCTATGGTGGCATGACTGCCTATCGTTTTCAAGTTCAGGAAATTGGCAAGCGCCATTTCTTAGTTGAAAACGAACGTCAATTTAATGTTGAAGATTATCAGGAATACGACAAGCGTAATTATACGCAGCCTGTCGGTGAACTGATGCGGGCTCACGCTCTGTTACTGGGCGAAGAGTTTGTTACTACCTGCGTGACCGGAACGCCTACTGCTGGTGCTGTGTACACCCTGAAGGCTGACGGTACAATTGGTTAAGGAGGTGAATTGCAATGGCTGAAATTAGGGTTGATAAGGACAGCAAGCTCATTAAAGTAATGGCTGCTCAGGTCCGTAATGAACGGGTCGAATCCGACAAGGTCGAAGAGGCTTCCGCTATCGTCAACGAGCTGGCTCAGGATATGTCTCCTCAGCATCAGCATGAAATTGGTCAGATTATTGCGTTCACCATCAATGAACTGCAACAGAATTCTCTGAATTTCATCGAGACTTTTGCGGATGTGCGTAACGTAGCTCTGGGTGACCGTCCCATGTATCGCATGAAGACTGCTGGCATCAAGGCGTTTATCCAAGCGACTGGTGCTACCACCGCTCGGAGCTACGTGACTGATCGTCAGTTCTCTATTAATACTTTCGAAATCGCGAGCCGTCCGGCTATCAATATCTGGGACATTCGTATGAACCGGATCAATATGCCTGACCTGATTCGTGATGCAAACAAAGAATTCACTATGCTGAAGCTGAAGTATGTTGAAAAGGTTCTGCATGATGCTCTGTCCAGCGGTGCTTACAGCACTCCGTTCTACGGCACTGGTACTGGTATCGTTAAGAACACTATCGACGATCAGCTGATGTACTTTAAGCGGCTTGGCGGCGTAAGCCTTGTTGGTGACGCTGCTGCTGTTGAAGGTCTGTTTGCTCTGTCTGGCGCTCCTGTTAACAACAATAGTGTTCAGTATAGTGGCAGCATGATCGATGAGAAGAATAACAATGGCTACCTTGGTCGTTACAATGGCGCTGCTGTTATCTCTATGATCAATGCTTATGAAGATGGCAAGACCACTCCGATCCTGAACCCCGACTGGATTTACATTATCTCTGCCGGTGTGTCCAACGATCAGAAGAACCTGAAGGTTCTGAACGAAGGTCCGACCTATAGCATGACTCAACAGACTATCGATGATCATACGTTTGAAACTGAACTGACTCAGCGCTTCGGTGCTGCGTTTGTTGTTGGTTCCATTCCCACCATCGGTGCGTATGAGATCGGCTAATCATTATTTGGTTTTACGGGAAGCGAGCTTTACGGCTCGCTTCCCTATTTTTGATATTTTTATTTCGATGAAAGGTATGAAGGAATTATGATTAACGGAGATGCGAGATATCGCGTATATAATCGTTGTAACCACGCTATCGGTGTTTATGTTAACAACGGTCAACAATCTTTAAATATTAAACCGGGCAGCTTTGCCGTGCTGTCTGTTAACGATATTCTCTATATAGAGAGTATTTGTACTCATCGTAAATTCTTCTCAGGAAAAATGTTAGTTCCTGTAGATGATAATGGCAAAGACTTAACACTTGAAGATGTAGGCGGATTCACGGATGAATCTACGGCTGTACATCATAACGCCAAAGAAATTGAAGCAAATCTTAAAAAGCCTTTTAATGCTTTTAAGTCTTGGATTAACAAGATTGAAGATCCTGTTGAAATCCATGAAATTTGGGAAGTTGGCAAAAAGATGGACCTTCCAGCAAGCAAGTTGAAGGTTCTGAATGCTAAAATGCCCAATCGTGATCTTCTCGAAGAAGAAGAGAGCGAACAATAATTTAGAAAGGAGTGGCTGATGTGTACAATATTCAGGAAACAGCTGATCAGCTCAAAGAAGAGTTAGATTGGCAAAGTACACCTACGCCTATGTATCCAGAAGATTTTGTAAAAATCGTAGTATGGGCAATTAAAAGGTTTTTTGTTGACGTCAACCACCCTAATAGTTATGACCGAACTTTGTTTACAACTGACGAAGAAGAAAATGTTTGTTATGATCATGATTTTGATATTGTCCAAGAAGAATACATTTATATTCTTTGCAAGTTAAATTTTTATCGTAAAGTTTTTAACGATGTTGCTGGTGATGCAGCTATGAGTTATACAACAGATGCGTTATCTGTAACAGGAGCAAAAGAGGGATATAAATCGATACAACAGGAAATCGATGATCTCGAACTTGATCGGATTCGTGTTTTTCATAAAATGATGGCTCGTGATACAAACGAGACTTAAGGGTGAAAGTAAATGAGTGATTTTAGAGTGAAGATCGAATATAAAAATAAAGATCTTGAAACTGTAGTCGAAAAAGAATATGACTTTATCGACTATACAGAAATGCTCAGTTTAGAGTTAAAACGTATACTAATGGATGTAGAAGATGCGTTTTATTATTTTTCAGGAAACAAGCAAAAACAAGACTGGTCTCCTGAATTAGTAGAAAGGTTTCAAAAAATTAGACATAAGCTTTTAGATCAAGCAAATGCTGTTAGACGATTGCCTGAAAATCTTTCTTTTAAGGGCGTGAAAGCTACAACAATGCCTTTTAGTGAATATCTTGCAAGAACAATGAAATGAGGTGGCAATATGTCTATTCCCTATGTACCGCAAGGTACTACCAAGCGGTTTAGGGTCCCGAGGACGCTTGCCGCTGACTTTGATAAATTCTTAGAACAGGATATTCCAGATACGAATATGGATTTTGAACTTCTTCATAATTGGTATGACCAGTTTGAAAAAGACTATAAGCCGACATATATTCGTGGAGAAATATATCCAGATTCTACAAAGAGTCGATATGAAAATACAGATAATAATATGAACATCAGATGTTCTCGCTCAAGCGGAATACGAAAAGGTGATATGCTTATTGAACCAGATAATACGGTTTACATATTAGACTGGGAAGTTCATCTTCAATCGAATAATGCTCCTTCTCGTGCTTTACGATGCAATATGATGTTAAATATTGAACGATTTAAAGATGCAGAAGTCGATGATTTAGGTTATGTTAAACGTGGATCTAAATCAGGCAAAATTAAAATTGTTGACAGGCTTCCATGCAATGCTTTCCGTTACGACGGAAGACCTGAAGATGTTACTGTGTCTGGGACACCCGGAGAAACTGTTAATGCTTTGACTATATTTACAACTCAATACAATCCTAAAACTGCCCAAATTCATATAAAAGATGAGTTTGAGTGGGGAAATGAAACATATTACATTGTTGATATAAATAGAGTAGGCATAAATATTTTTGGCGAATATGGAACGTTAAAGTTTCATGCAAAGAAAAAGCCGGGTGGTATACATGGGTACTGATTTATACTCTATTTTTGGAGATACATCTTTTTTGTATTTTAAAAATGCATTATACGGAATGATGAGAAACGAATTAACTATAAGTGCATCTGCTGCTAGTACTGAAGAAGATAAAAAAATATATAATATGCTAACTCATTATTTATCTGCAGAAGTTAAGTTTGGAATTGGAGCAATTAAAGCAAAGGCTGAAATTGATATAGCTAAACTATCTGTTGATTTTTTATCTAAAAATAGAGGGTTAGTTGATTTAATAAACGATAATTTTGACAAAAAAATTTCTTTTTTTATTGAGTCTGAAATTTACAATATGCTTGATTGGACAGATGTCCAGCAACGGTTTATTGAATCAGCACAGCCAGAAATAATAGAAGAATTATCTACTTTATTAGGAGGTATTTCATAATGTTAGGCTGGGTTAATGCTTGGAATAAAATTATTCGTGACGTAATCTGGCGCGACTACGAACTTAAACGTCTTATGAAAATACCGCCTAAAACTGGTATTCTTCAATTTTGTGAAAGATACTTTATTCGCGCTGGTTTTACAAATGAATTATTAACCGATGAAGTATGTAGGATCATATATTCAGATGAACAGGGAAGTGACACAAATGTTCCTAATGTTCGTAGAAATATGATGACATTCGATATTTATGTTAAACAAGAAGAGATGCATAACGTTGGAGACGATAGATTAATAAGTAGAGCAGATCTTATTGCAGAAAAAATCTATCACGATTTAACAAGTCAGCGTTATATTGCAGATACTGGTTATCGGTTTTGGATAGCCGGAGACTGGGATCTTGGAACCCGTACTGTCGGGTATATTCGAAAATCAATTGCTTTCTATTACATGAAGGTTTATTGAGAGCCTTGAGTCAGGGCTAATACTGGCATCAAAGGTTATATGAAGGACCTCATCGTATAACCGCAACTGAAACTTGTGGGAGAGAATTGGTTGTTGTTATAAATATACAAAAGCGAGGTCATGTGTTATGGCTACTTATGTTAAAGAGTTTAACGGATACGTTGCCGACGTGCCGCGGCTGTGGTTTAAACGCTGCGATGGTCGCGTGTTCTATTTCGATGAACTCACTAATGCGACCGTAACGCCTCAGGTTAACTATACAGAAATTAACGCTGGTTGGTCTCTGTATCCTGTGGCTTATTTACCCGGTCAGTCCACCTAAACAATCTCTTGGGCGGACTATAAATTACTCTTCTAAACGGGGAAACTCCCATTGGGACAATCCCGTGCTAAGAACAGAAATAGGTGGTTATATGATTATTTATTGAAACTGGTGTTGAATATGAATCTGCAGCAGAAGCTCAACGTCAAACCGGGGCAGATGCAAGTGCGATTATAAAATGTATCAGAGGAAAACTTAATAAAACCAATAATCTCCATTGGATTTCTGTTTGAATGTGTAACGACTAACCGAAAGGTGTAGGCCCAAGCGGGTCGAAAAGAAGAGCCCCTATTTAATAGGGTGAAGAGATAGTCTGAACTGCACAGCAATGTGCAGCAGCTTAATAAGCGGGCTGAGGTTAGCGCCCTCAGTTGAACAAAATGTTGAGATGTCCATTACTTCAGGTAAGTTTGAAGCTGACCTGTTTGTTATGGCGAATGCTACCAACTTTGAAACGAACGAACATTATCAGATGCCAATTACTGAAATTCTGACCGTTGACGGCACGAACGAAGTTGATTTAGCAAAGATTCCAATTACAGGTTCTGTTTCTATTGCTGGGCTTGAAGAAACAGCGCAAACACCTGTTAAAGGAAAGTTCAAGGTTGATACATCTGGCGAAGTCGCTAAGATTATCTTCTTTGCAGGCGACGTTGAAAACGATGTTGCTGTTTCTTATTTCTATTCTGTAGAAGCTCAAGAAGCAAACATTGACAACCGCAGCTCCGCTCGTGGTGAAGCGATCATGAAATATCCGGTTTACGGTTCTGGCGAAAACTGCACAGATAGCTCTATTATCGGTTATGTTCTGGTTCGTGTTTACAATGCTCGTGTTACGCAGGCTCCGGGTTTCGATGCGTCCTACAAGACTGCGAATACCTTCGGCTTCACGCTGGCTGCTATGGATGCCAAGCGCCCTGACGAAGCTACCTATTCTATCGCCTTTGTTGGCAAGAATGCTTAATCTAAAAGGTTTTAAAAGGTACCAAGGATTAAGAACAGGGGGGTACCTATATGGTACCCCCCTTTTTTATTTTTTAGACAATAGATGTCTAAACAGACGCAAAAGCGTCTTTGAAGGGAGAAAGGGTTAATGACTAAATTTCCAAATATAAGCAAATTAAAAGAATTACCAGAAGAAAATATTGTTGATAAAGAAAAACCTGCAGCGGTTGAATTGAATAAAGAACAACCGAGTCAAACTCCTACAATTAATACTATTCCGCAAGAATCTGTAAGAGTTGAAACTATACCTAAAGTTTCTCCGGAAAAAGAGGAAAAACCATCCGATTTATTAGAAGAAAACTGCGTAATGGTAGGAGATCAAAAAATAGAACTTAAACCTACCAAGCTTAAATACTTTCGAAATAAAGCTGCGTCTGCTTACGGAATTATCAAAGCCATACCTTTACATGAGTTCTTAACCTATGGAAAAGGCGTTTTAGATGAACGCCGCGATGCAGACCAATTATTATATGATTTTCTTGTTGCTGCATTTGATAATTCTACTTTAGTCAGAGATAACTATGACAACTTAGATGCAGAGACAATTGACCGTATTTGTAAAATCTTTGGGCGTCTTAATCATATAGACGAAAAAGAAGAAGCAGCAAGAAAAAACAAGGAAGCCCAGGCGAAGCATTAAGTTTAGATGAGGCGGCAGCTGCCGTAGCAGCTCACCTGGGCGAGGTAGACGAAAACAAAATAAACAATATGGCTTATATATGGTTTAATGCAGTATTAGAAGCACTAGGAAAACGGTTAAATTATGAGTCCATTTCTAATCTATATGGAAATAGCTTTGCAAAGGATTCTTCAAAAATTATTCAAGCAGCTAATCCGCTTATTAAAAATGGTGGAAAAACTAATACTGGTGTTATGGGACTTATGGGTCAAATTAAAATTATTAAAAGTGATGATAAAGCATCAGCAAAGAAAGCTGCCGAAAAACAACTTGGTGGTGGCAGTCTTGATTGGGCTGAAGGTCTATTTTAAGGAGGAAATAATATGGGACGCAATAACTCTTTATATACTTTATATAAAGAAATGGTTGAAGGTTTTCAGGCAAAAGAAAACGGATTGTTTGAGCATGGCGCTCGTTGCATAATGGATTTAGATCCAAATAATCCATTTCAGGAAAATAGCGATGATGCTGAATTATTTTTTCAGATGAAATTAAGTTATACAAGATGGAAAAATCATGGACCAGAAGCTAAACTTAATTATCGTAAACTGTTAGATTATGCGCGAAAGTTATGCGAATCACATCCTGAAAATCCTTATGTTTTCGACAAAGAAGAAGCGAAACGTGAGCTTGAAGAACAAAAGGAAAAGGAACGTGAAGCAATTAGAAAACTTGAAGAAAAACGTGAAGCAGAAGAATTAAAACAAAAAGAAGAAGCAGAAAGACAAAAGAAACTTGAAGAAGAACAGCAGAAGAAAAAAGAAGAAACAGACGATATTAAATATGTTCTTTATAAAATGACAGAAGCATATAATTTAAAAGATAGCGACAACGTGAGACAATATGCTGTTCATTTAATGGATATTGCCTTAGAAAATCCTTTTGCTGATGAGACTCCTGAGTATTTTAAATTCGAAGAAATGAAAGAAGTATATTTAAAGCATAATATTCGTAAAGTTCATCTATTAGCGGAAGAGCTTTGTCAGATTATTAATTATACAGAAGTCGAACCTAAAGAGATTAAAAAAGTAAAAACAGAAGAACCTGAGAAAATTCTCGGAATCCCGGAAGAAGAAAAAGAAAAGAAATCTTGGTTCAAATTTTTACATCCTTGGAGGTGAGAATAATGACAGTGCGTGATCTCATAAAAGAACTACGTGACCTGCCACAGGATTTACCTGTAGTTACTGATTATAAAGAGATTACTGATATAGCTGTTGATGATAATTTTTATTTTTTGGACAAACATAATAAAAACGGCTATGACGTCAGTCCTGCTGTGATATTGGGGTGATATTATGACAATTAAAGAATTAAAAGAAATTTTGGAAGTGTATCCAGAGGACAGTATTGTTATGTATCGTCACAACAAGTTTGGCAGGATCGATATCGATGAAATAGATTATAAAGAAGAAGAATTGCTTTCTGGAGAAAAAATTAAAACTTTAACTTTAGAAGCAAGTTTTGAGGAGAGTTAATATGTTATATACAGAGTTTATTAACAAAGTAAAGGAAGAAACAATCATTCAGGCGGATAATGGATTTTGGTATCTTGAACCTGATTGGCGACATATTATGTATACGTTAAAATTAGATCCAGCTCAGGTTACTGACTATACTTTTGGCTGGACTGAAATTGAAAATATTTTAATGCTTGAATCTGAAAAACGAAATGTAATTGAATCTAAAAAAGGAAAAGTTGTTGAATGGATTTATGATATTATTACAACTAAGATTGAACCAGCTATATTAGAAGAAGAAACAGATTATATTAAAGCTGTGACGGATTTTATGAAACAAAATCATATTACAAAAGAAAATGAAGATGCAGAATGGAATAAATTTAAAGAAACTTAACGGGGAGTGCCTTTTATGGCACTCCCCTATTTTTCATAATTGATCTTCATCATTTGAGTTAATTAAACACATTAACTCATTTTGATCCTCATCTCCGTAGGATTCTTTTTGTCCTTGCAGCATTGTTTGGGCTGCTTTTTTTAACCATTCAGGTTCGAAGTCTTCTTCGAACTGTTTATCTTTGTTTTCTTTTTTCATATATATTATCTCCTTTCGTATATAGTTTACACACAAAAGGAGTGAAAGTCAAAATTCGGAAATTTCAGAGTTTATCTGTTTATATATAACTAAACTGAAAAGGAGAAATATTTATGCCGTGGAATGAAATTAAACTTAATATATCTGCTAACATGGACTTTGGAGATGCGAAACAACAAATTAGTACCATTAAACAAGGCATTGATGGATTAAAAACAAGTATTTCGGAAATGCCAAATGTTAGTAAAATTCTTGATAATTCATTTGAACGTTCAGTTACTGTTGTTGACGCATTAAATGACAAATTAGAGAAGCTTCAAAATAAAACATATTCTTCCGATGCTGAGCGTGTTGCGCTTGAGCGTGGTGCAAATAATAATATTTTAGAGCTTAATGCTTTAAGAGATGTTCAGCTTGGTACAACATCTTATAGTGCGCAAATAGCAAAACAATGGTTTGGAGATCTTCCATCTGCTGTGCAACATCAGTTTGATACTATTGCTCCACAATTAACTTCTATCGTTCGGAGTAGAATAAGTAGCTTAAGTAAAGCAGGCAGTTCAATTCTCTCAAAAGACGTAGGACAAATTGCAAAAGAATTAACAGGCGGAACTAACCCAACAAAAATGGACCCTGCAATAAGAGGTTTATTAAACAAACATGGCTTATCTAATACAGATGCTGAATTCAACCTTGATAGGATGATTGAGTATCTTATTCCGTCTATTACTCCAGCTAACATGAATAAAATTTACCAGAAGGCAAGATACGGTCATGTTAGACAAAATGTAAGTGCTGGGTTATATACAGGTAAACCAGAAGACTTATTTCCCGAGTCTTTCAAGGCAACTTTCAGATCTCAGGGCCGGGACTTTCAGACGTTTGATAAGTCATATCAGTCGATGGTGCTCGACACTGCTTATAGAAAACAGCTTGATAATATTCTAAAAAACAATTCTGTTGCAGTAAAAGCTGCAATAGCCTCTGGTATTAGCAGAAGAGATGAACGTGGCGTACTTGAAACTAAAGACGAAATTTCAAGATCTGAATGGGAAGGATTTAGAAAAGCTTTATATGATGATCTTTTAGTTAGAGTTTCTGGTTATAAGGGCAATGCTATTGATGCATATAAAGCAACAGGATCAGATAAAAGAACGTTAATGCAACGTTTAACATCCTCTACGTCAGGCAGAGCAATGCTTGCCATGCAAGACATTGAAGGTATGGAAGATACTCGTGCATGGACAAATTCTGCCAATCCTAACACGTGGAGTAAACTTCAAGGAGAAGGCAAACGTATTCAAGATCAGCTTGTAGTATCTAAATATTCTCCATTTACAGGCGATAAAGTTGCATTAGGCGATCCTAGGAGTGTTATGATCTCTGAAAGTCATAATACAAGACTTTTGGGTGGCGGTAAATGGAAAAACAACCAAGACGTGAGCGATACAATTCGTATTGTATCATTAGCTGGATATGATGCGAAAAATCCAGAACATCAAAAGTTTTTAGAAAACCTTTTTAATCCAAATGGCGCTCAATTAGGCAATGCCAAGTTTATCGCACAGAGTATTCATGGCACAGGTCAGGACACTATTGTTCGTATGATTGAGCAAAATGCTTTTAATAGAGTTAACGAGCAAGAAGCGGAATGGATTAGAAACCATCCTGATGAAGCTGTTCGTGGTATTCGTGGTACATATTGGCGCGGTTTCGACGACGCAGAAATAGATCGTTTAATTCAAAACGGCGTTGGCGGTAAAGATGGTATTACTGCACAGAAGTATGGTAAGCATCTTGAAATGCTTAACAAAGCATGGACGAATACATCAGACCTTGGGATAAATATAGACGGTAAACGTTTTGCTGTAGTTGATACAAGTCGGTTAAAAGATCAACTTGGCGGAGTGTCCCCCGGAGACGGCGGTGCTTTCTTTGCAAGTTCAGTTATGCCACATTCTGGTCAATTCAGAGGCGGAGTCGGTCTTAAAGGTTCTGCGTTTGTTTTTGAAGGGAACGACTTAAGAGCGTTTGGCAAGAAAACTGGTTTACTTGACGAACAAGGTCGTTTAATGGCTCCTGGTCCGAACGGCGAATTATTTAATATCGCAGATTATCAAGGATATATACCGATGGATGTTATTAAGAACCAAGGTGTTCTTAAAGACGAAAATGGTAATTATGTATCTGGCGATATCGCAAGTAGAAGGTTCACCGCATTATTACAGCGTCATCCTATGAGTTATCATGCTGACTATGACTTAGATCAAGTTGCTTCAGATAACTTAGGTACTCAGATGTCGTCTTTTATGATGTTTTCTCCTGAATTAAGACAACATCAAATTGAAATGGCAATGAGGCGAATGCAAGAACTTGATACCGAAGAAGGTCAGTTGAAATATGTATTCGGCAATAAAGAAGACTATCTAAGTCGAAAGGTTAATCCTTTATTCGGTGGCAATTCACAGTTATTAGCGTCAACAGAAGCTCGTTCACGAATTGATAATATGCGAGCTTCTCTTTACAACGACTTAATTGCTGGTAAATATATCAACTTTGACAACGATGACAAAATTGCAAACCTTCGCGCTGCAGCAAGCCCTTTAGCGACGATATTGTTGGCTAAAGATGGGACTGTTCCAGATGCGTCTATTGCGAAAGCTCGCTCATATTTAGACAAAGAAGCAAACGCTCGATTATCCGACCAAGATATTCGAGATATGATCATTTTACCGCAAGGTAAAGTGCTTGACTTTAACAGAAAAGATCAAGCCAATGTAGCGGTTGTTCGCTCTCCTACTGGATACGGCAATATGTACTATGCGCAGAATTTGGCAGCTGACGCAGAACCTATTTATAAAGGATTTGGCATATCAACTTCTACAGGAATGTATGTTTCTGAAAAAGATAGACGAATTCTTCAAGGCATGGACTACGATGCAGACCAAGTAAAAGCAATTTACGATAAAGAACTTGCCGATGCGGTACAAGCTTCTTTAAAACGAATGGGTGCATACAAAGACTCGGATGTTAAAGGTGAAGATATTGTATATACGCCAGAACAATTAAAGAGCTGGTCTGTTCAAAATAGACTTCAAGCAGAACGCAATTTGTATGCGACTATGCCAATGGGTACAGGTTCTTCTGGTATCAGAATAATGCAGGTCGACTATTCAAGACCAGAAAACCAAGCGCTTGTATATGCGGCTCAGAGAATGGCAGGTATATATGATATTGGTTCTACTCCTAAAAAAGCACAAACTTATACTTTAGAAAAAGATGATCCTGTTTGGGCTGCTTTAGGTTTAGGTAAAGAATATACTAAATTCTCAGAAAAGCGTACAGATCTGTTTAAGTTTGACGAAGACATGATCGTATCCCCAGATCGTAAAAACGCTGTAAAAACTCGTGAAGGTACGTATATAGATGCGAGTCATCCAGATATATATAAAGCATCCAATGGAGAATATATCAATTTAAGAGCCCTTAGAGATATGGGCATCGATGAAATTAACTTGCCTTCTAGATATATGTCAAACCATATGATGGCTATTGCTCAAGCAAACCAGCTTTATCGCACAGGCAATGTTGATCCCACTCAAATGGATGCTATATATGAAGCAATGGATAAACAGCTCGGATATGGTGATGCTGGTCCTGAACGCATCAAACTGATGCAGACGATGCGTATGCTTCATCATCAATTTGGCACAGGCGAGAGAGCTTATATTACAAATGATGAAGGTCAATATATTCAAGGCTTAATAAATGCTGCTGCTGCTGAATTGACGTTAGCTGCAGATGATTATAGAGATCCAACTACTGGTAAATTCATGTTAGGCGATAAAGCCTATGACACTAAAGAGCAGTGGGCTAAAGCACAAGAAGCCAGATATGGTATTAGAACTGCAAGAAACGCCATAGATCAATTCGGTATGCTTGAAAGCGATCTTGTTCGTACATATGGCGATGACTTTAGAACTAATTTTGTAAATGCAACAGATGCTGTAGGACAAACACTTGTATCAAAAGTTGTTGAGCTTCGCAAACAGGCTGAGGCATTTAAAGAACCAGAACAACCGAAAGAACCTGCAAAACCAGAAACTGCAATTGTTGCTAACAATAATATCATCAGAGATGAAAAAGGCAATATTGTTTATGAAGATAAAAATACTGGCAATTTGGTTTATGTTGAAAATCCAAAAGCTTCGGGTTCTGCAAGTATGCCTATTCAAGGCGGGACGTCTACAAACCAGTCTGAAAGTGCTGACGCGATATGGGGACCGCAAACGCCTAAAAAAGCAGAGCAAACAGAACAAAGAGAAAAAGTTCTTGCAGATTTAAGTAAATATGAACATGCTTTAGAAGTAGGAAATAGGTTTAACCAGATATTATCAGACACAAGAACCTATGGGGACGAACTTTGGAGAGAGCAAAGAGGAAAAGAGAATAAATTAAATGATGAAAAGACATTGGCAGAACGTCAATATAATTATTTACAATATCGTACTTTTGAAAATTTACAACCCTTAAACGCTCTTGAAGAAGAACTTGCATCTGATGCAGCTTTTACAGGAACAAAAGATTTAGAAGATCAACGTTCGGCTTGGATGTCTCAGATAGCACAAGCAAGAGATAAAGTTACTGAAAACATGCATAAAAGTTTTACAAACGGAATAATGCTTGATGCTAAACAGCTTGAAGATGATATTACAAAAGAATTAAACGGTTTTGGTTTAAGCAAACAAAAAGAGACACTAAATAAATATGATGAAAGAATATCCAAGCAGCAAAATGGTATTACGTGGATGCAAAACCGTCTTGATAAAGGTTTGGTTGATTCTGCATACCAAAAGCAATACGAAGATGCTATTAAAGTCGCTAACCAACGTATTGCAAATGCTCAAGATGCTAGAGCAAGTTTAGCAGCTGAATACACAACACAAAACGAGACGGCTGGCAGACTGGCTTTAGAGTCATTACAGATAAAACAAGGCTTAAAGAGTAAAAATTCTTTATCTGTTATTTCAGCCGCAAGAAAACAAGAGATAAATACTCTTAGAAAGCAAGTTGGTAACCAGTATAATGAAGGTCAATATTCCAAAAATGAATACGATAGGATAAATGAAGGGTTAGACCAGCTTGAAAGAAGAGCTAATCCAGCAATGATTGCTCTTGGTCAGGGTGCCAAAATTCTTAAAACAGAGTTTAAATCAACGTTTGGATATATGTCCAACATGTTTACCAGACGTTTGTTCCAGTCTGCAATTTCAGAGACAACAAACTTTGTAAAACAGTTTGATGCGTCGATGAACACTATTCAGATGATCACTCTAAAAACAGATGAACAAATTTCTACCCTTGGAGATACATTAATCGATAAAGCTAAAGAAATGAAAGTATCAGTAGCTGAGATTACTCAGTCCGCTGCTACACTTTATCGTCAAGGATTAAGTGATCAAGAAGTAGATGAACGTCTTGGTGTTATTTCTAAATTCTCTAAAGTTTCCGGTACAAAAGTAGATGCCGCAACAAAGCTTATTACTGTCGCAATGAATACAGGTCTTGTTTCTCAGGCAGAACAAGCCGCAGATATAGTTACTGCATTGGGCGATAATGCCGCTACAAATGCCGCAGAAATCGAAAAAGGCATTGAAAAGGCTGGTGCAGCTGCTGCCGCAGACGGAACTACTTTTGCACAGCTTTCAGCTATGTTAACTGCTATCACATCTACTACTCAAATAGGTGGTAATGTAGCAGGTCGTACATTAAATACTATTTTTGGACGTATGAATAAGATCGGAACAAACGAACTTATCTACGACGAAAATGGTAATGCTGTAAGTGGTTCTGCTGTTGCAAAGCTTCTTGAAGAAGAAGGCATAAGAATGTACGACGAATACGGAAATAAACGTAGTTCGTTTGATACATTGTTCGCGTTATCTCAAAAATGGGAGAGCTTATCTGATGCTAAACAACAGCAATTTGCTAACGCAATAGCTGGCACAAGACAGTATTCTAACTTTGCCGCTATTATGTCTGGTATGTCAGAAGGTAAAGTTGGTGAATATTTACAATTAGCAGGAGAATCTGAAGGAATAACAGACAGAAAGTATGAGATCTATACAAAATCCTTAAATGCATCGTTAACAGATTTAAGAAACACATGGGACGGACTGGTCCATGATATGACAGATAGCGGTGCGTTGACGGGCGGATTAGGATTCCTCACTAATTTTATAGAAGGAATAGATAAAGCAAATAATTCTTTAGGTGGACTTGGCGTTACCTTAGCGGGCATTTTACCTTCTTTGATGATAATGGGAGGGTTAAAGTCTGGATCTTTAGTTGGCGCTGGAGTCGCAGCCGCCGGATTAGGCATTGCTGCCATTGTATCTGCTATTGGAAACCAAAAGTCTTCAGAAGAGCAATATCAAGAGATAATTGATAATATTAACAATAGATATAATTCAAGAAACGAAGAAGTCGAAAAAGCTAGAACTTTATTTAATAAGGGAGACAACAGATCAGAAGAAGAAGAAAAAGAATACGATAGGCTTCTTCGTAACCTATCGATTACTGTTGAATCTGGAGATCTCGATACCGTAAATAAACAGACAAACGAACAAAGAAGGCAGAATGCAGAAAACATTATTCAGCAAGCGAGCGATAAGAATGACCTTTCAAGAGTTCGTGAGATGATTCGTAATAGAAATAAAACTAATAAATTAATCGAAGATGAGATAAATAAAGCCGTTAGAGAAGATGAAGAAAACGAAGCAAATCTAGGTAGTCAGGCGTTGCAAACATTGTTTGCAGGCGAATATAATACTGAAACGATGAACGCTTTGCTGAGGGAAGGCAAAGGTGCACCAACGTATGTCCAAGGACAATTACTTAATTTATATAATGAAATTAGTAGTTCTGACGCCTTCGAAAAAATTAAAAGAGATTATAACGTAAGTGATGAAAATCTGAAAAATGCGTTTATTAACAGTTGGAATAATGGAGGTTGGCATACTGATTTTGCTTCTGGTAGTGCAACAGATGCATTATATACGTTAATGCAAGATTATTGGTCGCATACGTATACACCAACTGTAAAGCGGCAGACAGTTGCTAAGGAAAATTATATACAATATCTATCCGATATGGCTTTGCCTTTAGATGAAAATGAAATCGAAGCTTTAGCTGAAGATCTAACAAATAGATATCTTGAAAATGGTGGGGATTTCTTTAGTTATATTTCTGATGCACTTAGTTTGTCACAAGATAATTATACTATTGATTCTATTGCTGAAAGCGCAAGAAACCGTTTAAAAGAAATAGGATATAACAAAAACGAAAAAGCAAAGAAATTTGAAAGTGCAAATTTAGATTATATTCAAAACGGATATTATTACGATAATAAAACTGGTCAATATTTAACGTCAGAACAAGCTGAAAAACAAATCGACACATACAACGATAGGATTACCAAGTTTGAAAAAGCATACAATGATATAGAAGCTGAATATCGTAGTTCAGAAGGTATATCCGAAGAAGATCAAAAGAAAGCAATCAATAAGCTGAATAATAAATTATATTCTGCTGGTATTAAGTTTACAGGTAATTTCTTTGATTTTATGAATAATACAACAGATGATCTTGTAAACTTTATTGAAGATTTGGAAGCACCAGAACAAAGTATTAAACCTGATTTTTCTGCATACAAAGATCATTTTAGAGCACAAGCACAGTCAACATATAATACGTGGGAAAGTAAGAACCAACTTCCTCTTATTGCTACCCGTATGTATGAAATGATTCTAGATAACGGTCTAAACGATTTACAAAGTTTATATGATTATGTAGTTAAAGAAGATATTGGTAACTGGGAAATTCTTAACCAAAGTGAAGATTTTGCTAAATTAGCACTAAGAATACAACGTGACGAAACTTCTGGAAAAATTTTAAACGGCGATGAATTGTATCAACAATATATCGACGCATTATTATCAACTTCTGGCGAGTACAACCAAAGAAATTTGTCTAATGTAGAGAAAGGCGATAAGTTAAGTAAAGCAATAGATAAATTAGAAGATGGATATTACTTATCTTATGACTTACAACAAAAAGCTATAGACATAGATTATCAAAATTATCAAAATAAAATAAAAGAACAGCGTGAAAAAGATCTTGGTTACGCAAAAGACACGCCAGAGGCTATTCAGCAATGGAACGCAGCACATCCATTTGCAACAACTAGAGATCAATTTATAAAAGAATCTGGCTGGATAGATCGTTTAGAACAAGTAATGGGCGAAGATGAAATAGCATTAGTTTCTGAGATTGCAGGTGCTAATATTGCTAACAAGTATTTTAGAGGTGGAAAAGATAACCTTAATAGATTTGAATCAGCTTATATGCAAGAAATAATTTCAAATCTAATAAGCGGACAAGAAGGTTTAACTAAAACACAGCAATTAGCACATTTATCCGAGCTGCAAACAATGTCTGACAAAGACTTGAGAACATTGCAAAAATCTCCAGAAATTTTAAAAGCATATGGATATTCAGATATCGAAAAATATATTACAGCTAGATTAGCTGGTGAAGCAGCTAATCAAGAGCAGCTCAACATTATTGAGAATTTTAATAGGAATTTAGAAGAAGAAACTACCAAATATAATTTTAAATTTTCAGAAGATAAAAACGCTTCTAAATTACTTCAGAATTATATCGCTTGGACAGAAGGTTCTTTAACTGAACGTATGGGTATGATAAACCCGTACATTCAACAACAAAAGAGTTTAGCAAATGCTCAAGCTGCTCTTAATGCTGGAGTATCTACAGCTGAGGATCGTAATGCTTTAGCGTCTATTTTAGGTCTTGAGGATAAAGATATAAAAGATCTTATTAAGTCCGACAAAGGCAAGCAGGATCTTCAAAAAATGTTAAACGATAAAACAGGCAAAATGATTGAAGAGTTTGCCAAATCGTTCAGTATTAATCTTAGCGATGCTAATTGGGCAGATCAGTTAAGAGCAAAAGTATTAGCAGAACAGCCTGAATTATATGACTCAATAGACTCATTAATTGGTTCTTTGACCAATCTAATAGTTGATGCAGAAGGTCATGTTGTTAGTGCAGAAATTAATGGACAACGTACAACTCAAGCCGGAGACTATTACGAACAAGGATTAGAAGATTACGAAAAACAGACACGAACTGCTAGAGCTGCAAGTTGGATACAACAATATCAGGATGAAATTAATAAAATTGTAAATTCAGAGTATGATATATATTACGATTCTACGGGAAGGCACAGCAAACAACGCAGCTACGCTGACGCATTAAATGAAATTGCAAAAAGGCATAGTCTTGATCCTGCTATAATGGCTGAATATTGGAATGCCACCAGAGTTGGTTTGAATGAAGCCGCTCCTGATTTACTTGAACTATATGATAATGCTCAGATATCTGGTGGTAAATACAAATACGATCTTAATCGTTCATTATTAAGTCGTTTATTTGGTGAAAACGTAAATGATCTTGGTAAGTTTGATAAATCAAAAATAGATCAAATTGGAGCTTCGATGCTTGCTGCAACGAAAGATACAGAAAGTGGAACTTATACTTTATGGTCTATTCTTGCTAATAATTACTCTGAGCTTCAAGATGCATTACAAGCATTTTCAAATAATGATTTAACATCTGCTCAAAAAGCACTTGATGAGTTCTTTAAAACTTTTGATAGCGAACGCTTAGATGAAATGTTGAAATATACAGAAGTATCAAAAGATTTTAAAGAAATACTTGTTGACCTTGGCAAAGGCGGTATCGAAACTGAACTTGCAATGGTTGAGTTAGATGCTACGCTTAGCCAACAATATAATGAACTTGTTGCGTTAAACAAAGTTAAGGATAAAGCAGGCAAACAAATAAAAGGCGACGATAGATCATATTTCTTATCTGCGACAGGTTTAAAGAAAGCTGATCTTGACAATCTTACAAAAGAACAAGTGTCAGCCCTTGCGGCAGCGCAAGAAAAAAAGAATGTACAAAATATTCAGAATGAACTTGTTGCTCTTGTAGAATCGTCTGGTGCAAAAATTGATTATTCAAAAATAATATTCAAAGAAGACGGAACTATTGATCTGTCTAGTGCTACAGAAGGATTAGAACAAGAATTTAAAGATAAGTGGAGTAATATTGAGTCTATTCTGAACAAAGTTGTAAAAGATGATTATATCAAAGTTAACTTCCCTATCTTGTTTGGTCTTGCAGGATATGATACAGGTTCTGGCAATATAGAAAAATTAGTAGATAAAAAAGAGCTTAAAAACGCAAAGAAAATTTTAACAGATACTTTAGATAAATTGTATGAAATAATGCCGGAAAGTGATAGATCTAAAGTTAAGTTTAATACTGATTTAACTATTGATACATCGAATTTAAAATCTGATCAAGCAAAAGTAGTAGAACAATGGAATACATATTGCAAAGAAAATCCATTAGTTGCTTCTGTTGCTGTTGCTGCTGCAGGTGGAGATACTGTTAAAGCGCAATCTGTTATTGCAAGCGGAGGATATAAAACATACGGTGAAGCTTTTGCAAATTTAATAAATATGGATAAATCAAAGCTTCAACAACTAGCTTTAGCTAATGAAGTTGCTGTAGCGATGACAGGTAAAACTAGTTATACTAAAAAATCTAGTGGTGGTGGAGTAGATCCGTTAACGAAACTTCTTAAAGAAATAGAATTTAAGATGAAAGAGCTTGAACATGAGCGTAAGATGACGCAAATTGAACAAGCGACCGCTAATAGATTAAATAATAGAGATGCATTTGTTTCATCTATAGATAACGAAGTAGCTGTTATTGAAAAGATGAGAGCTGCGCAAACAGAAAACATCGCAAAAATGGAAGAGCAGCAAAATGGATTAGATAAAACTTCTGATAAGTACATGCAACTTACAGAAAAGATTAACGCAGCAAAAGAATCTTTGGCTAATTATAATAATGAAATTGCTGAAGCTAAAGCAAAGAGAATTGAGTTCGTACAAGAAACCCAAGAAGAAACTGATAAATCAGGAACCCATAAACAAAACATGCTCAGTTCTTATGCTGAAAGAGCATTGGCTCAAGATCGGTTTAGTGATTATGTGCAATTAACAGAACAGAAAATGTCTGAAATACAAACTCAGCGCACAGAAAACGATGCTCAAATCGAAGAATGGAAGAATGAGCTTAAGCAATGGGAAGCTGACTCTGATCAGTGGAGAGAAGTTAGAGATAAAATATATGCTCTTGAAGAAGAAAACGCTGAACTTGATAATCAATTAGTACAAGAACAACTTGAACTAAATCAGCAAAAACTTTCTCAAATTGCCAAAATTCTTCAGCAAGATACTCAAACAGCAAACCATAATCAAAATATTGCTTCTGCTTATGGTAATTTCTATCAATCAAGCGGTTATAGAAATGAATACGAAAACATGATTCGTGAACAGCAAAAGAGTACTGCTGCAATTATTGCAGAGAATATGAAAGCTGAAGCCTCTGCTCGTAAACAGATGGAAACTCTTGAAGAAGGTTCTACTTCATGGTATGAAGCCCAAGCAGCTGTATATCAGTATTCTGAAGCTGTTGCTCAGGCAGAATTGTCTCAAATTGAACTTAACAAAGCTTTGACTCAAAGTAACATAGATAAAATAAACGAAGATTATTCAGATCAGACTCGTGAACTTTCACATGTGAACGAATTATTATCTCAACAGGCGCAAGAATATCTTAGTCTTAAAGATAATGAAGCTTATATGGAAGCTATGAGTCGATATATGGATAACCTTGGTAGTTTAACAAACGAAGCTAAAGAAAAACTTGACGCTTTAAATAAAACTTATCAAGAAGGTATGGCTAGCAAAACACTTGATCCAGAAACACAACGGCAACTTTTAGATGCTATTAACGAAGCTGAATCTGAGTATCAGAAATTCTTATTAGAACAATCTCAGAAACAGCGTGAAATTAATAAAGTTGCTTTAGATAAATTGTTTGAGGATCAAGACTGGGGCGCTTCTGAATATGATCATAATATTAAGCTTCTTGGGTATCAAACTAGTGTTTACCAGAACAATGGTGAATTAACTAACGTAAACACGATGATCGAAGAAGAGAACAATCTTCGTGGAAACAGAGTTAAAGTTCTTCAAGACGAGATTATCGAACTTGAAAAGCAAAAAGAATTATTTAAGGATGATCAAGAACAAGAAAAGCGTATTGTTGAGCAGATTAAGAAACATGAAGAAGCAATAGAACAAGAGAATACGCAAATTGATAAAAATAACAAGCTTCTTGAAGAAAATAAAAAGAAGATTATGCAAGTTCGTAAGACGTTAGAAGATGCTGTCGATAAAGAAATTGAAGCAGAAAAGAAACGTCAGCGCGAAATTCTTTCTGCTAATGTTTCTATGCAAGATACTATTGTCAATCTTCTTAAGAAACGCTTACAAGATGAATGGAATCTTAAAAAGAAAGACATAGAAAAAGAAAAAGAAAACCTTGCAGAATACAAGAGTTTGATTAATGAACGGTTTAATTATCGTAAAAAGGCTTCCGAGCAAGCAGACAAAGACGAGGAACTTGCAGAGTACAGACAGCAATTAGCTTTAATTGAAGCTGATCCTACTCGTACTAAAGACGCAAAAGAACTTCGTCGTAAAATTGAGGAGCTTGAAAAAGAAAATGCTTGGACTGTTGCCGAAGATGAAGTAGCTGCTGAGTCTGAACGTATCGACGATCAAATGGAAGGCATGGACAAATTTGTTCAATACAACGAAGAACTTTTAAACGAGATTCTTGGTGATGCAAATAACTTTGCAACAGAAATGAACGAAATTCTTTCTGGATCGTTCGAAGAATCCTACAATAAGATTCTTGAGTTTATGAGCAAAGAAAATGAAGCCTTTATGAAGAGTCTACCAGACGCTCAAAAGCAAATGATTCAAGGCTGGGAAGATACATGGAAAAAAGCTAACGATATTATTGATTCTAACTACCAATTAATCACAACTGTTCTTAGCGATAAAGATACATATATGGATTATATGCGTTCTATTGACAGGACATATCGGTTATATGAAGAAAACGGCGACAAAAATTCCATGAGGATTCTTGAACAGCAATGGGGAGAATACTACGATAATTATATTAACTCTGTTAAAACGGGTGCGGAATTTGATGAACACACTCATACGTTAACAGATGTTGTTTCTAAAATTGACGAACTTGAAGATAACATTTTCAAAGTCGATATTAAAACAATAGACGGAAAGGCTCCAGATGTTTATGGCTTAGATAGTTCTAATGTTTCTACAATTGATTTTTCTACTGGAGAAGGATTAAGTCTTGCAGATTTATCAGGATTATATTATGTTGCTCCTACTGTTACAGAAACATCATCCGCTTCTGCTGCAGACAGTGGGAATGGAGATAATGGAGGACCTGGCGCAAAGAAATATACAGGCGTTGGAGCAGGACAAAAAACAAAAGAATATGCAACAGAAAAAGAAGCATTAGAAGCTATTAACGAACAACTTGCGAAAGAAGATGTTCATGGTGCTGTTGCTGTTCCGATAGTTGTTACAAGCCAAGAAGAAGCAGATAAAATTATCGGGATAAACAATAAAGTAAACGAAGAAAGTAGAAAAACAAATCAGCTTTCAGAGTTCGATAAAATAGATCAAGCTTATAACGCAACAATCGAGAGAGCAAATAAAGCAATAGAAGAATCTAATAAAGTACTTCAAGAATTTTATGAAATAACAGGTCAAACAAAAGGTCCTCACGCCAATGGTGGATTAATTGATTATACAGGACTTGCTTGGGTTGATGGAACTATGCAACGTCCCGAGTCTTTCTTAGATTCAACAGATACTAAACTTCTTCGTTCTATGCTTGATACATTTACTTATGTTAAGAATTCTCCATACATGTCTTACATAGATCCGTCTATGTATAACAACAACACAAATGTAGGAGATATCAACATTACGATTAACCAAGCCGAAATTAACTCTGATGCAGACGTAGATAACTTAGCAAAACGTGTTGGACAAGCTTTTACAAAGGAATTACAGCGCAACGGATTAAATTTATCAGGTTATGCTTTCGGTTAAGATTCTTCGGGAAGGGCGCTTTTATTGCGCCCTTCCCTACTTTCTTTTCAAATCATTATTATTTCTTTTCATTTCATTAACAATAAGACATTTCCAAGTTGACTATAAAGGAAAGAAACAAAGAAAGGTGGTGACCGTATGAAAGGCGGATTTTCTTTCTGTGGAGTAGATATTTTTGATATTGGATTAGAATATGCTCCAGAAAACAAAGATACCTATGTTTATGCTCCGGCTGAATCCAACATGCATGAAGAAACTTTCGAAGGACATGATGGTGGTTACTCATACGGCGCATCAAAACAACCCAAAGTTTTTACATTAAGATGCTACTACGAAGAAAAACATATAGCCCAAGGCGTATTAGCAAAAACTTTAGATTTATTTAGGGTTGGTAGAAAAGGAATGTTAATTTTTAAGCGCAGACCATGGTGTTATTATTATGCAACTGTAACGGCAAATCCAGATATAAGCCAGATATATAACTATTTGAATGGTGTTGTTACAATTACGATGAAAGCTTATTATCCATATGCTCGTGGTTATAACGTTACAGATGATGCTAACGAAGATGCTGCACATAAGCACCTTTTTTACAGTGAAATTTTTGATCCACATCATTTTGATATGATGAAAAATACTGCTATTTTAGATAAAGCATACATGGTGCCTGACATGACTTTTAATAATATTTCATCTCAAAAGTCTATTATTTTATATAACCCGGGCACAGAAAAAGCGAAAGTGGATATTATTATTTCTGGCACAGCGGGTAATGGCGTTACAATATACAACAATGCAACGCAACAATCTTGCAAGTATGTTGCATTCAACACAAATAATAATGATTATATTTACACAGATGGAATCAACGGAAAGACTGTTTTAGACTCAGATGGGAACAAGTCACTTGCATTTCTTTATCATGATCATGGATTTATAGAGTTAGAACCAGCCTTCCCTATTTTACGCGACTTATACGTTTCTTACAACAACTCACTTGTTGTTGCAACGAATATTTTATATCAGGAAGAAGGAGAAAAAGAGTGGTATATAGGTAAATACATATATATTGGAATCGATTCTTTTGGAGACTGGTATAAAATAAATAAATGTATTGATAAACACACTTTAGAGTTAACTAAAAATACACAAATGTCTGGAATATGTAAGACTAGTATTGTTTCTATGAACGAAATAACAATAACACCAACACAAGGAACGAGTCTTAAAAGACTCTCTTTTATTTATAAGCCTACTTATTCTTAATCTTTGCAAGAAGGGAGTATTAAGGTTATGCAAAGAACTTTAAGTTTAGACGTATATGATTATGCAGGACATGCTTTGTGTAACCTGTATGACAGTACTAACGATATAGTTGGGCAAGCACATGATGTTTACGTTAATACAGAAAGAAACGGATTTAAACAATTAAAGTTTTGTTTACCTTCTGAATGCAATGGAGAAAGAAATTATCGGTTAGATTTTTTAGTATCTGATTATCGTATTCGTTTTAGAGAAGTTAAAGATAAGCAGACAGAAATTGACTGGTTCTTAATTTCAGAATCAAAAGTCACACATAATAACTTTTCAACCGATTACGAAATCCAAGCTGGGCATATTTCTCAACTACTTAACACTAAAAATCTAAATCTTGAATTTTCCGACGACGAAGGCAACAATACAGGCACAATCAAACAAATTGCAGAAACAATTCTTGAAGGAACCGGGTGGCATTTAGGATATGTTCCTGTATTCTTAGAAGAAGATAAATACAATTTAGCAGGAAAAGAAAAGGTTCGTTCTTTTACAGCTTCAGCCAAAACTGGAGCGTTTAAGATGATGAACGATCTTTGCGAAATGTTTGATGCTAAACCTATATATCATGGAGAAGGAACATACGAAGAAGACGGTGTTCAAAAGGTTGGACGTACAGTCGATATTCTACCAATAAATCCTTTCTCTGAAAAACTTGACGAAGGTGTTATTCCTCCAGACTTAAACGAAAATAAAGTTTTAGAACTTTATTATGATAAGAGCATAGGAAACATTTCAAGAACGCTTAATACAGAAAATCTTGTTACTGTTCTTACTGCTTACGGTTCTTACGGAGATAGAAATGGGTTAGCATCCTTACAAAACGCAGAACATGCTGAAATTACTTTCGGTTCTTTATCAGCAGGAAATTACAAGTTTGTTCACAATCAGGCAAATTATTATTTTTCTACAAACAGACAAACAACGAATCTTAAATGGTCTTCTTTAGACTTCGTTTCCAGAAGTTATGTTTACGATGGAACATATTTGTTTGAAATTTATAAAGAACCACAAGAAGGTATCAACTATACTACTTTATCTGTTCAACCTGTTTACGTTAAGAATAAAATTCCTTATATAATGGACTTTTCTTATTATCGTAAAATCGGTTTGTTAACGGACGAAATGTTATTAGAATTAGCACAAGCACAAACTGAACTTCCTGCGAAACATATTGCAGCAGAAGAAGCTTCGTTAGCTTTGTCGAGTGCCAAGGAAGAGCTGTCTAATACTGCTTCATCTGGAAATGGTTTTTTAATGTTAGATATTTCTAGTTCAGACATTGTGGACGGGCAATTTCAATTAACATTAAAAAAGTCTACATATCCAGATGGTGTAATATTCAGGTCTGATTACGACGAATCAAAACGAAACTATTTTTCCATTAATACGGCTGTCGGAATAAAAAACAGCGGTGAAGCTATTGCAGGCAAAGGCGCTGTTGTTTATGTTGTTCATCAAGGCAACCCTACTAAATGGGAAAAGTCTTACGTAAAAGCCTTAGGCAACGGAACAGACGATTATTACAGAGACAGTCTTGGAAACACTTATTATCTTCACACTAAAGTTCATAGAGAAGATTACGATCATTTTCCTGTTGTCGGAACAGTAAACATTATTTATATTGCAGACAATACAGAAAAAATGTATACATGGTTCAACAACGACTATCAGGAAATCCAAGCAAGCGGATATTTCTACGGACTAAACGAGTTTGAAGAACCATCCACAATTAAGTTATGGTCTACAGATGATACATGGCATAGCGGAGATAAAGTATATTTATTCTCGGCAGATGCTATCGCAGGCGTGTTCGGACCAAGAGAAGATAGTATTTATTCTAATAGAAAGTCTATCGAAGACACGGTTAAAGTTTCAACAGAAACTCACCCTGTTTATTTTATAGACGAAAATGACTCAGAACCATCTCCGAATGCATGTTTAACAAGTTATGGATGGTATTATAAATCATACCAAAACACATTTGCATTTGAAGATTTATATTTCTGTTGGGGAACGAATGGAGATCTCGGATGGAGTAAAGTTTACGTCAGCAATAGCGACGATAACCCAGAAAAGATTTCCGTTATAAGCGGATATAACTATTATTATTCTCTTAAGCGTTCTTTAGCCTATATAGTATCTGGTTCATCCTATGTACCAATTAATAACACAGTAGAAGAAAAAGCTATTAACAATGCTTTTGCTGTTGTTATAGACGGATGTATAAACCAAGAAATACTAACTAAAGGCGTTAGCGAAAGATATAATTATAACGATAGTTATACATCTTTACCTATCGGCAACTATGCTTTCAAGAACGAATATAATAATTATTGGTTGTTTACCACCGATATGGTTATTCAAAACCCTTCTTTGATTCATTATATTTCTGCTGACAAAATTCTCTGGCAGGATAATGACGAACATCATATTCTAAAATCAGTAGAACATTCTTTTAGAGTATTAGACTTCCCAAAGAAAAATGAATTAGACGATGTTGTGTTTTCAAAGATGGGTTATTCTAATGGAGAATTTTTACCTGAAGGAAACAAACAAGTAGGACAAATAAACGGTATTCACGACAATGTTGAATATCAGTTTAGTTTACCTTCTGGTTCTATTGTTGTATGTCGGAACGAGAATAACGTTGTATTAGCAGAGAAAACAACTTCTCCTTTTACAACTCCAAACCATACAACAAATATTAGAATCGTTGCGAACAGTGTCCCTACCAGCTCTCATTATTTAAGAGTTAAAGATTACAACAAAGTATTTTTCTCCAAGAATAAAAAATACACTATATTAAATTCAACTGCGGCTGGAGAAAAGCTTGGCATGCCTTATTTAATGGATAAATTCATAGACTTATGTCACGAAGCATATCAAGTCAAATTGCCAGCTTTAAAAGCAGCCCAACAAGATATAATAGATATCAATTTACATCTTTCCGATCTTTTAGGCGATATGTACCGAGAAGGATATTGGCAAGATAATAACTTTGTCGAAGGTGATGAAGACAAGCTTTATTCAGATGCCTTAGACAATTTGAAAGAAATTTCACATCCTCAAGCAACATACGATTTTAGGTACCTAGACCTGTATGGCGTTGACGATAATCTTGATGCTTCAATTAAGGTAGAATACCCGGATATTGACACAGAGTATGCCGCGCACCTGGTTGATCCAGATATAGATACGAACAGATGGGCATATATCGACAAGTTAAATAAATGCTACGATAAAACATGGAAAACACAAATAGAAGTAAACACAAGATTATCGATGATCGGGCAGCAAAGCTTCACCGATGTCTTAGCAAAAATAGCAGAAGTTGCAAACGAAACTAAAGCAAAACAAACTATTTATTCTAAAGCAGAAGGTATCGGCAATGCGGGTCAGTTAGCGGCAGAAAAACTTGAAGGTCTTATTCAGGCTAATAAAATTTATATACTAGGTGGAACTTCCAACTGGTATACAGATTCAAAAGGCAACATTGTGTTCGAGGATGCCGATGGCAACTCTGCAATGATGTTGACCGGACGAGGCTTGATGATCGCAAATTCAAAAGATGAATATGGGGATTGGGATTGGAGAACTGCTCTTTCGGGTAAAGGTTTTAACTGCGACGTTATCGCAACAGGAGAATTTTCCGCAAAGCATATTATCGCAGGTACAATTACAACAGATAAGTTATCTTCTATGGTAGGACAGGAACTTGAAATTAGCAGCAATAAAGCGCTCATGCTCTATGCTACTGTTGACGGAACACGTCCAGTAGATGGTTTAGAAACCAAACATCCAAATGAAGGTGACTCGTATATCAAAATTGCAGCCAAAGATGGAAATACTCCTGCATATATTGATATTCAGTCTGGCGGTAATCTTAATCTATATGGAGGGTCAAGCGCCAGAATTGAATCAGGCGGAAAACTTGATTTAGTTGGTGCTACATTAAATCTTGAATCTCAAGGCAAAATAGCAATTAAAAGCGGAACCACCTTAGACGTACAGTCAGGTGGTGTTCTTTTAATTGATACAAGTAACTTCAAAATCCAAAAGAATAGTACCACCAACGAGTATGATGTTACTGTAAAAGGCAATATTACTACTACTGGCGGTAAGATAGCCGGATTTACAATAGGTTCTGCAACGGGTAGAGACTATATGTATGCTGGCGGAAAAACATCGCTTGACTCTTCAGGTACAGGTATTTACATCGGTACAGACGGTATTAACATTGCAAACAAGTTTAAATTTTCTACAGACGGCAATACAGCCTCCTTAAATGTAAATGCTTCAAATATAACATTAGGAGACTTAAACCAAACATTAGGCGCTAAACTTACTAGTATAGATAACAATACAACAACTTTTTATTGTACTACTGCTCAAATGACAGGCAAGTCTTACACTAAAGGAAACACTTGGACTTGCACAGATACAATAAACAATAAACAATATTTCTATATTTATCGATGCATTCAGACACGAAGCAACGCAACCGCAGCACAAGTCACTTCTGACTGGGTTTTGACTGGTACTGCTGTAACAGCAGGAGCTAGTCTTGATATCAATGCAAGTACTGGCACTATTAATATGGTCGCTGCTAATTCTATTAATATTGCAGCAGGCGCTACTATAAGCGTAGCCGCGAACAAAACATTGTCTTTATTGGCAGGTAATGCATCTGGTACAAATCACGCTAATCCAACTGGAAGTGGCGGAACTGTCTTAATAGGCAATTCGTCATCTCCTTTTACGATTGGATCTGACTATTATACTTATTCGTCTAGCAACAAGTATATCCGTGCTTACATTCGTAATGGGATAGAATCAATTTTAGATTCGTCACATACAGGTGTTTATGTTGGAACTGACGGTATTAACTTAAGAAGTACAAACTATTATTTCAAATTTGATACTAAAGGTGATGCTGGCGCTGAGTTTAAAGTTAATGCAGCAAAAGTAAGTTTAGGCAATATAACACTTAGCACTAAACTTTCTAACATGGAGTCTGCAACAACAACAGCGCAAACTACTGCAGATAATGCAGCGTCAGCTGCAAGTTCAGCTAATACAAATGCTAACTCTCGAGCAAAAACTTGGTATTGTCCTTCTACTGGAACTGGAAATATCACGACAAAAGATTATCATGCCGGAGATATTTGGTATGAGACTACTAGTGGATATGGGTATCAATATGTATGCAAACAAGTAAGCAGCACAAAAAACAATAGTGCTGACTGGGCATTGGTAGGAACGTCTGTTACCAAAGGAGCTAAATTGCAAGTAGATGCCGCCGCAGGAACAATTAATATGGTTTCTGCAAACACTATTTCTATTGCTGCTGGTGCGACCGTGTCTATCACAGCAAATCAAAAGCTAGCATTTACAACAGCAGGAACAATTGAAATTGGAAATGGAGTAAAACCATTTACAATAGGCGCTACAACTGGTACTAGTGGTCATGCATATATTTATAACGGTGTAACAAGCACAGGTGATACTGCTCATGATGGCATTTACATCGGGACAGACGGTATTACTTTGGGTAAAGGTGTATTCAAAGTAACTACAGCAGGCGCATTAACTGCAACATCAGCTGACATTACAGGTAAAATTACTGCAACTAGTGGTCAGATTGCGGGATGGTATATTGGCACAGACTATATTGGAACTGGAGCTAGCGCAGCAGCAAGTAAAGTAGGCATAGGAACAGGTACAGGAGACTCTAATTATGTGTTCTGGGCCGGAAATAGTAATAATCAAGCGAATGCTGCATTCACTGTAACTGCAAACGGTACAGTTAAAGCAACAAAAGCAACAATTGAAGGCAAAGTAACCGCTACAAGTGGCGAAATTGCAGGATGGAAAATAGGTGTATTTACAAACGGTGGCGGATGGATTTGTGATGGTAACGGACCAAACAATTCTAGTATGGGCCTTCAATATTCTCCATCCAGTACAAGCGCATATTCCATGTTCTTTGCCGGAGGTACTCCTGGTTCGTCTGGAACTGCAAAGTTTAAAGTAACAAATCAAGGTTACTTAACTGCAAAATACGGCGAAATTGCCGGATGGGAAATTATGTCTACATCTTTAGGTAAAAATTACTCGTCTAACGGACATGCTTACAATGTCGAAATGGGCAAACAAAATAATTATGTTGGATATTGGATGGGTTCTGACACAGCTAGCAATGCTCCTCTTGCCATGGTTATGAATACAACCTCTGGTGTTAGTTATAACGACGCATATTCTGTAACAGCTCCTGCTTATTATTGGGCTTGGTGGGATGCTAACGCAAGCGCATGGAGATATTACAGGTTCGACTTACAGGCAATGTGGAATGCGCATTTGTTTGTTGGATCATGATTATTTACAAAACATTAAAGGAGATTGATTATGAAACAGATTGATATTGTTAATGCGTACACAGCTTTAGAAACTTTATCAAACATAAAAGATTATCACGCTAAAGAACAGTGGGCTCTTTACTCTTTACGTAAAGAGCTCCGTTCTTTTATCGACTTTTATGAAGAACGTATAAGATCTTTAGCAACTAAATATGCAGAATTTGCAGATGAAAAAGGTATGCTTTATGGACAACGTTATACAGATTACATAAACGAAAAAACAGAATTAGATAATTTAGAAATTGAACAAACAATCAACAAAATAAAACTACCTATTGTTGACGGAATAACATTCTTAACTATCGAGTCTTTGGAGAGTTTTATAGACTTTATAGAACCTTAAAGGCAAATATATGAAAGGAAGTGATTAGGATGTTTAACCCCGGCGAAACAATAACACATGCATTTATCGTTCCGTTTGGTGCCAATGAACTAACAACGAATAATGCAAAAATATATATTACATATAAGCAAGGCGATGATGTTTTTCTTGAACGTTTGGTCACTTCCGGTTGGACAGAAGAAATGAGATCCGTTTCAAGGATCGAAATATCCTTTACGCAAAACGAAGCTTTACTATTTGAAGATCATCAACATTATATTATTCAGCTTAACGTAGAGATGAAAGGCGTAAGAATGGCTAGTCAGCCTATTAAAGGCAGTACTGGTGTTCAACTTAAGAGGGAGGTGATCCAGTAATGGCTGAATATACTTTTTTTGCAAAGTTTGATGAGTATGTCCCGCTTTATCGGGGATTAACTCAAATATGGGTTGGCACTGGTGACCCTCTCGATCCCGGAAACCCAGACGAGCCTGCGTATAATAGTGCTGGCATTTTATATGCAATGTTTATTAATGATCAGATTCAAACCGTTGGACCTGTTTCAGACTATCCTCTTGCATTGGAAGCTGGTTTTGAAGGCGACTTTCATGACTGGATTGCTTTCATGATTGCTACCGAAGAACATGTTATTAATGCTGAAAAATGGGCAATCGGTAAAATTAATGCAACTGCGCAGGATCAGTATACTGTTGGAAACAGCGCAAAAGAACAAGCGGAACGTTCTGCTATGTGGGCGGCAGGAACAACAGAAGGCACAGGAACTGCTACAAACAACTCTAAATATTGGGCAGAACAATCTAAGTCTTATACAAATGGCAAAGATTTAAACAATCAATCAGTTGAAGCAAGAGCTACGGATAATGCAGAATATTTTAAAAATCAAGCCAAATTATGGGCTAATAACGGTATCCAGGGAGACACTCCTAATTCTACAAATAACTCTCGTTATTGGGCTGAACAATCTAAAAGTTATTCGGATGGTAAAAGCTTAGACGACTCTACGACAATTCGTGGAACAGACAATGCTGAATATTATAAAGAAGAAGCAAGATTATGGGTTGGATCAGGAGAAACCCATGCGTCTGCTACGGATAATGCAATTTATTATAAAAATCAAGCTAAACTTTGGGCTAATAATGGTATTCAAGGAGATACTCCTGGAGCTACTAACAACTCTCGTTACTGGGCAGAACAGGCGAAAAGTTATTCTGATGGTAAAAGTTTAGATGATAGTTCAACTATCCGTGGAACAGATAATGCTGAATATTATAAAAACGAAGCAAAGGCATGGGCTGGATCTACTAATACTCATGCTTCTGCTACGGATAATGCTAAGTATTATTCTGAGCAATCAGCTGCTTCTGCTGCTGCCGCTGCTACAAGTGAGTTGAATGCATCAGCGTCTGAAACCGCTGCTGCTAGTTCTGCTTCGTTAGCTTCTACAAAAGCTTCAGAGTCAAGTACAAGTGCTACCAATTCGGCTGATTCTGCAGCGGCTGCTCTTGCAAGTGAAAATGCTGCGGCTGCATCTGAAACGAACGCAGCAACAAACGCTTCGTCTGCTTCTGTTTCTGCTGCAGATGCTCTTACGAGCGCAACTAACGCTGCGAATTCTGCGTCTGCTGCTTCATTATCTGAAAATAATGCTGCTCAAAGTGAGCTTAATGCAAGCGCCTCAGCAGCTAACGCTGCAACAAGCGAGTCCAATGCTGCTTTATCAGAAACAAATGCTGCAGCTTCAGAAGCGGCATCTAAAACTTCAGAAAATGCTGCTGCGTCAAGTGAATCAAACGCAGAAGCTTGGGCTGTCGGTAAGCGCGGTAATACAGACGTATCTCCTTCAGACGCTACGTATCATAATAATGCTAAATATTATTCAGAACAAGCTAACGTAAACGCCACTAATGCAGCAACAAGCGCTAACAATGCATTTACAAGCGAAACAAACGCATCAACAAGCGCTGTTAATGCGGCAGCAAGCGAAGCTAATGCTTCTACTTACGCAAATAATTCATTAGTAAGTTCACAATCTTCAGAAATGTGGGCAACAGGCGGATCGTCTGGTACTCCTAGCGCAACAAATAATGCAAAATACTATTCTGAATATATGGATAATAGGATTACTGCTCTAGGTAATTTTCTTTCAAGTGCAACAACAGAATATGCAAATAGTCAAGGTATAGCTATTCCTGTTTTTGGATGGAGCTCCGCTCCCTCTCCTGTTCAAGGTGAATACACATGGGCTAGAACTACATTCACATGGACGGATGGATCTCCGAGTACTATTGTTTATAATGTAACTTATACTGGACTAGACGCACATATTGATACTATATCAAGTTCACAAATTGATGCACTATTTTCTTAAGGAGTTGATCTTATGAAAATTATAGAAAAACTTTCGGAATACATCGATGAAGAAATTAGTGATGCTATGAAATATGCAAAATGCGCTTTAAATTATAAAGATGAGAATCCTGCTTTAGCAGACATGTTCATTCGACTTTCAGAAGAAGAAATGAAACATATGATGATATTACATGATCAGGTGGTCACTATTATAAACGAATATAAACGTAAAAACGGTGAACCTCCTGAAGCAATGAAGTCTGTGTATGATATTTTACATAGAAGACATATTGATAAAGCAGCCGAGGCTAAGGCTGCTATTTCTATGTATAAAGGAGTTTGATTTATATGAGCGGTATTAATTGGGGAGGCAACTCTATTTCTAATAACAATCCTTATAGCCTTATTTCGCAGAATAATTTTATGCAACAGATGTCTCCGCTCGCTGCTCCGCATTATGAAGTTATCAGAGTACAAGGCGAACCCGGAGTTGACATGTTTCAAATGGGACCGAACAGTTCTGTGTTGTTGTTAGACGAGACAGCGCCGATTGTCTGGTTTGTTCAGACAGATGGCGCAGGATATAAAACAAAGACTCCTTACGATGTAAGCTTACATGTCGATGAACCAAAACCTGATGTTAAAACTTTAGAAGATCGACTTATTTCTATTGATGAACGACTCCAGAAAATAGAAGGAGCGATGAACGATGAATCCGATTCTTAATCAAATGATGAATTTCTCATTAGCTAATAATCCTATTGTGCAAATGTTTAAAATGGTTATGGGAGCTAATAATAAAACAAATACTTTACAGTCCTTAGCTCAGAACAATCCGCAAATGCAAAAGACATTGGAGTTCATCAATCAAAACGGCGGCAATGCGCAACAGTTATATTACAATATGTGCAAACAAAAAAACGTAGATCCAAATATAATAATCAATCAGTTAAATAATATGCAAGGATGAGTAAATACTCATCCTTTTTATCATCTGAAATCTATACTTAGGTGAAAGATAAGATGAATAAGACAAACGATGTTTATAATTGGATCTGGCCTCGTGTTAAGTCTGCATTAAGCGGTAAAGTAAATGTTGAACATGGCAAAACATTATCTTCGAACGATTATACAGCTGAAGATAAAGCAAAAGTAGATAATATATCAAGTATTACAGAAAATGAAATAGACGAGTTATTTAGAAAGGAGTGACTATTATGCCTTATCTTGATTATGATGGGTTAAGTCATTTTTTAGACAAACTTAAAACAACTTTTCCGTTATCATCTACAAAAGGTGAAGCTAATGGATTGGCTGAACTTGATTCAAATGGTAAAGTTCCAAGCAGTCAACTTCCGAGTTATGTAGATGACGTTTTAGAATTTGATTCTAAAGACTTTTCAGACTGGGATGAATGGGTTTCAGGTACTTCGTATGCAGTTGGAAACAGAGTTAAAATTACTGACGTTAGCGAAAATGTAAATGGTTATATTTGTAAAACAGCAAACGAAGATGAAACGTTCGATGAAAGCAAATGGGATGTAGCCACTAAATTTCCAACACAGGGAAATAGCGGCGTAATATATATCGACACTAATACAAATCTGACATATCGTTGGAGTGGGTCTGCTTATGTATCGATCGCAAGCGATCTCGCCCTTGGAGAAACTTCTTCTACTGCTTATCGCGGAGATAGGGGCGCTGCTGCTTATGCTGCCGCTGTGACCAATGTTGATACAACACCAACTGAAGGAAGCACGCATCTTGTAACAAGTGGTGGCGTCAAAGCTGCTATTCCGGACATCAGTGGAAAGGCAGATAAAGATAATCCTATATTTACTGGAAGTATAAGCCTTGGTAGAAAAGAAAATACTACGGTTGGTGATAACAGCGTTGCTATTGGTGCCCAAAATGAAGCGTCAGGTACTCGATCTTTTGCTCTTGGCACTATGAATAAAGCAACATATCTTTCGGCTTTTGCAGAAGGTGACCAAACCACCGCATCTGGTCAAGCAGCGCATGCTGAAGGTAGCTATACTACTGCAAATGGGCAATCCGCGCATGCAGAAGGACAGTATACAATAGCAAAAGGACAAGCGCAACATGCTGGTGGCAAATACAATGTCCAAGATAATAATTATACTTATGCAGAAATCATAGGTAACGGCGTGGATCAAAACAACCGTGCTAATGCCCGCGCTCTTACATGGACAGGCGATGAACGACTTAAAGGAGATCTTTACGTCGGCTGTAACGCAGATTCTACAGGCGGCACAAAAGTAACTCCTCTCCCTGCTGTTACTTCTTCCGATGATGGAAAGTCCCTTGAGGTTTCTAACGGATCTTGGGCTACCGGATCAAAAAAGATTGATAAAGAATATGACACAAGTGATTGGCTTGCAAAAACATGGACAGGATTAACAGAATTTACAGGACAATATATTTGGACTGATGGAGAAAATATTTATTATAGTTATAGTACAACTCAATATGTTCTTAATAAATCAACTTCTACATGCTCAGAAAAAACGTGGACTGGATTGACAAATTTTTATGGCAATTACATTTGGACTGATGGAGAAAATATTTATTATAGCAGCAGTTCTGATCAATATGTTCTTAACAAAACAACTTCTACATGGTCCAAAAAATCTTGGAACGGAATATCAAGTTTTAATGGTGATCGTATTTGGACTGATGGAGAAAATATCTATTATAGTTATAATTTGAATCAATATATTCTTAATAAACCAACTTCTACTTGGTCAGCAAAATCTTGGACTGGATTAACAAATTTTAATGGACTGCATGTTTGGACTGCTGGAGATAATATTTATTATAGTAAAGGTTCTTCTCAGTATATTCTTAACAAATCAAATTCTACATGGTCTACAAAGTCTTGGACTGGATTAACAAGCTTTTATGGTTCTTATATTTGGACTGATGGAGAAAATATTTATTATAATTATGGTTCAGATAAATATATTCTCGATAAATTAACTTCTACATGGTCCACAAAATCTTGGACAGGATTAGAAATTTTTGATGCACGATATGTGTGGACAGATGGCAAAAATATTTACTATAGTGATAGCTCAAACCAATATAAATTCAACAAACACGAAGACCAAATTCTTATCGGTCGTAATGGAGAATTTACGTCTATACCTGTTTCTGCATTTTCTATTCCCGGCACTTTGCCTGACATAACATCTACTGATAACGGTAAATCATTAGAAGTTTCCAATGGCGCATGGGCCGTAGGCTCTAAAAAGATTGACAAAGAATATGCGTTACAAAATGACTGGTCTACAAAGGCTTGGAATTATCTGACGAGTTTTAGTGGAGAATATGTTTGGACAGATGGAGAAAATACTTATTATAGCTTTGGCGCAGACCAATATGTTCTCGATAAATCTACTTCCACTTGGTCTGCAAAAACTTGGACAGGATTAACAAGTTTTTTTGGAAGTAATGTTTGGACAGACGGAGAAAACATTTATTATAGTGATAGCTCTTCCAGTCAATACGTTCTTGACAAGTCAACTTCCACATGGTCTACAAAAACATGGACTGGATATACAGCATTTTACGGTGAATTTATTTGGACAGATGGAGAAAACATTTATTATAGCAGTGGTTCAAGTCAACGCATACTTGATACTTCTACTTCCACATGGTCTACAAAGACTTGGACTGGTTTGACACAATTATATAGAAATTATATTTGGACAGACGGAGAAAACATTTATCACAGTGATGGTACAAATCAATATATTCTTGATAAGTCAACATCAGCATGGTCTACAAAAACATGGACTGGATTAACGAGTTTTAGTGGAGATAATATTTGGACAGATGGAGAAAACATTTATTATAGCAGTGGTTCAAATCAATATATTCTTGATAAATCAACCTCCATTTGGTCCGTGAAAACTTGGACTGGATTGACAAGTTTTTCTGGAGCGAGAATCTGGACTGATGATGAGAATATTTATTATAGTTATGATAATAACCAGTATCAATTCAACAAACCAGAAGACCAAATCCTCATTGGTCGGAATGGTGAGTTTACGCATGTTCCTGCCAAAAATCTTATTCTGCCTGCCGCTCCTTCCAGCGACGGTACATACATCCTTCAGTGTTCTGTTTCAAATGGCACCGCAACTTATAGCTGGGTGTCCTTACCTAATGCATCGGGGGTGAGTTTCTAATGGCAAATTACATTACAACAGATACAGAACTTACTTCCATCGCCAATGCTATTCGCACTAAAGGTGGAACAAGCGCTACACTTACTTATCCTGCTGGGTTTGTTTCTGCTATTGAAAACATTCCAACGGGTGGTGGTGGTGGCGACAGTGGAACGGGATACGACGTGGTTTTCTACGATGATTTGGCAAATAACGGAAAAGGCGGAATCGCAGCGCACTATTCCGCTTCCGAATTTACTGCTTTGTCAGCAATGCCCGCCAATCCAGATCATAGCGACTATACAAATCACGGGATCAGTATCCCTATGACCAGCCAGGGATGGAACTGGAGTCTGGCGGATGCCAAGACTTATGTCGCAAAATACGGGAAACTGAACATTGGTCAGATGTACGTTCCTACAGACGGGAAAAGCCATTATATTTGTTATGTCCCAACGGATGCTCCAGTTGAAAGATGGAATACAGTAATCCATATTTCGACAACAGGTAATGGCGTTGAATGGCAGATAGACAATGGGGAACTTAACAGCGCAACAGGGAATATAGACGTAACGTTTCCTTCCACCGGATGGCATGATGTAAAAATACAAGCAAAAACCGGAGCAACATATTATCCGTATTATTCAGCTTCATCCAAATCAAATGAGTTGGTTGGGAAATTACAAAAGATTACTTCTGTATATTTGGGAAATAATATAACAAGTATTGGAAACGACTCATTTCAAAAATTTTATTCTCTTAGATTAATTACAATTCCGACCAACGTTACAAACATCGGAACCAACTCATTCATGTATTGCTATACTCTTACATCAGTAACAATACCTAACGACGTAACAAGCATCGGAAACAGTGCATTCAGTAATTGCCATTCGCTTGTATCAGCCACAATTCCGGTTAGCGTTACAAGTATCGGAAGCAGTTTATTCAATTTCTGCCATTCGCTTGCGTCAATTACAATTCCGACCAACGTTACAAACATCGGAATCAGCTTATTCGCAAGCTGTTATTCACTTGCGTCAATTACAATTCCTAACGGTGTAACAAGCATCGGGAACAGTGCATTCAGTAGCTGTTATTCACTTGCGTCAATTACAATTCCGGATGGTGTAACAAGCATCGGGAACAGTGCATTCAGTAGCTGTTATTCACTTGCGTCAATTACAATTCCGGATGGTGTAACAAGTATCGGAAGCAGTGTATTCTCTAGTCTTCGTGCGCTTGCATCAATTACAATTCCGGCTAATGTTAGAAGCATCGGAAATAGCGCATTCACAAGTTGCTATTCTCTTACATCAGTAACAATTCCGGCTAATGTTACAAAAATCGAAGCCAATGCATTTTCAACTGGATGCAGTATAAAAAATATTATTATGCTTTCATCAACTCCTCCAACATTAAGTAACACGAATGCTTTTAACGGTCTTATGAGCGACTATTCAATTATCGTTCCAAGCGGTTCAAAATCTACATATATCGCAGCCACAAACTGGTCTTCATTGGCAGATCACATTGTGGAAGCAACTTAATAGAGGAGGATAACCATGATTAGAACAGAAGATTATGGTACGCTTTCGTCCGGCGTGCAGCTTGTAAGAACATACTCGGACGAGAACTTCTATATCCGACAGGAAGAAACTGGGAACATCTATGAAGAAGCCATAGACGTGTACCCGGTACGCTACACCTACACGGAAACGGACGAGAAGATCCCCGATCCTGAACCAGAACCTGAACCGCCGGAGTTCATTCCCGGCGAACCGGAAAACACAGAAGAGTGATAAGATGGTAATTAGTAACCAAGTTCGCAGCCGTTCAGTAATGGAAGGCATGAAAATGGAAGCTATTACAATTGATAATTGGTTAAAACATATCGAAAGATTAAAGAAGTAAAGATTAATTTCTATCTTTAATTGTTAAGTCAATTGCGTCGTATATTCCGTAACGAATAGTAGAACATAGTGCACATTGTTCTTTTTGCAATTTGACTTTCAATAGAGGACTGGCAGATGAGTGAGCCAGTCCTCTTAATTTTATATTTTACAAACAAAGCGTTTTCTTTGTATTTCGCCTATTTGTTTGTAACTACTCAAATCTATTATTACGGAGGTCTTTTGTATGGATGGCTTATCTACAGGCGATCTGGCTCTTATGCGTGATAATAATGGATTTGAAGGCAACGGATTTTTCTGGGTTTTCGCACTGTTAATTTTGATGTTTGGCGGAAACGGTGGCTGGATGGGCGGAGGAAATAATGCTCTGTCTGACCAGATGAATCAAGGCTTTACTAATCAACAGCTTCAGTCTATTGCTCTTAGTTCTGCCAACAATAATTACGAAACTGCGCAGCTGATTAATCAGTTAGGAAATACGCTGATGCAACAGAATAATACAAATCTGATTAATGCGATTCAAGGCTTTAATCAGGTTAATCTGTCCTTACAGAACCTGTCTGCTCAGATGAGTTCCTGCTGCTGTGATATAAAATCTACTATGCTCCAGAATCGTTACGAAGATGAAAGAGCTAAAAATGTTTCTCTGCAAAACGATATCAGTAATTATAACCAGTCTCAATATATTCTTAGTCAGATGGGTCGCTATGTTGCTTGGGCAGGTAGCGGCACTCCTGCTGGAACAACCGGAACTTAACAAGGAGTAGTCGGAGAGCAGGCTTTTATGCCTGCTCTCCTTTCCTATTATGCGTATAGCAATGCATCGTGGAGATATCCACTACGAACGGTTTATTATAAAAGACCCGACTGGTACTTATACTGATATTGACTTTGATGAAATTTATTTTACAGTAAAGAAAACTTCTAAGGATCGTCCTTATCTTTTCCAAAAAGTTTTAAGCAATGGTTCAATAGAAAAATTGGATATTGGAGACTACCAATTAAAGATCGAACCAGAAGATACAAACAGTTTACCTTACGGAAGGTATGTTTTTGATATTAACATTAAATATCTAGATATAATTAACGAATCATTTGTAGGTATTTTTGACCTGCTTGAAGAGGTTACGTTCGCAGAAAACGAGGTGTAAAATATGCCATATAATTATCATGATCCAACAGATGCGCAAGAAGAAAATACGCATATACCTGTTCCTTCTGAGCAGTCTGTTTCGGGTGTTAACCGTGACACATTTATACTTACTCTTGATGATTCGTCTAACCCTAACGGAAAACACAACACTCATATTCTTACTTTTGCAGATCCAAATGTTCCTGGTGTTAGTAGCAGTACGCACGAAATAAGACGTAAGACTCCTGTTGTAAGCAACATATATAGTTATAAAGGCAATGTTTTAACATATGCAGATCTTGAAGAAATTCAAAATCCTAAAAAAGGCGATATTTATTTTGTAGAAGATACAAAAGATAATTATGCGTGGGATGGAGATAAGTGGAATAATCTTGGCGACATAATCGACTGTTCTGATTATTGGTCTAAAAAAGAGCTTGTATATTTGTCTGAAGCAGATATAGACGAAATAACAGGTATAGCTTCTTCTGCTGAATCTTTTGTTAAAATACTAGCCAAGTCTGATGAAGTTATATTAGACAACAACATAAGACTTAACGAATCTGTTATTATCGATAAAAATTTCGATGTTGACTTAAACGGCAAAATAATTCAGTCATATCTTAATGCTCCTTTATTTGTTGTTGATGGCGGAACACTTACATTGAAAAACCAAGGCGCTATTGACGTCAAGAACTGTGTAGCGGCAGTAATTAACGGAGGAAAAGTAATTGTCTATGATGGCATATATAAAACTGCTGATATTGGGTTTGTAGTTCACGATGTTGGATCTAAGATTGTCTTTAATAAAGGAACACTTCAAGCTGTTAACGGAGGTATTAGTTTAGCAGACGAAGCAGAGGCTATTATCAATGGTGGTGAAATAAATGTTAGTGATAATTTTGCTTTATTTACTAATAGTTCTGCTGGACGTGGAAACAATACTATTACATTAAACAACGGTAGCCTTACAGGTAACATTAAATCTGAAGGTTATGAAGCTTGTGGTGTTTATATCGCAAATGACGATACATTCCTTATGAATGGCGGATCTATCACAGGAAATAATGGATGTGGTCTGCTCATACGAGCAGGAACTGTAGTTATTAACAACGGTACCATTACTTCTACAGGCGAAGCAGGTACCACAGGATGGATCGGAATAGACAAAACACAAATGTCGAAGTCTGCTATTATTTTTCATGAAACTGCAGATTATCCGGGAAAAGAAAATATGAGTCTCACCATCACAGGCGGAATAATTACTGGAGTGGATCACTCTGTTGAAATATTATCAGATAATCCAGAGCCGAATGTTCTAATTACTGAAGGTACTTTTAATCCTGCCTATCCTGAAGAATAACAAGTAAAGGAGTGAATCAAGATGGCAGAAGAAAAATATTTAAACTACTCTGGCACAGATTTACTCTGGAAGAAAATACTTATACTTATAAATAAAAAGACTTCACCGGTTAAAAGCGCTGATGAATCTATAAAAATAATAGACGATAATGTTATTGCCGTAAATATTTCTGAGTCAGAGACAAATAATCTAAAATTAACTGATAATGGACTTTATGTTCCAAATAAAATGCATAACTTAACCTTCGGAGCACATCAACAGTTTGTTTACAACGGCTCCGAAGATGTGACTGTGCCTGAATACGATGGCACACATTATATTACTTAAAAAGGAGGGAAACAACATGAGCAAAGCTACAAAATCTACTGCTTGGGAAATATCGTTTGCTCCAGAAGCTGCAGGCACTAAGAAAATCACATTAACTACTACAAATACGTTTGTAAATAAGAATGTAGAAATATCTATTAATACTGCTGCTGGTGCGTTAGGATCTGGAACAGGTACAGTTGAAGCAAGTTCAGATATTAGCAATTTCTTGGGAACAGGTTCTTCAAGTGCTCCTGCTACAGGTCACTATATTAAAGCAGAAGCTGATGCCAATGTTGCTGTTACCACTTCAGGTTGGGTTGACGCAGGTACGAATGTAGATGTACATATTGCGGATATTTATTATCCTATTGCTGAAGGCGTTCAGACTATTACTGGAGGTGGTTTATCAGAAGGTGCAAAATCTTCTGCTATTACCTCAGACGGTTCTTATGACGGAACTTCTTACGATACTTTAGATAAAATTAAGTTTGAATCATCTGAAGTTGCAGGTGTTTATAAAATCCATTCAGATGGTAGCGCTGTTGTTAATCGTGCTGCTGTAACTAAACAAGTTACTCAGCATGGTTATTTCCATGCTGATGTTTCTGCTCAAACAGCAGTATCGGCAGGCAGCATTACTGTCACTAACCCGGATCATAACTACTATATTAAGAAGTCTACATTAAGCACAAACTCTGTAAATCCAGATACCATTGCACAGACTGTTACCATTGGAGAAGGTTATTATCCTTCAACCCGTACTGTTACTGTTGCAGCTATTTCTACAGGTGTTGCTGCTTCCAGTTTCGTTAACACAGGTTTATCTACCTATTTTAACTCTGGTTCAGCACAAGCCAACTCTATTAGTATTACTCCTCAATACAGTATTACTACTGCAGGCTATTTAGCTCAGACAGTAAATCCAGTAGACGGGACTACTGTTTACTACAGCATAAAAACAACAAGTGTAACAGAGGGAGTAACAACTGTTTCAGGCAATACGGCAACACGTGGATCTGCTTCTTGGGGTACTGGTTGGATTACTGCTGACAATATGGGTGCTGCTACCTTTGCTAACACTGCTACTTCTGGTACAACCTATGTTGATATCTCTGGAACGACTGACGCTCCTGTGCTGATCTCCGGTGACTATCTGTACATTAACAAGGGTTATACCGATGATCTGAAGATCTCTCTGGCGAAGCTTGTACCCGATGGATCTGACGTTAAAGGTCACAGCGAATATATCCTGACTGGGCATAGTGCTTACGACGACGACGGTGTTCTGGTTGCCGGTACTATACCTGTATGGGATGGTACTTATTCCATCGCTTAATAATCTCTAAGTATATATAAAGGGAGCTTAGAGACGATCTAAGCTCCATTTGTTTAAGAAAGGAGATTATATTATGTCAAGTAAAATTGCAGATATTACAATTACAAAAGGTACAGGTAGCGTACTTACTTTGATGACTCAAGGTAAATATGTTAGCGATGATAAATATTTTAATATCGATGTTCAGTCTGGAGCTGGTACTGTTACTATTGCGTCAACCGATGCAGAAATACAATCAGACTCCGGTACTGGCAATGTTAGTGCAGTTATCGGTACTAAATCCAGCACTGCTCCTTCAACAGGTTATTATATTAAAGTAGGAGCATCCGGTACAGGATCGTCTACTATTACAACAGCAGGATGGTTGGATGAAGGTAGTTTAGGCACTGCTACAGCAATCGGATCGTTCTACTTCCCAGTAACTGCTGCAACAGCAAGTGTTTCTGGCTCAAATACTGTCACTCCGTCTGCAAGTGTCAGTGGTACTAATGTTACGTTAAGCAATACGAATAATGGTATTTCTGTTACTGCAACAGGTGGCGGTATTGCAAGTGCATCTGTTAGCGCAACAAGTACCGCAGCTGGTTATATACCAAATAACGAAACTTTAGATACGACTACAATAAATGCTACAAGTCAAACAACAGCCGTAGAAAGTTATATTTCAGGTGTATCTATTCCAATCCCATCAACTGGAACAAATACTTTTACAGTAACAGTTCCTAATGGGGACGATGATACACTTACTCTTACGTTTACCGTTGATACAAACGGTAACTGGATAATTGAATAAAGGAGGTGCAAAGAATGGCTAATGCATCTTTCGGTGTAAATATTATACCGAAAAACAATACCGTTACTATAGGTAATAGCGATTCTCCATGGACAATTGTAAGTCCTGCACTCACTGGAACACCTACTGCTCCAACAGCTGAAACAGGTACAAGCACAACACAAGTTGCAACTACTGAATTTGTTGGCAATTCTTTACCGTCTGTAATGACAGGAGCAACTTCAAGTGTTGCTGGTGCTTCTGGTCTTGTTCCTGCTCCTGCAACAACAGATATTGATAAATTTTTAGCTGGTGATGGAACATTTAAAGACGGCGGTAAGCCAATGGTCATATTGTCTTATGGCAATTCTACATGGCAAGATTTTATTAATGCTTATAACAATAAGATAATTGTGTATACTCGTGCTTCATCAAATAGTAATCCTGCTACTGGAAGCCAAACTCGTATGGCTTTTATGGCATATGTAAATGATGCATCAAATCCAACTGATGTTGAATTTCAATATTATCGGTCAATGAATTCACACTCTATTACAAATCAAGGTGATGAAGTTTATGTGTACAAACTTACAAATGTAAATGGTGGAACATGGACAGTAACAACAAGAAAAGCATATTGTGAAATAGTAGCTGGAACTTATTTAACACGTTCTTATACAACAGATAAAGTAACATTAAATGTAAATCTTGAAAATAAAACTGCTGCCTCAGGAGGAACTGATGTTTCTCTTGTTACTACTGGAGATAAATATAACTGGAATAGTGTAGGCACAGCCATAACAAACAATCAAATAGATGCGTTGTTTTCTGCATAATTCGAATTGTTTTATTTAAGGATGTGATATAAATGTACAATGCAGCTCAAGTTGATCAAATGATGCAAGACTGGCGAAACGAAGGTGTTACAAATACAGTTTTTGTAGTTCGTTTGGCAAATGCATGTATTGGTTGGACATATATTTTCGGTGCGCGAGGAGATTATTGCACTGCCAGCTATCGAAAACAGGTTTACGCAAAATGGCCTAAGTATACAAACCTCGTTACTAAGTGCCAAAGATTAAGCAAAGGTAAAGACACCTGTATTGGATGCTACTGGTATCCTGGCGGCAAAACTCGCGCATATGATTGTCGCGGGTTTACTTATTGGTTATTTAAACAAATTGGCATTATTATCAACGGCGCAGGAGCTACAAGCCAATGGAACACAAACACAAACTGGGCTGAAAAAGGTCCTATAGCTAGCATGCCAAAAAACAAAATCTGTTGTGTATTCAGAGCAAACGGCAGTACGATGGAACATACATTATTTTACGACGGAGAAGGGCATTATATTCATGACAGCGGAGAAGTTAAAAAAGTTGATATTGCAAAATACAACGCAACACATTATGCAATTCCGAAAGGTTTATACGATGATCCGCAGCCGACTCCTCCCTCTCCTACTCCTCCGGCAGGAAAAGCGATTGTAACCGGAAAGAATGTTGCATTACGTGAAGGACCAAGCACAAGCACAAAGGTTATGATTCGTCTTGCGACAGGGACACGAGTTAACATTGCTAAAGTACAAGGATGGACTTATGTAAACTATAAGGGAAAATATGGCTTCATGATGAATGACTATATTAATGGAACTACTGACCATATCACTGTAACAGGTAAGAACGTTGCATTAAGAGCTGGAACAAGTACAAGCTCACAAGTTCTTACTCGGATTCCTACGGGCACTCAAGTTCCTTTAGCTGTTTTACCGAATGATTGGGAATACATAGAGCATAACGGCAAAAAAGGATTCATGATGAAAGAATTTTTAAACGAAGGGTGAGAAAATCGTAATGGTTGAATATGCTACTGTTGTCGGTGGTTCATTAAACATGCGTACCGAAAAAGACAAAGCATCTGTAAGAATCACTATTATTCCATCCGGTACAAAGGTTGCAATTATTGAATATGATGATGACTGGTGTAAAATTGCATATAATGCTTACACTGGATACGTGATGACACAATATCTTAAATTTGAGAGTGGCAGCGACGATTCTATTGTTACGATTACTCTTTCTCGTGAAAACGCATTAGCGTTATACGAAGCGCTAAAACTCTCGTTAAATCAATAAACGGGAGTGGTCTAAAATGGAAGCCATAACTAAACCAGTTGCCGAATGGATATCAGCTCATGTGCCGCTATCCATCGGAATTGGTATCTTTATTTTTTTATTATTTTTTGAAATATCAAAAATCAAAGTTTATCCATTAAGATGGCTTTGGAAAGCTATATCTTTTCCTTTTAGGAAAATAGACGAACAAAGAACAAATTCTTTTAAAAACTTACTTATTGAACTAAGAAAAGATATCGATACAAAAATGATAGAAGTACAAGATAATGCTACTAAAAACTGTACTTCTGTTAAAGCATGTTTTACAGAGCTTGAAAAGCGTTTTGATAAACTTGATGACAAACAACAAGAAACAGAAGAACGACTTGACGCCCTTGCCGCAGCAAGAATTAAAAATCATGTTTTGAATTTTGCTCGGCAATGCAGAAAGGGTGAACCTCATAGTCACGAAGACTTTGCAAATCTATTTAAAGAAAACAAAGAGTACGAAAAATTGGTCGAAAAATACGCATGGGACAACGATGTATATAAGCATGACTTTGCTTATATCCAAAGAGTATACGATGAGTGCAACGACCGAGGAAATTTTTTGGAATAAACTGGGAAGGAGATGATCATCTTGACTGAGAAAATGTTAAAAACAAAGGAAAAATTCATGCAGTATTCTAAGAAGATGGCATCTCGAGTTACCATCTTCTGGATGATTTATCGTATTGCTAATTTTATTGTCGTTCTTTTACGTCCAGAAGTTTCAAAAGCGTTAGTAGATCTAACTACAGGTCTAGATACAATAATGATTTTTAATGTAGGTTTCTATACAAGTAATTCAATTTCAGAGAAAACAATATTAGGATTTGGAAAACGCAAAAGTCTTTACAGTTCAGATAATGATTCTAACGATGATGAAAAAGAAAAAGATGAGGACGAAGAAACAGAAGAAATTTACAACGGATAAGGAGAGATCTTAATTTACCTACAGCAATCAAAGGAGCAAACACGATCTGGACGGATACAACAGGCGACATTACAATTAAGTATTTAAACAAAGCGTAATTATAGGAGGTCTTATTATGACTATTGATTTAACTCAGATTATTTTAGCTGTTATTGCTCTTATCGGGGCAGTTCTTACTGGTTTTGTTATTCCGTGGTTAAAGAACAAACTTACTGATCACCAGTATGACACACTTGCTACACTTGTTCGCGTTGGCGTATTTGCAGCCGAACAACTTTTCACAAGCGATATGTGGAAGGAGAAAAAGCAATATGTGGTGGATCTTCTGGAAGAGAACGGATATAAGGTCGACATTACTGCTATAGACGCATTAATCGAAGCAACTGTGCGCGAACTACGTATCGAACAAGGTCAAACTCCTAAATCGCTTGATCAAACCATTGAAGCATAAAAAAAGGGACTCTCTTTTTGAGAGTCCCTTTTTTATTTTTCTTTCATTTGCTTGATTAAATTTACGCAATATTCTTCGTAATCCAAATAACCTAGAAGTTCCATTTTTGTTTTAAGTTCTTCCAAGGCTTTTTCAAAACTGTCTTTATATTTTCTTTTTACTTTACAAAATATTGCACGGTATTTATCCCCATCTTTTATCATTTCGCCTTTAAAAATAACAGGTATTTTTCTTTTGTAAAATAACGAATCAGCAATATAATGATCCTCAGCGTCTATATCGAAATACATATAGTGTGCATAGAATCTACCGCCAAGACTAATGTAATGTTTCATTCTGTTCTCCTGTTCCAAATTTCTATTGCTTCTTCTTTTTCTGTGCGACTGCCACCTTGGGCTCCGCAGCCGCCATTTAAATAGTTGCATCTTACGACCCAACTATATCCACCTTCATGTAAACCGTGTGGTATCCATATTTCTACTACTTCAGGTTTTTTGCCACAGAAAGGACAAGTTTTTAATTTCATGTTTTTTCTCCTGTAAAATACAAAGGTAAGTCGTGTCTACGAGATACTTCTATTCTACCTTCTTGTAATTCTTTAAGCCGTTCTTCACATTGCTCTTGTGTTTCATAACCAGAACAGAATACCATATTATCCGGTCCGCGTCTTTGTTCTTTAAGATCTACAATGAAATACATAACTGTACGCTTAAAATTATAAGGTTTTGTGCAGATAATGTATCTATCATCTCTGCATTTTACTCTGTACGGGCGTTTTTCAGTATAAAGATAAACAGGATCACCTTGTTTTAAATTTACCCAATCAGTTTTCATATTTTAGTCCCATAAACAGTCGAAGTGCTCGACTATTTCTTTTATTGTATTTTCAAACAGTTCTTTATGTTCTTTTTGTATTTCCATAGAGCGATCATAATATTTTTTACGAATTGCTCTTTCTTCTTCTGTTTCTTCTCTTGTTAAGATATTTGATGGGTTTTTCATTAACATGTCTATATAAGGCTGATAATATTCATTGCCTTCATCTTCGTCAATACATTTTCTTAGTTGATCAGACATTCTGTGTAGCCAACTGCTCCATTTTTCTGGGGTTTCAAAAGGTTCGCTGCCAGGATATCCATGCGAATACATAGCCATATCTCTAAACATATCGGATGTAACTTGTTTAAACCATTGATCAAAGTTCATCCAGTCTCTTGAACAGAATCCTTTTGTTATTCTATTATGTGCGTCTTTTATATTGTACCAGAGTTCTTTAATCCATTTCCAAGGACGTTTAATATAATAACTTGTACAAGCTCCCCATCGCCACACAGTTAATTCATTTTTAGCCATATATACCATCCTTTATGCTTGTTGTGCCATTCATGCATTGCATCATGCAAGGTCTGTTATCTTGATGGCAGATAAGAATACGTTGATTATAATCATGCTCTTCATGTGCTCCGCCTGCATATATACAATTCTGTCTGATCCTGCTTGCCATTTCTAGTGCTTCAGGGTTTGCAATTGCTTGAACTAACATGTTATTCATAGCCATCATTACTTGATTTAAATCATTCATTTTTGTTTCTCCTTATGTATCTAAGCCACTTATACCAAAATATAGGAATACGAAAGCTTAACCAATTATAGCAAACACCACAAACGGGGCAATCATCTACCCAACAACCATAGGATTTAAATTTACGATTATTTGAAAATTCCATAGAAAAAATTGCTTCACAGTTCGGACATTTACAAGTTATTAATTTTGCTTTTGGCTTATATTTTACTAACACTATATTGTTTTTTGTTCCTTCTTCAAATTTATCATTCTTTTGATTCATTATTTTTGTCATCCTTTTTATATAAAGGACAAGTTTCTGTGTCTTTAAACAAAGACATGGAAAATAGTCCTTCATGAGATAATCTATTTGCTATATTGCGTTCACATTCCGTATGCGAACATTCATTGCCGCACCAGGTTATATCGTCATGAAGCCATTCATATAAATTACTCATATTTTTCTCCTTTTATCAAAGATATTTTTGACATCTACTACCCCACCGGATTATAATGTCGCTCTAAAAGGAGTTTTGTATATGAGCGAACATAAACGGAAACCTAAGTCCAGGGGTAACAAACAAGGTTCGGTTTATTATTTAGCTGAGCGTAAGTGTTGGGTTGCTCAGATTACAATAGGTTGGAAACCACCTATTAAAGAAGGTGGTCATCTGGTTCCTGTTAAGAAAAGATTCTGCGGCTATAAAACCAAGAAAGAAGCTTTAGCCGCGCTAAATAAAATACTTAACGGAGAAGAATTAGAAAATACTAAGACTTCTCTTGACGAAGCATTTCAAGCTTGGAAGAAAGCATATGAAGGACGGGTCGCCCCTAAAACGCTTAAAGGCTACGAGCAAGCATATAATTATTTTTCAGAGTTAAAGTATCGTAGAATAAACACAATAACTGCAGCAGAGCTCCAGTCATGTATGGACGCTTGTCCTAAAGGCAAACGAACTCATCAAATGATGAAGGTAACAGCAGGTCTTATCTGGGCTTATGCTTTTGATACGAACAAAGTAAAGAAAGACATAACAGAAAACCTTTATATCGGTAAACACGAAACAAAACCGAGAGAACCATTGTCTCCGGAAGACATAAAAAAGATAAAAGACAATATCGGTAAGATCCAATATTGCGACTATATATACTGCCTTTGTTATCTTGGGTTCCGTCCGGGCGAGTTCCTTGAAATAAAGAAAGAACAAGTTAACTGTGAAACAATAAACGACGAATTGGTTTATTACATAACTGAAGGAAAGAAAACAGCTGCCGGAATTAATCGCCGGGTTATCGTTCCGAAGCAAATTCTTCCTATTATATTAGAGCGGCTGAGTGTAGAAGGTACAGACTATTTATTTCCCTTTTATTTCTACAAGCGTGGTACAAAAGAATTAAAAGAACTTCGCAGGATGACCGTCAACTACTTCGACGAGTCAGTCTTCAAACCTATTGCAAGCCAGCTGGGAATAACAGGTAATAAAGTGCCATATTCTGCTCGACACAGTTACGCAGACAAACTTAAAAAGGCTGACGGCGATGTTCGAGACAAAGCTGCTCTTATTGGACATAGCGACTATTCATTTACCAGGCAAGTCTATCAAAGCAGTCCGCTTGAAGATCTTAAGACTGTTGTTGATTCGATTGAGTAAACGAATAAAAAGTACGTATAACGCCTTCTCCAAAATCATGTATAATAACTTTATATCCTTGCTTCCAGTATTCCGTTGCTTGTACTAAAACAGAAAGTCTTTTTTGAGATCCTTTTGGGATATATAGATGAATTTCATCCGAACGCAAAACAGCTGAAGTGGTTGTATCCTTCTGGTTCATCTATTTCAACATACCCTTTCTTTTCAAGATCAAACCTAAACCATTGTCTATAGCCTGTCCAATGTCCTATACCTTCTGTGTATTCTTCGATTAAAGCATAGCGATAAATAGTTTCTTCTAAGTCTGTCCAGTTTTCATGCACGCATTGAAACGCTGTTTCTTTATCTGTGTAGAACCCCCATGTTCTTTGACAACCAGTATCTGTCCAGCCTAGATCATCTAAATCAACTTTTTCAAATACAGTTATAAAATAATATTTTTGTTCATCCATTTATTTTTCCTCATGTTAATACTATTACTAAAAAGTTAAAGAACGTGATACCTATTTGAAATAAATGCATACATTGATCAGTAATTAAGTTTATTTCGTGCTTATTGCATTTATCGTTATCTATTTTACAATGAAGATATGCATTAAATACAAACATAATAGAGAACAGATATATACTGTCTGGCTTGTTTATAAGTAAATAAATATTACACGGTAGCGTTACCATAAACGACCAAGAAACACCATGAGCAATTAGTGCTGGCAACCAGTCGTTTTGATATATAGGATCTTTTGTTTGTTCTTGCCACCAGGATATTTGTTTCATCTTCGCAAGTACGCCTTGAAGATAATAGTCGTCTACAATATGACAGAACAGCATACATAAAAATATAAATAAAAACATAATAAGCCTACTTTCTTATTGGCATTTATAAACACAAAACGCAATAAAACATATAATTGAAATAACTCCAATTATTAAAGATATATTACTTACCCATGAGTCTTCCCATTCTATGTGCTTACTTATTCCAAACCCTGCTAATGCGACTGAAACAACAAACCATGCAACATATCCAGCGTATTTTAAAACTTGTAGTACACATTCTATATATGTCATATTATTTCTTGACTCCGTTGTTGACTTTCTTTTATTTTTCTAATTTCTTTATTACTGCATTCTGCGCAAAGAGTCTGTTTAGTGCCAAGCCTAAACCAGTCATCTTTTGTGTTTTGTTCTTCTATCCATTCTTTGCCGCACATAGGACATGTAAATTTAACTTCTTCCGTCATAGCATTCCTCTGTCTTTATATTCGTCTGGCATTTTAGGCAGTTCTGCCCAACACACTCAACCGCAACCTTTATATCTGGTTCTGTTCTTTCTTCCATTCCATTGTTTTTGCTTTCTGTTCCATTTCCAGATAGTAATATCATCAATTAAGTTTGACCACAATATAATAAGCCGAGTTTTGAGTTGCCACCATTTTGGTTCAGGTATACTGTCAAGATATTCTTGCAGTGGTTTGAACTTATCTTTGTCGTGACTCATACCTACCATTCAAATAACACCTACCTATAAATTATCTTTTTCACCAACTTTCGATATGTCCCAATACGAATAACCGCCATCTGACGCGCTATACTCAAATACAGTTCCGTCAGTGAAACGTATCTCAACACCGTATCCGTCGATGTCTATTTTTTCAATCGTTTTTCCTATTAAATCTTTTTCATTCATTTCACTTCACCGATCCTTTTGTTTTTATCCTATTACCCCGCAATTACCCAACAAATGAAAAGTCGTTGAAGTAAACTTCAATAACTTCAACGATTTTAGTTTATACAATTACTGATTTCGAGTCAGTGAGCTTATAACCACTTGCTTACCGCTCCGTATTATGCAGCAAGGTTTTGGCTTATAATAATTTGAAAAAATTTGTGCCGTAACCCCACATACTACCCAACAAGTTTATCTTGTTAAAAACTTGTCTTATTAATTATATGTGTATTGTATAACATCGTCAAGCAGACGCTTTTTCATTTTTGTATTTTATTATAAATTCTTCTCTTGCTGCAATTGCTTCTTCTTTTGCATTGAATGTCCCAACATGAAATGTTTTTCCCTCGCTGCAATATTTTGCAACCCATTTGCCATGTGGCGAAGGTCTTACGCCAATAACATGGTCTTCATCTTTTATTTGATATGTTTTTATTAATTCTTCTTTTTGTTTTTCTGTTTCTTGTATTGCTTTGTTTCTTGCTTCTATTGCTTCTTCTTTTGTCCAATATGTGCCAGCATTATAATATTTACCGTATCTTTGATACTCTGCTTTCCATTTGTTTACATTCTTATCGAACGACACGCCAGCTTTACCATTGTTCTGAGCATTTTCAAATGAAGTTACAATACGTAAATTCTCTTTTCTGTTATCAAATTTGTTTCTATTAATATGATCTATTTGTAGTGGACCACCATAGTTTAAAATAAACCTATGTAATTTATATTTTTTCACAGATCCGCTTATATATGATGCTCCGTCTGTTGTCCATTTTATGTCTTTACATTTTTCAATATCTTCTATGTCGATCAAACCAATTGCTTTTATTTCGCCTTTTTTGTTTCTTATAATAATTTCTGCATAATTATTTTTTATTATGTATTCATTCTTATCAGCAGTTGTTCGTTGCGTTGGATCTATTATCTTGCCATATCTATTAACTTGTGCTTTGTGTTTTTGACATAGATAACATTTTAATTTTGAATTAAAGAATATTTTATGATGTTCATCTGCTATTCTGCCGCAGATATCACATTTCTTTTCATTCATTTTTACCATCCTTTTCTATAATTAATAAAGCTTGGCTTTTATTCAGCCAAGCTTATGTGCTTAAATTTTATTTACTCTATTTCAAAACCTTGTTTATCGCCAAATAACGCAGCTAGTCCCTTAGCCAACACGTTAAACTGATCTCGTTTTTCTTGCGGCATTTCTTCTAAAGACTTATTAAGTCTTACAATAGGGCACCAGTCAGGACGAGTATTTATATCTTTAATATAAATAGTTGTTATATTCATCTCAGGATTTTCTGCTGTTGCCATACCGCAATAAGAATTACCTGTTGAATGAGTGTGGCAACTTACGCAGTCTTTACATTTCTCTGGCTGTTTGAATTTAATATTTTCTGTTTCTTTTTCGCAAATACCTCTTTGCATCATAGTATCCTTAAAATACACAGCTACTTCTGTGCCTATCTGCCATTCAGGTACATCGAGTCTAATTACAGCTTTCATATTATATCCTTTCATTTGCATCTTGAGACTTTTCTGTTTCTGTTACGGTTTCATGATGCAACCAATCTATTGCTGCATCTCCGATTATTATTCCTTCCGTTATTGGTCACTTTAAGTACGTTAATTCATTCTTTAGTCTTTCTCCGGTTTGTCACACCATTTGTAAAACGGACAGATATTACACCCACAGAATCCTTTTGCAAGGCATTCTGTGGGCTCAGTTACAAAGGTGCTACGCCTTCTCCTATGGTCATCTGTATCACCTTCCTTCTGTGCGTTAAATCATTCTTTATCGTTGTTTCTATACAGTATTCACAAGTTTCTTCGCTACAATGAAAACCGCATTTTTCTTTTGTCGGTTTTTCTCCTGTCATTTCTTCGTACAGACATTGTTGATAAATTACTTCTTTCATTCTTTACCTCGTCAATTCATTCTTTTTGTGGTATAATCACCATAGAGGTGATATTGTGCATAAGGACGCTCGGTTTATTGGTAAAGATGGATCATGTGGGCTTCAGCGAATGAAGGTCTACAGAATCGAAATCATCGAGAACAAACCGTCCGCTCGTTTCCGTTTTCGTGTGTTCGTTAACGGAATCGGTATTCCTTATGACACAATGAATGCCATCAAGAAGAACTGGAAATTTGATTAAATCATTCTTCTACAACTAAATAGTTTTTCTACAACTAATTGTCTATTTTTCTACAATTACGTTAATTCATTCTTTTCTTTCTTTTTTCAGCCTGTCAATTTCAAGTGCAAAATACAAGATAAGCGGAGAAACAAGTAACAAAGTGCACAGTATAATCATTTGCCACCTCATTAAATTATTCATTTTTTTCTGTTGCCCACTTCTTCAAAAACTCTTTCTCTGTAATCGGAGTTTCAATGTTTGACGTTTTGTTTGTTGCGTTCTGTTTGTTTCCACAATAGAAACACATTGGTATTCCCGGTGCGTAAACTCGATTACAAATAGGGCATTGCCATCCTTGTTGAGGAAATGCATCAAATTGATAACTCATTTTTTAGCCTTTCTTTGTTAAATCATTTTTTAAAGTGTCATTTCCGCTTTCCGTCAGCGCAAAACCAATCTGGGTCAATCGAACTTGCTTTACATCGCATTCCTTTTTGAGCATTTGTATTAAACATATTGTCATTTTTGTAAAAACTTATACAATCTTTACACCGGACAAGTTCCTTTGATGGTTCAAGCTCACCATATTCATCTATATAACAAATCCATTCATGCATCACACTTCACCGACCTTTCTGCCTTTAACGAACTAATTCGGCAAAATATCAGACAGGTTTTGCCCTTCCCATAAATGAATAACAGGGCATCCGGAATTATCAATTTCATTATGCCATTTTTCCCAATTCCGATACATTTTTCCTATAAATTCTACGCTGTCCCCACGTTTTATATACTTTTGTAAATACTCATCTTTACAGTTAAAATGAGGCATCACGACGATATACGGCAAGCCTCGTTTATCCAGTTCATCTCTTACTTCTTTGTGACAAGACGCAAGGATATATTCATAGCCACCAATTTCAGATGCCAATTTTTCCAATGCGTCTACGTAATTCCCCGGAAATGATTCATTCTTTGTTTCAGTACAAGTGTCCGGGTCAAAAACATGGGAATATGCTCTCGATTCAGCATCTTCTATATTCATTTTATTAGATGCCGCTGTAGACTTGCCAATACCCGGATATCCACAAATTATAATTCCGTTAATCTTCTTGTTTTTCATTACACTTCACCGACCTTCCTGCCGTTCTCCGTCAGCACAGAACCAATCCGGCGTAACAACAGTCCCGTTTCGTCCACAGACATTTTCCCGTTCGGATGGTATCCTGTTGTCTGCAAAATACCAGTGTTTGCAATCCTTGCAACGGACAACCGGAACGGCATCAATGGTTGGGGAAATGTCTTCATCGAGGAAATAATCAATCGTGTCCCCAATATCACAGGCACGGCACGGAGCTTCGCCTATTTCGTAGCAAAAGCGGATTTTCCCGTTCTTCATTCCCTTTCGTCTGTCACATTCTTTGCATCTAAACTCTCGCAAATATTTGATCGTTGCATCA